CTTTTATTTTAAGCGCAAATCTACTTATAAAAGTATCCCCACCATACACTCCGCGACATAAACTATTCGGAACATTCATATCGAACGCACAAGAACCTGTTCTTAAATATTGAATATTATAAATCGTCCCATATTGATCGGGAATATAATTTTTAATAGACGCATAATAAGAAGAAATTGGTTCATACTTTGGAACATTTAGTGTACAATTAAAAGGGAAATCAGATAATCTCGTCCTACTTGTATCTACAATTCCAGAAGATGTTCCCGCATCTGGAAAAGCGTCTCCTGCGTATTTTAAATAAACAGAGTCTTCTCTATATAGGTTATTAAATTTAATAGCATCAAATAATCCTGTTATTGGATCTACTGGTTCATTTACAAATTGATTTGTATCATCTAAATAATCCCAAGCTGAAATAACTCTTCTTTTAACTCCATTATCGTTTGCGACTGTTGTATATTCATTATATTTTCCAATCGAATTATATTGAATCGCCCAATCTTTATAAGGAACAAGAGCATCTATAAGATCAAGTATCACAGTCATTTCAGATAATATCTGACTAAGTATAAATACTAATCCTCCTAATAAACCTATAATACCCAGTGCAGAAGCAAATACCCCAAGAGCAGCCATATCAGGGTTATCTGAACCCTGTCCAATAGCATCTGCCGCAGTTGGGCTAAGATTTTGAAACACAGCAGAAGGTGTATTTACAATAGTATACTCATCGGCAATTAACGGATCATATGTTTTAGTACCAAACCCTCTATCCAAAATTGTATCATCAGCAAGAGGTAAATGTTTTGCCATTAAATCATAATCTGCCGGAGTTGATGGAAGGGTGGTAGAAGAAGTACCATCTGCAAATTGCATCTCTGGTATAGTACCTGTTGTTTCAATAGTTCCTTTTACCGTATATGAAGAGGTTCTTGGAGGAGCCAATTTCGCTATCGCAAGAGCGGTACCGCCAGTAAAAGCAAGACCATAAGAAAACTCAGATAATAATTTTTCTTTAGGTTGTTTTTGACATTTATTATAAAATCCTTGTGACTGTCCGTATTCTACAGTCTCCAATTTTAACTCTGTACCAAGCCCAGGTTGATTAAAATGAGTGTCAGGGGAATGGAAGGTGTATCTATTAGAAAAGGTAAAAGGTAAATCAGGACCCTCTGGTATATTATTTAACGCATAGTTCTCAAAGTTATTTGTCAAAAAAGGATTTGACCTTAAATCATTATATGGATAATTAGCAAAGAAAATAGGTTCCAGGTCAACAACAGAATTATTACCATTCCCCATATCAACTCTTTGATATTGGTTAACATCATATAGTAAACCTTTTGCAATTACCGATTTATTACCAACCCTGTTCCCCCTCAAAATTCTGTAACCGACTATATTTGCAGCATCAGTAGCCGTTATTAACCCCAGGGTAACCGCGTTTGCTATTGCCGCTCTAACACTATCATGATCTACCTTAACCCCAATAGGATATACAATATTATTCTGATGAAAAGTTGCCCCAGATGCATCAACAGTCCCGTTCTGACGATTATGAATATGGGTAACTAATGAATCAGGAAATTTATGATGACGAATAGGGAAACCACAAAGTTCTCCCCAAATTAAAGGAAGGTTTGGATAAGTTTCGGTTGATTCCCAATAAGAGAAATCTCCATATTGATAACAAGATTCTATACAACCATTATAAATAGAAAGATCTCCACCTAAAATAGTAGCCGTATTATATACCTGCCATCTTTGATCTAAAGGGGTTCCTGAACAATTATCTGGGGATACAACGTCATCATTAGTTATTATTTCCAAATCAGAAGCTATTGCTACACGACCCGGTATATGATATGCGTTTGATTCATCACCCCACGCCCAGATAAATTGAATACCATAAGGGTAAACCTCATCTCTCATGGCACTCCTAAACTCTACAACGTTGTTTGGGTCATAATAAACTTCTTCAGGTATGGCAATTGTTTGCCATTGAAGGATAATTTCATTTGCAACCCTTTGAAGATTTGGTCTAGGATATTCTTTAACATTTCCAAAAAACAATATACCATTTGATTGCCCTACTGTTCCAGCAGTTTCATAATATGGGTATAAAGCAAAAATAACCTCTGCTGTTAAAGGTATTTCAGATGGGTTGTTTCCTGTGTAGGTATATAGTGTTTGAGTAACAGGGAAGTTCCCCACTAAAAAGAATGAAGTTACTCCATCAATAGTTTTTGCAACAGCAAGAGTATAATATTGAAATGCTCCAGTTGGGTCCAAATTCTCAATCGTCAACTTTATTGACCGGTCTGTAGGATAATTTGTAGCAACAGTAACCGCCTTAGTAAAAATAGGTATTGGGTTTGTAGCCGATAAATAAGAAGAAAGGGTAACTCCGTTAATATCAGACATTGCAATAAAGAACTGATATACCCCGGCCAGGTTAGATCCTCCCCCCGTTAAACCGTCAAACTGAATACAAGGTGTTTCAAAATTAGGCTGTATGTTTAAAGCATTACAATCTAAATTAGGACCATATATAGGATTATCACAAGGAGGGTTTGCAAAACCAATTATTTGATAAAAAATGTTTCTTATAACCAATCCTTGCGTAGGATCATCATTTACGTAATTAAATTCCAAATATCTTCTTGCATTATTAGCATCAGTAAACACCAATTGTAAAGTACAGTCTGTTAACCTATATGTACTGGATGTTACAGGAAATGCAGTAGTAAAATTAAGACATGCGTCTGGTTGTATTGTAGTATAATTAGCACAAGGGGTTTGTGGACCGCTTTCCAAAGGAGTTGTTTCCAATAAATTCAAAGAGCAATCATCACAGCTTCCCAGGGCGTTCTTAGCAAACTGACGACAAATATCAGGATTTAGGGTTTCTCCTATTTCAGACATTCCTGTTTCAGGAAAGGCTAACATCCAAATAATACGACTTTGTTCGGGAACAACAGTAAACCCTACTACAGTAGAGCCGGAAGGAAAATTGACACCAAGCGTATTACTTGGTTCGTTCTGCAAAACCGGAAAACCATTACCATCAATACCCTCTACAACAGCATTCTGAGCAAAAGCATACATGCCGTCTGAGAAGTGCATTGGATGCAGGTCCCAGATCATACCCTTTATTGTCTGTGATATACTTTTAGAACGATTTGCCACTAATTGTTATTTTAAAATCTACGATAACCTCCATGCTCACCACCCCATCCAAAATAATTTGAACCTACTACTGTTTTATCAACATTGAATTGATAAAATTTGTTATTCTGTCTCTGAATTCTAACCATCTGTAAACATTTCTGGAATGATGGAAGTCTACACCAATATCTTGCCTGGGTAAGATATTTATCATATTCAGCAGAAGCGTATTGTAGTTGTTGAACAATATTCTGAACGGCTGAATTTAAATACCACTCTTCAAAAAGCATTTTGTAAATATAATATTCGATTGCTTTTTCAATACTTTCTTCATCTGGGATCATAGGAAGATAATCCTTATCAATCGGTATACCGAAGTATTGCATATAAATACAATCTTTGTCAAACTTCGTTCTTATAAATCCATCAGCTATTGTAACCTCATTCCATCCAGCATGAACAACTTTCATACACTCAGGAGCACATTTATCTTTTACGTTTGGACTAAGAATAAGAGGCATAGGTTCATGAAAATGATTTTCAAATCTATGTCCGTTTACAAAGTTTCTTACAACTATTCTTGATTTTTCATTACCTCTATCGCAGCTTATACAACAATTTTCAGGACAAATAACAGATTCTTCTATCTGCTGTATAAATATAAAAGGTTGACCAAAATTGTTTTGTTCATTTATATCTGGAGCACCTTGTCCCTCATGACCACGATGACATTTGTATGCTGCATACCACAATTTAAAATTACAAGGTAATGCCGCTCTGTGATCTCTAACCTCAATAACAGCTTCACATTCCTTATAAACAGCAGCACCCAATTGACCCAATATATAAGCAACATGATCAAAGAAGGTTCCTTCATCAATCATGTTTTGAGAATCAAATGACTTCAGCTTATCTTTAACCCTGCTGAACAGTTGTGCAGTGGATCTAAACTGAAGCGTGTTTTCTGGATTAATAACTCCCATATTATTTCTTTAAATCTTTTCTGTATCTTTTAGAATATAAATTTTCTAACCGGCTTTTTTCCATAAAATCGGAAATAGTATAATCTGAATAAAGTTTTCCCAATTTAAATTTTCTTACAACAGATTGCATTATCTTTTTACAAGGCTTAAACATAAAGAGATCATAAAAAGAATTATTACCTGGTCTCCCTACTCTAAATAACTTTACAGATACACAAAAACCCATTGTATCAAGATTAGTAAAATATACTTTTTTACCAATCTCTTTTGTTTTTCTAAAGTTTATTAATAGCTTTGTAGATTTATATTTGACTACACAGATATAGCCAAGACCCTTTGGTAGTTTAAAACCATCAAGCTCGTCTTCGACTACTTCGGCTATGTTTTTTGTATGTTCTTTTATAACGTTTGATACCTCTGAATAGGAAAGGCCAATATCATTTTTTTCTATAAGTTTATTATAGAAATCTTTATTAACCACGTAATCCCTATTCCCGTATTTTAGAACTGATCCTTTGGCTGGCATTATTATTTGGTTTCGTCCCCTTGTTTTCTACCTTCGTTTAGATTAGGGTATTCGTCTTTAGGTATTTTTAATTTAACACCTGCAATTTTTTGTATAGTATAATCTTTAACATTATCAAGAAGATGACCAGGTACAGTAAATTCCTGATCCAGCGTCTTAATACAACCTGGGTCCTTACAACCTTCGATTCTAAGCCCTTGAGCCTTATCGCAGAACATTGCCCTCAGAGTAACAGACTTAACCATTGCCTCCGGAATGACCAGGTGATTATTATAAATCCAAAAATATCTAAGATTAGGATCTTGATATTTTCTATTTTTTATGGAATTGTATTGTTTGGGAGTAGTCTGAATATAGTTCCTTGTATAGTCTACTGAACTAATATTTAAAAGATAACCATACCGAGTGGTATAGATTTCAGGAAGCCTAACTGTGGACTTCATTATCTTGGTACAGTAGGGAACCGCAATATCGGCACATCCTATGAGTTCGGTTTCGGCCAATTCAAGATCGTCAATTGTTACCCAAACATTTGGGTATAAATAAAGCCTACGATCATCAGCTTCTCTTTTAATAAAGAGTTTAGCAGCGTCTAACAGCTTGGAATGTAAGTACTTGGCAGGAATATATCCATCCAGACTTACAGCATTTAAAGTTTGTCTTACATCGGATATTACTTGAGAAACGGTAGGCATAATAAAAATTATAACAAAATTTTGTGATAAATTTGATCAGGAATGATCAAAATTATGGAATATTTTCTTAAATGCGAAAATTATCACAAAATTTTGTTATAAAAATAAAAAACCCCCTAAAAGGGGGTTATATCTAAAGGGTTGAGGTTGTGGTAAATTCACCGACTGGCCCCTTATCTTTATCGTAAAGGAGTGCCTTGGCCTGATGAAGAGATTTGTATCCCTTCTTGTAGTGCCATGCATCTACCCCCGATAAACTGGGCAAAATCTGAATCTGGAATCCCTGGTGTTCATCCACGCTAACATAATTGATCTTCTTATTCTTATGATAATGACCGAGTTGCGAGAATCTGAACTTTGTTGCCGCCCAAAGGTTCTTTTCTTCTGTAGCAAAGATTAATCCAAGAGCCTCATGCCTCTCTTCATTTCCGTGAGAAAATTGAAAAGAATTTAGACCGTATCTGTAGTATTTTCTTAATTTTGGACCGTTATCCACGTTTACACGCGGGTTACTGGAAAATGTAGCGTCCAGGATCTCTCCCATCATGAAGGAGGAGATCGTATCGTGGTTCCCTGGTACAATTACCACATCCACAGGAGCGATTAGGGAAAGATCTAAAATGATCTGGGTCAGGACTCTACGAACGACCTTGATTATTTTAGGATACCTTACATCGGTGCTCTGTGGGGTACCAGCGAAAGTCATATTATTGCTGCTGTCTACGTTAATGAGATCATTACCAAGGGGTAACAGGATTCTTTCAACTGTAGATAGGTTAACTTCGCTCAGTAAATCTTTAATTGCGTCCTTAACCCTCTTTTCTGCGATCTTGATGTCATAATCCTCCCCGGCTTCTTCTCTCCAGGACAGCTTACCAAAGTGAGGATCAAAAATACAGATCTCCAGGAGCCTTTGATTATCCGGTCTCAGAATCCCGGTATGTATACGATTAATGACATCCAGATCGTAATTGGGTTTAAAGCCCTTTAGCTCCTCAAGGAGGGCTTCTTTCTGTAAACGAAGGTCAGTATCTATCTTCCTACGAGATAGCTTCGCCTTGACCTGGAAAAGGGGCGATACAACGATTTCTTTAGCTGCGTTCTTGGCACCAACCTCCCATTTGTTACACTCCCATGAAACAATATCCCAAACTTCAAGATCTATCTCGCAAATTGCGATAAGATCACCCAGGGTCTTGATACGCTTATTAGTGACAGTTATAAGATCGGCTTCTCCAGTTTTAACATTTTCTTTAAAACTGTTTGTATTCGAAGCTGTTGTTAAAGTAGTTTTTGGAATTTCAGTTCCCTCTACATGACAAAAATTAACGTCCCTGGACTTTAAAGTTCTGTATATCCTCCTAACCTGTTCAGCAGTTAATCCAAATCTCTCAGCACACTGGTTATAACATCCTCTTTCTCTGTATTTTATAGGGTTTTCCTTAATAAAAGTATTAATTTGTTGACTTAACGTTTCCTTATTCGAAGAGAAATTACTCATAATGGACACATTTTATACAAATATAATACAATTATCGGTAAAACAAAGAATTTATAACAAAAATTAATTACAATTATTTATCAATAAATTAACAAAATCTTGTAATATTAAATTAGGATTTTTAAAATGTAACAATTTAATCTTTTTAACAGAAATTACAGCACCACTTTTACTTATATGTCTCGAATGATGTATATTTTCTTTATGCGTAACCCATTCCAAATTAGATACATTATTATTAAAAGCGTTTCCATCTTTATGATTAACTTCTAATTTATTTTCAAAATTAGAAATAAACGTTTCCGCTACTAATCTATGAATTCTAAAACCTTTTAATTTTCCATTATTAAACAATATAACTTTTAAATAACGACCATCACCAGCATAACAAAATTTTAATATTCGTTTTTTATTAAATTTCAAAGATTTTACTCTTCCATGACTACTAATTTTATATAAACCCTCATAACCCTTTATGTCCTTCCATTGTTCCATAATGTAAATATAATACAATATTTCATAAAAACAAAAATCCCGGTAGAAACCGGGATAGAAAGAGTGCTGAGAAAAAACCAACAAAACTCAGTCCTTTTAATTTATTAACAAGTTCCTGTATTAAGCTCAATCTGTATAAGATCGGTAGAAAGGAATGTCTGTGAAGTAAACGTCAAGGTTCCTGGGGTACTACTTGCAGTTATATTTATACAATCTACAACTACACCATTCTTAACAAGGGCTAGATTTCCAGTTATTGCAGCGGTTCCTGTTGTGGTAACCTGAATAATTCCTGTAAATCCTGTATGAACGCCTGTATCTCTTCCACCTACGCCCACCGGTCCACTAAATGTGAAGCCTCCTATTCCAGTGACGTTTGTTATAACCAGATTTGGAAGATCATTTGTTATATCAACATTATAATAATCATTTGTTACAAATGTTGCACCACTACTGAATGATCCATCACAATCAGATTCCACATAACCTTCATAATCGGAAGGAGAAAGTCCAGGTATTATAATCGGGCTTGAACTATTAGGGAATGGTCCAGCAGATGTATATGCACCCAAGCTTCCAAACTTTCTATAGAATACTAAGTATCCGTCATCAGGTAATGGAGAAGCATCTGTGTAAGTAATAGTCAATACAACAGTAACTCCGGTACTTGAAATCATTGTTGTTGCATCAGTAATTATAGGGGCATTACAAGTGCTTCCTGTTGGATTAAGACAAGCTTCAAGTTCGCTACAAAGCAGTGCTTTAGCTGCCGGGTTATTCAAGATAGCCTGAGTAAGAGCAGTAATGAAATTAGGATCATTTAATATACCAGTTTCAATTGCACCCAGTAATTGAGAGAAATATGAAGGATTATTTAATAGATCATTTAGTATAGAACCCGACAAAGAATCTATCAATGCCTGATTTCCTGTTATAGCATCTACAACAGCCGTCATATTTATTGACGGTAATCCAAACAATATTCCGTTTGATGGTTCAAAACTAAGAGATACAATTCCATCAGTTCCTCCAATAAGAGCATCTTCAAGATAATATGGAATGTGACTTCCATCAACTTGAACCTTATATAAATTATTTGGGAGAGGAACAAATAAACCATCACTGTTTATTACAGCGGTATTTCCTGATTGTGCAGAAAGAATTAAAGTAGCAGTTATATGACGATTACCTGGGCCGTCTAATAATAGATGAATCGCATTAGTATCGGTTGATGATAATGGGCCACTTCCAGATCTACCGAGTGCTGCATCTATAGCTTCAAATATTGTTTGAGCAGATGATCCGTTAGGTAAATCTAAATTAATAAGACGAGTAGGTAAAGCAGGATTACCAAAATGATATATAAGACATGCTGAATCTAATTTATCAAGACATACACTATCCTCAGCACACTGGTCACAAAAAGGCTGTGCGCTTTGACAATCACATCTTACATAATCAGGCCGTCCACAAATTGAGCACATATCTTTAATTAATTTAGCTTATGGTTATTATTTTCACAACTCCACCTACTTTTATTTTCAATTGAGTAGTATCTGTTCTATACCAATATTGTCCGTCAGTAGCCGTTGGATCAGATCCCGTAAAGTTTCCTAAGAAGCCAGCATTACCATTAACAATAGATGAAAAGTCTACTGTATTGCCGTCTGTAATGGTCAAGGTCTTGGCTATGTAGTCTATTGATAGATTTTGAGCCTGGGAGAACAATCCATCCGGTTGAATAGATAATTGATTACCTGCTACAGCCGATACTTTTACATCTGCACTTATATTTCTACTTAGTGTTCCCGTTAAAACAAAATGAACAGTAGAAGTATCTGTAGAAGTATTTGGTATATTTACATCAGCTTGTAAAGTAGTGATCTGTCCAGCGATTAATGAAAATTCACTATCCACGGCACCAGCAAATTGTGGCAAATTATTTATAGTATAGGGAACAGATCTTAAGAAAGGAATATTCCAATTATTAACATTTAGGCTTCCTAACTGAGCATCAATAGTTTCAAGTATTAATTGAAGAGTAGATCCGTTTGGTAAATTCAAATTAATTAAACCTGAAATTTGATTCTTATTTTTATGATAAATAGAACAAGAAGTATCTAATAAAATTGGACATCCATCATTACCACATGATGAAAAACGTGGACTACACGGTTCAGCAGGAAAGGGATAACTTCCACGGCAACGATCACATCCTCTTCCACCACAAGAGTCGCAATGTAAAAATCCATTATTATTGTTCCACATAGTATATAACTTTAATTAGGCAATTTGTTTAATTATTAATCTTTGTGCGTTCGCATGAGTGTTTGCCCCATTAGGAGGAGTAATTGTCAAAGCTGTTGAATTACCGTCAGCATTAACTATTGCTACTATTTCATTTGGTAAAGTAGTCGTAACAATAATATAACCAAACATAGGATGTCCACCCGCAGTTGGATTCATGTTCGGAGTAACCGATTCTGCTATATCAACGCCATTCAATTCAACTTGCAACTGACCTGGTTCTGTTGTATGAACTGAGAATATGATTTCGTAAGTTCCAACGTTAGGTAACGTAAAACTTGACGAATCAATTCTTGTAGCCGCACCAGCAATGGTTGCTCCATTTCTTGGAAATGGAATCCTACCAGTACCAACACCCGTTTTAACCGGAATAGTTGACGGATAATCAGTCGGTCCAACATTCCCCGTTCCTGCTGTTAATCCAAAGAAATCAGCAAACGGAAGAGAAGAAGGAGGAACGGTTCCTGTACGAAGACAGTTACCTAGTGTACCATTTCCCAGTATTGTAACACCGTCTGTACAAATTTGAGGTATTGAAATATCTGCAACGTCTGTTATTAATGTACAAATTTCATTAACTATTGTATTTAATACAGCAATTAATGGATAAGTATTAGGTGGTGTCAAACAAGCAGCAGCAGCCGGAGTTAAACACAACAAATTTATTTGTATAGGCTCTGTTCCAATATTTAAATCATTAAATTGTGTTTGTAACGAAGATAAGGACGCAGTATTAGCACAAATCTGATCAATTTCAATTTGATGAAGTTGATTTATTTTTACAATAGAAGGAGTAAAAGCTAAACATCTTGCATTTAAATTTGTAAGATCATTACCATCTATAACTTCTTTTAAAATAAAATCAAAAACTCCTATAACTTCATTAATGTTTGCATTACAAGGTAATAAGGAAGGATCTCTTAATACGGTCAAATCTGTCCCTGTATAAGGAACACAAGATGAAGGAACTATTAATCCACAATTATATTTAGCTTTATCACAAAGGAGCATTCTGTATATGATTTGTATAGATGTTAAAGTTTAAATTACGTTGATCAGATAGTTCTTTAAAAAAGTCTAATGAATGAAATTCATTCGCGCTAATAATAAAAGCCATATCATAAAGAGCTTCTGCCCTCACACTCTCCGCTAATGAAATAAATTTTTGATTCAAATCTAACATTTCCCACTATTTTCAATAATAATTATTATATTCGCAATATTGTCTAATTCTTTTTTAAACCAACAAGGATGGGATTTATAATTTATTGCCGACCCTACGATACCCAAATATTTATTTAACGTTGAAGCCTTAATCTTTAATGTAACATAAAGACCAGTATCCTTACAACAAATTAACTTAGAAAGCCACACATTAAGCTGACTTGTTGTATATTCACAATTTTCATCCACTGGAGGATCAACCGGTGTCTGAATATGAGGATGATATTTAAACTGATAAGGTTCAGGCGTTACTCCCTGTTGGCCGCAAGTTGAGCACCCCATTGATTACAATTTTTACAAAATTTATCTAATACCTGATCCAGCAATCTATCAGCCAGATTGTAATATTCAGAAGCTCTTTTTTGATCCTTTCTCACAACAGCTTTTGATCCTCTAATTAAAATTTGAACCCTTGTTAATTGATCTAAAATAAATGTACTTGTTTTATCAGTACATCTTTCAAGATCAATTTCATTATATGCTCTATCCAATTTTTGATTTATAAGCGTTGTTCTCATTATGCTCTTTTCAATAAAGACATATTCATAAGGACAAATCTTATATTTAAAATTCCAAACTCCGTCTGGAAGAATAGTTAAATGACTTATACGTAAAGCTTCTGATAATCTAAGTGTGCTAGAATTGAATGTATTTACCTGATTAGGTATTATATTAACGAGTAGGTATTTAGAATACCCTGGGATAAAAACCTCAAGGAGAGGTCTATCAGGAGGTTCGATATATTGTGAAGAATCTACAAAAACTAATGTTGATGGATTTCCAGTTTCTAATATCTCAAAATCTAAATTATTACGATATAATCCTAATGGCATATTAATTATTTTTGCTTTGTATAGTTCAGAGAAGAAGTTAAACGGATTCTCAAACCATACATCTTCTGCTTAAAAATATTATTATCCAATCTGTCTAATGATCAAATTCTGAGCATTTGCATGAGTGCTTGATCCGGAAGCCGGAACAATTGTCAAAGCAGGTGAGTTACCTTCAGGATTAATTACAGCCAATACTGAATTTATTACAACAGTTGTAATAATAAATGTAGCACTGAATAGATGTCCACCAGAAGTTGGGTTCTGATTACCTGTAGCAGTTGCTGGTAAATCAGCACCATTAAGCTCAAGTTCTAATTGACCCGGTTCAGTAGTTTGTACATCAAAAGTAACTTCATATATTCCTATATTAGGTAATCTGAAACTTGAACCATCAATGTTAACGGCACCACCTGTAGTTGCACCATTTCTTGGAAATGGAACTCTACCTGTACCCGCTGAAGTTTTAACTGCAACTGTTGCAGCATAATCAGTTGGTCCACCGTTACCGGTTCCTGCTGTCAAACCATAAAAATTAGCAAATGGTCCTCCAAATGAAGGAGGTGGAACACCAACACGAAGACAGTTTCCTGGTAAACCATTTCCTAGTATTGTAACATCATCTGTACAAACTGGATATACCGGAGGTGTTGGATTATTTGAACAACACGGATCAGAAAAAGGAACTCCTAAAAATATAAGAATCTTTTTAAGTTCTTTTAAAAATCTTGAATGTCTTGAATCCGTATGAAAGTGCAACTGAGATGGAAAATCTATAATCTTTGGCATAATTAGAACAGTTTTTTAAAAACTGATAAAATTTAATATGAATAAATAATATTAAAAATAAAGGCACTGTGGTCAGGTTAAATACCACTTCCACAGTGCCTCAAAAACTAAATCATAAATTATTATACAATAACCACAGGGTCCAGGTCAATTCCAACACTCGCAACGTATGAATTAATTGCGTTCTGGAATGCACCACCGGTTCCTTCTGGGAAATATACTTCAACACGATAGCTGTCAGTATACTTTTCAGAGAACCAGAATTCGTGGTAATCAAATTCAAATGCTATTGTGTACTGATCGTAATATCTCAGCGGATCAGCCTGTAACAGAGAATCCTGATATTGACGAACGATAGGATTAATATCCCAGTACTTTCTTTCGTATCCTTTGAAGTAAGCTTCTTCTTCACGTACCTGGCTACCAACACCGATTGGTAACTTAACAGGCTGGATCTCAGTTGTAGGCCATTCATCGTGACAAATTGTTGGATTGTCATTATAGTTCTGGCTATGTTGAGAAATTTCAATGAACACAGGTTCAGCATCATATCTCCAGAAGATGAATGCACATTCGCTGGCAATTAAGTCAACATATGCAGCTTCAACCACAACCCCAACTACTGTAGCTGTTTCAGGAGTAAAGATTGGTTTCCAACAAATACCCAGATAAGCATCCGGATGAATATAAATTGGAGCATCTGCTGGACATCCAGGTTCTACAAAGTTAGAAGATACAACGGTAGAGAAGTTGTGTACGCATACACCACCACCAGTACCAGGGCCATTATCTGTGATCACGAGATCAGGATAAGCAGTTTGAAGTTCAGCCAAACGGCTTACTCCGCAAACATTATCTTCTAAAGTTATCTGATATGTTCTGCTAAATACATCGAAAGTAGCACCGACATTCCAAGGAATACTAATCGGAGTAGTCAACACGCAACTATTACGAGTAAAACCAAGTTCTAGTATACTGTCGCTTCCAATTGGAGAAGTTATCTCAAAAGGAGTAACGATTATATAAGTAGAAGTACCGAATTGATAAATTATACGAGAAACAACGGCTGTTACACCGGTAGCACCATAAGCGGCACCTACTGCGATCAAAGCAGCACCATTACCAGCATCCAAACGACTAACTTCAGTAACGTATTGTCCGTTTACTTCAGTATATCCAGAAGGACATGTAGGACAATCAGTAATGATAGGAATACCAGAATCATTAAAAGCAGCCGGAGCCGGAGAAAGAGATGGCAATATCTGCCCGTAGGTAGAGGTAGAACCAAGTCTATTTAGCCTTTTAATGTGTACACCAGGATACTGAGCCTGAACCGCACCGAGAGAAGTATCATCACCGTTATCACAAACTGGTAACAAGTATCCAGTACCTGTTGAAGTTGGAACGGGAGGTGCCAAGGATGTTATCTTTTTAGCTCTTACTAATCTATTAGTAAAGCTCTTTTGAGAGTAAGGATGATTTGTAGCTGAACCCAAAGATAAAATTGGGTCAGTATTGATCCGATAAACTAAATCATCGGCCATACGTTCAGCAGATACATTATCACAATCAACTCCGCAATCATCACAGCAACCACTATATATAGAGTATTCACGTACCAGGCCACGACCTTCAGTATGGAATCCCTGGTCAATTGGTCCACCAGACAATTTCAAAAATACGGTTTTATGTTCGTTACAATGAGAACGAATCGTCTTAAATGTATCAAAACCATCATAACCAAGGGTTAAGATCTGAGTTTGACCACGTTGAGCAGCACGACCGCTCCAACTTGTAATTTTCTTACCTTTAATAGGTTTAGAAACTTTACTTGCATCAGCTACTGCACCAAGCAAGTTGGTAGGTACTTCAGGAGTACCAACAATAAGCTGAATAGCTTTATCTACATTATAATTCGGAGCACTTGTTGACAAACGATCCTTTTTAACGTCATAGTTAAAAATACCGATTTGGCTGATTGCCAATTCGTCTGAACTTGCACCTGATCCTAAGAGAGCGGGATTGTTTACAACAAATACGTCTCTAAACGATTTAGCGTTTCCCATGTTAATCTAAATTTAATTATTAAAATTCTTAATAGTCTTCGTCTTTACGGTCTTTTGCAAGTTGAAATCCTTCTGCATCTACAACTTCTCTAGTCACTTCCAACACTGTTCTTTCAAGGATTTCCATTGTTAGATCATCATCTAACTCTGGATCAATATTCACTGATGCCGTTCCATCAAAATGAATGTATCCTTTTATGTCAATTTTTCTTGCTGTTCTGTAATAATTTATGAATGTATCTTTAACAATATAATCATCGAAATAAATCTTCATCTTATCAGCACCAACTACAAAAGGAGCTTCCTGATAATCAAACGAAGGTTTGCTGTTTTCATCAGAACGAGCAGCAATATTTTCGCCCGGTTTCTTTTCCCAATTCCAAATTATAACATCTTTACATCTGCCTTTATCAGCATAAGAGTAAGATCCATAAAGTTGGTAGAAATCAGCCGGTAATGTAAATTCAATGAACTTTTTTCTTTTATCGGGAGGGCCAGCGGGAACTACAGGAAAATCACCTTGATATAAAAATTCAATCTTATTTACATCTATGTTATCCTCATCCTTCTTTAACTCCTCATCTAACCATCTCAACATTTCAGAGTTATATAAAAGTACAAACACCCCTGGTGCAATATTGATACCTTCGTTAGTATCGTTTTTATTAAGCATTAATAAAAACCTCTTATATAATTCTTGTACTGTCATTTTTAGGCTTTATCCGTTTGCTTCTGCAAGGAAATCAATTCACCAGAGTTTTCCGGTGATCCTAAAAACTCCAGAGCTTCATCATAATTATTTCCATAAATAAGATCTCCTCTACGGAACACATTACCTTTGGAAGTAACAAATCTCTTTTTTAAAGCTTTATCAAAAATCTTTTTTATTGCTATTTCTTCTGGAGTCTTTTGAACTGTCAATAAGAAACGAGCTATGTTTTGTTTCTGAAGTGTTTCATCAGAATTTTCTAAATACTCTTTAAGTTTAATATAAGCAGTATCAGGTGAAATCTCATGAGCATCATAACCAAATATATCAGCACTAACTTGCTGTAACTTATTCGGATTTTCCTCACTAAGAGCATAAAGAATTGAAGTAGCTTTATCAAGTTTACGTTCACTCTGGGCCTTCTTTGCTGTTTCTTCTTTTTCTCTATGAATATAAAATAAACAATTAAAATATTCAGGATCAGTTGTAACGGCTTCAAAAGAAGGAGCCACATATTTATTGGCTAATAAAAACTTCTCATGAAGAATATCTCTTGGATTCAAAGGATCAAGTTCCCTTTCATCTTCAAGAACTATAAAGAATTCATTCCAAAAAGAAGAATCCGTAGTAAGCGAAACACTTAAAAGTCTTTCAAGTTCTTCCCTAAGTTTTTTTATAGCGTTTTGTTTCTTTTTAGCTTCCTTGCCTGTCTCATCGTCCTTATCCTGAGCACTTAAAAGTTCATAAGAGTTTTCATCAAACCCTGTAATTATTTTTCCGTCTTTACCTAGTTTTGGAGTAGCGTATTCTTTTGATCCAATGTACTTTACTGATAACTGTGGGTTATCAGGATTAGCTACCTGTTTAATGATAATCTTAGATTCCATTTTGTTGTTGTTTTTTTATTATATGAAAGAGTGTCCGGAAGGGTCACCTGCCTTTCGACTGTTCGGATACCCTCCCTCTCTTTATTAGCAAGTCTCGTCAATTTCAATCAACAGGGTACGTGATGGATCTTTCACCCAAACGTTACCAAAGTTGTAAGCAAACATACCGTAACCAGGTCTGTTAGAAGCGTGGAGAGCACCCTTAGTTCTTGATAGACCATAAGGAGAAACCGATCCAGCTATATAACCCCAATAATCTTCAGAAGCAGCGCGTGGTTTAACAAGATAGAAATTGCTTTCTTTGTTAAAATCGGTTGCATTACGAATTTCATTCTTTTCAAATTTCTTAGCAGAGTTTGAAGCTCTTGCATCAGTTACGTCCAGGATAGCCGCTGAATAAGAATAGTCAGGGAATTCACCATACAGGCGATCAGTGTTACGAAGTCCATATTCAGTATCAAAAGCCTGGTTCAAACGGAATTCAACTAGACCGGCATTCGGGAACCTCAATGAGGTAAATCTGAAACCGAAAGTTAAATTCATCGGGTCCTTACCAGATATAATACCTAACTGATCAGTGTTAACGATACCAATATTCTTACTTGTAGCTTCCAACTGGATAAGTTTAGAGATTTCAGTTAAGAAACCACTACCAACTTCCAGAGTTGTTCTACGATCTTCAACTGGAATACCTGTACCACGGTACAAATTCGCAATTGCAGCATCAATCAAATCCAAATTCAAACGTCCACGAGAATAAGTGATTCTGTTACCGGTACGCAACTGTTCGTAGATACCAAGCCCAAGTTTAACGGTCTTACGACCAGAAACTCTTACTTCACCACCTTTACCCCACATGAAACTCATTTCCTGCATTGCCATAAGTTCAGCAAGTACCATTGCATCAATAGTAGCCAACCATGAACCAGAGCCAGGAATATTTTTACCTTTCTTATCTCTATTAAAGAATGCCAGGATAGAACCAAGACTTGTTAAGTCATACTGACCATTGATTTTTGATTTCAATTTATCGTCAGCAGCCAGGGCCATGATAGCACCTTGCAAAGTAATCCAGTGTTCAACTTTACGTTCTCCAGAACCAAGATTTGCTTCCATTTCTAACCAACCTAAACGCTGAGAAGTAACAGAAGATCCTTGAGAAGAATATTCGTCAATCGCATGATCAATTTTAATGAACTGAGATCCGGGTTTAAGCCATCTCTTAGAGTAGTAAGTATTCTTACGATTCTGAGAAGCAACTTCTACAGTGTGTAACCAACCATCTTGTTCATAAACAACTTCTTCTTCAGTTACAACCAAGGAAGGAGAATTACGAAGATCTGTGCTTATTACATCACCGTTAGTATATGGTTCGCTCAATTTAATGATAAAACGAGCACCGTCTAATCCGGGTCTTTCAATAGTACTTGTATAAAATGTGTCAACAACATAAGGAAGACCACGCTTATACGGCATCTGGAAGCGGAATTTACCTTCAACATTATCCAGATATAATGCAGATTTCTTAACGTTAATCAGATTAAGAATTGGTGTGTTCACCAAACCATACTGATTAAAAGGAGTTACCAAGCCCAGGTTATCAATGAACGCTTGCTGTCCAAGAGCCTGATAGATGTGATTACTGTCTGTAAATTTGCCCCAATCCATTTTATGGCGAGCAATGACGGTATAGCCATTCTGTGAGGCGAAACTTGGGAGAGAGAAAGTTGACATATTATTCTGCTTTTACTTTTTATAATAACTGGAATTTAGTTCCAATCTTTCCGCTTTTAGAGGCGGTGTCTTTCGATTTAATTTTCTTTATTTTGTTTGCAGTCCGAATCAATTTAAAATCTTTATCGGTTGCTTCATTATTACCTTTTGTTTTCAAAGCCTTTTCATACTTTTCAGGATTCATTGCGAAACGTACAAACTTTATATAACCAGGTAAATCTTTTTTTAAATCTGCAAATATTTGATAAAATTCATTTACAGGAGTTCCATTTGGAAGTCTCTTATCGTACTTTGTAAGAACTTTTATCAGTTTCTTCTTTTCATCTTCAGGAATGGTAGCATCCGCTGTTATGAGTTTAGTAACGTCTGTTGAAAACTTTTGAATACTTGCTTTCTGATTATCTCTTTGAGCTTTTATTTTAGTATCCTGTTGTTTCTGTAATTCATCAGATTGTTGAGTCAAAATGCCTTCCATTTCTTCTTTAGCTTCTTTTGCAGCAGCAGCAAGATCTTTATCAGCAATCAGAGAATCAATGTATTTTTTTACACGTTCCGGTTTCTGATTAAGGAATTCAGTTTGGTACTTAAGTACTACAGCTTTTTGTCCATCTTCAGTTTCAACTGAAAGATTTTCAACGCGCTGTTGTTCTTTAAAAATATCAATGAGCTTGTCAGGGTCCCCGCCATTTTGTGCGTAAGTAGCAATGTCTCTTCCGATTGGTCCAAAGCTATCCAGGATTTCATCAGACATTTGTTGTTTCTGATAATTTCTTTGATCAATTTCGATCTTAGCAAATTCTTCTTCAGTCCAATCAACGTCTTCACTTCCTTCAAAATCAACCCATTCTCCGTTCTTTATAAGAAAATCGGCCCTTGTTTTCAAAAAATTCTTTATCTGAGCTTCCTCATCTACGGCATCAGCACCTTCTTCCTCATCGTCATCCTCATTTTTATCTTCATTATCGTCTTCTGCATCCTCATTATCTTCATTATCCTCATTATCGTCAGAAGTATCTTCTTCCTCATCATCTTTCTTTTTTACAACTTTCTTTTTAGTTGTATCCTCTTCTGGTTCATCATCGTCATCATCATCGTCATCCTGAGATTCAAAAACATCTTTGTCATCCGCTTCAGAAAAATCAGTAAGAGTATTTTTCTTTGTTACTAGGTCAGTATTTCCCGTTGCAGATGTGGTTTTCTTATCTTTGGTTTTACCTGAAGGTTGATTCTTTGTTTTAAAATCCTTCGGGTCTTGATTTTTATCAGGAGTTTTCTTATCTTTTTTGTCCTTTGTTTCATCACCAAAGACTGATAATATGTCTTCTTCGGTTGCGGGTATTACCGCAGTTGATAAATTGTCAAACATATTCTTTGTTGGTTTAATTTGTTGAGCAGATCGTAAAAGTATATAATGTTTTTGAAATTATAAAAGCAAGTCTAAATTTCAACGCATACTCGCATTATCATTTCGTCTTCCGGTCACGTTTATTGTGAATTATTTTTTCTACGTGAACTTTTGCACTAGATTCTCTATTCTTAGCAGCGATTGCTTCCCTCTTTATATCTAATTCTTTAGCTTTTAATACATTAGTGTTTGTATTCTTTTCTCTTTCGATCTCGTTTTTTTCACGCTGCAAGTTTGTTTTATCGCTATCCACTTGAGCCTTAGCATTGAAACGGGCATAATCTCCCTGGCTTTGCTGATCATAACGTTCAGGGGCCGCTTCTTTAGTAGAACCCTTAGTAGCCAAAATCTCAGCAACCTGGATCTTAGTTGTATTGTTTTGATCATTTCTATTATCCTGGCGATTTTCCTTCTCCATAGCGGTGTCTTGTTCACCCTTAATCTGATCTTGCTTCTGCTGGAATTCCTGCTGCTGTTGCTGCTGTTGTTTTTCAAAAGATTCTTTGAGCTTGACCTTTATAGCTGATGGAGAGGTAGCAGTAATAACCTCTGCCAGATCAAGAGGTGAAGCTCCTGTTGTGTTACTACTCATGAATAACTGTTTCAACTGTTGCATTTGCTGCAATAGTTGTTGAGAATTAACAACATACACATGAAGATCTCTTAACAAAAGATCAGTACCAAGCATCTTAATAAATACACGGCTCTGATCAGATTTAGTATAATTAATTGTAAAATCTTTATTTTTAGATTGGACATATTGAGCAATATCTAAATTCATTGAAAGACACTGTTGTTTATACTGGAAAAAATCTGTATAATATTTCTGAACAGTAAGCTGAGTCTGACTGATAGAACTCTTTATTCCTTCAGCCGTTTCAGTAGCCTTTGTTTGCCCTATAAATTGTTCACTAATACCTAATTGTGAAAGTGCCTTTTGTTCAAAATAGTCTGCTGCCTTCATACGACTAACAAGTTGAGCAGTAAGATCCATATCTACCATTTTCGGTAAAGTATTTCCTGGATTGGCTCCTTTCATATTAGTCGGAGAAGTATCTCCGAACACATGACCGAGTTCCTTAGCAAGTAATGCCACTTTCTGGAAACTATCTTCTCCACCCCAATCTTTTAAGGTGTTAAAAAATGCTACATCCCAAACCATGAACTTTCCGATTTCTTTTTCAAGTATTTGATAAGCTTGATTCATACACATAGTATATCCAATCTGATGCGGTTTAACCATATCTACCAGGGACATTGATTGAGCATTACGATTATTGAATATACGTCCACATACCGGCAATTTTGCCAGGAATGGATTTTCATCACTTCTAAATTGAAAATCGCATGGTTCCAGACCCAGATAAATAGCGTCAGTATCCTTAACAGCAAAACAAATCTTTATTCCAAACCAAAGCTCATCTGCCCAGGTAGTATATAATGTATTGACATCACTACCATCCAAAAAATCACCTTTCACTTCAGTGGCTCCGTCTGGTAAAACAAAATTTTCATCTACGAGATCTTTTGTTAACATCCCTGTTTGAGGATCAATATAAACCCATTTTGAAATTTTCTTTTGACTAAGCCAATATGATTCAGTTACCCTAAATAAACCAGCCTGACGATCTACAAAAGGAAGATTATTAGTTATTTGAAAAAGAGTATCATCTCCGAGAAGTGGTATGTTCTGAATTGGATCATAACCGCTTGTTCTTCTTATAATATCATAAGCTTTATGATCTGCGAAAGGAGCATAAGTTTTATAAGGATAACCACTAAAATCCAGATTCTCGGCCTCATCCTCATCCAACGATTCCAGGGCCTTGAGATCTTTATCATTCATTCTCCAACCATATCTTTTAATAATATCTGCCTTTGTATAGTATATTATGCGTCCTGCATAATCTCCGTCCTGAACCCAATCAAGTTCCGGAGCCAGATGAACAAAAGTATTTAATGGATTCCATGTCTCCTGTTCAAAACCGTCAGCAGTAAGAAAGTAATGACGAAAACAACGATCAGTAAAGAGCATATCTCTAAACTCTTTACGTTCCATATCATCCAGCTTATATCTTTGACGGTCCAGGGTAAGTTGATGTTCCCCCCATATTTCTCCCTGACTTTGCCAGGAGGTAGCCATATAATTCTGTATCTGAGGAGGAGTCATGGACTGCTTAAGGTCCTGAATCTCTTTCTGATACTGCATAGCTTCGTCTTCAGATTTAAAATCTTGTTTATTGGGATCAATCCCTTCAGCCACTAAACGGGCCATTATTTCGTTGTTAATATCGGCCTGTACCGATTTATGCATAAGATCCGTTTGAGTACGGACATATTCGTTCGTTAAATCTGATTCGAATATTTCTTCAACCCGGAATACATCGGGGAATTCACTAAGCTTTTCTGTGAGATTATTGATGAGCTTACCTATAATGTCGTAATGTCTTAATGTTGACGGAATCTCGAACTCCCTGGTCAACTGGGTAATCATGTCCTTATACCCTTCTTCTTCAATATAATGGTGGGGCATAAATTTACCATTCACCATCTGATAGTTCTCTACAAAACGCAGATTTTCATAGAATTGTCTACGACCAAGCGTTTCCAAGGCATCCATGCAAGCCTTACCCCATTTTTTATTCTTCGCTACCTTCTGCTTATAAGAAATCATCTGGGCCGGTAACGAATCTATTGGTGTACTTTCAGGTAACATATTGAGTTATAACAAATTATAATTAAAGTAACTACAAAATTACCAATTATTTTTAAATTATAACAAATTATCACAAAATTTTGTTATAATTATCACTAAATTTTGTTATAATTTTCCACCGAAGGGAAATCTTCGAGATCCGAAAGGACTGTTTATACCTGTAAAAGGGCTTTTAATAGCCTTTTTTTCAGGCTTATTTGTAGAGAGGGGGTTCTTTATCTTAGCAAGGGGAAAATATTTATCTTTTAATTTTGCCAGGATCAGAGCATGTCTTGCCCCTACAATCCGGTCAACGTTGGTAGCTTTCTTTTTAGTCCTTGCATTTGAAGAGGTCCCTGCCCTACTTTTAATGCTCATGGCAGGGGTATAAGCAATTACCTCTTTTAATAAAACCTTATCCTTTATCCGGATTACTCCTTTCTTTATTATATTCTCCCCGCTTAAAGGGTCCTGGCCCATAACCAGATCTTCGTTAATATGAGATTTTAAAAGACCATTTCCATATCTTATATTTGCTGTAGTAGCTGATAATCCTTTATTTCTATTACTGGTGGTATTGGGGTTTATTTCCTTTGCTAGATCAAGACCGTCTTCAAGATAATGTCCAATATGTTTTTCATCAAACCAACGAATAAGACCCGGCTCTTCATTTTCCGGTAAAGCAGTAGCTCCGTAATATTCTAAAAGAAGTCTTACTTGCTCCCTCCATTTAGATATAGTCTTTGTACGAGCAGAATATGAAGCAACAAATGATTCTTGATGATTGCCTTTTAAAGGATCATATGTCCTACGATAAATATATAGGGTTCCCAGGGAAGGGGAATAAAATGATTCATCCTGGTTATAAGGGTCAATTCCACCTACATGCAAAATCCCGAATTCTTGGCCTTCCATAGGATGGGACCATATAATAATAGGGGCATCTTTATCTTCATGTTCTCCAGCAGGAAAATCTTTAATAGGAAAAGCATTCTTAGTTGGAACGAATTTTGGTTTACCATTTTCGTCTCTTGTCATCCATCCATATTCTTCACTCACTTCAATTGTTTCCAAATAAAGTAAATGAGCTTTACATATTTCTTTTACATCAGAAAATATATTATCACTATCATCAATTAAAAATAATTCCTCTTCATTTAAAGGATAATACATTGTCTCTTTCTTCATCAATGTTATTTCTCCAGCAACTTTTAATGACTCTCTATAATCTAAAATTCTTTGTATTTCTTCTTCAGGGTTTTCTACAACATGAATAGCAATAGTATCAAGTTCGCTTCCTTTGGGTACTTTTTTATAAGTAGATAATCTTATTTTTTTTCTTTTCGCACGAGATGACATCCAACCTGGAATAAAATATATATCCTGTTTTTTTTCATCCTTAAGTTCAACTTCAATAAAATTATAAGTGTCAAGATTTTCCCGGAACCTTTGAAGATCCTCAGCCTTATCAAAGCTACCAGAGGTCCCTATAAATAAAGGCATACCTCTCCAACCATAAGCGGTTTCAAGAGCAGGTTTAGCAGCAATGAAGGCTTCAAGGAAATCTCCTTTACCACACTCATCCAAAGTAAGTGAAGAAGTAGTAGGACCCGCTAAGTTTTCAGTATTCTTTCCTGAATCTAAATTTCGAATTAGGAATTCAGAATATTTAACTCTTTCTCCCTGGGGGTCTTTATATCCAAGAATAATTTCTTTCTTAGGATCGTTTATTATTTTTATTGGTTTAAAATAGGGATGAAGATTTGTAAACCCTCTATCCAACTTACCAAGAAGAAGTTTTAAATCCGGATCAGAAAGACCAGCAATAACATTTTGACTATTTTCAAAAGCAATACCTCTTCTCCCGTTATAAGAAGCTCCTATTTCGCTTTTACCAAGCTGACGAGTACCAAGAAGTAATACACCTTTTTTTAAACTTTCTGCTCTTTCAATATGTTCTGCAATAATCCAATCATTATCCCTTAAAAAAGGATGTGATGGTCTACGCTCAACATAATTAATATTTGTGCCTTGTACTGGAACATCTATATCAATTACCCAGTGGTTTATATGCCAATATAACCATCCTGGAATTCTTACTCCAGCAATGGTTACACCCTGTTTTACTTTATTCATTTCTGCCCTGAAGAAGGGCAGATATTCTTTGGAAGCTTTATCCGGTATCTTTTTTATATTAATAAAAAACTCCGGACTGGTTATTATACTCATAATTAATCAGGCTCCTGCCAGTACGTTTCATCATCAAATTCCGGGTCCTTAATTTCTTCTGTGGTGGAAGGGGGAAGTGTTTTGTCGTTTGGAATATCTTCAAATTCATCTCCGGTTTGTTCATCATTATCCATAAATCCTGGGCGTTCTGCTCCTCCTCTTAATTCAATTTCTTTTGGTCCTCCCTCTACTTCTTTACGAAGATTATTAACGTCAGATAAAAGTTTTGGAAGTTTTTCCAGTGTAGACATAAACACTTTGAGTTGTGTTTCTATTGAAGAAATAACTTTTGGAATTTCTGCACCTCTGGGAGTCTCAATCCACTCTATTCTATCTTCCATTTTATCGGGAGGGTGGGCATCAAGATAAGAAGTAAGTTGTTTTAGATATTTATCAAGACGAGCAAGTTCGTAAGATACAAAATTTGTTTTTTTCTTTGCTGGCATAATTGTTTTTTGAGACCAGAACCAGAATCGAACTGGTGTTAAGTAAGTTTTGCAGACTAACCCCGCGTCCAGCATTGGGTACCTGGCCGTTATTTAATACATTTTTTCTTTTTAAAGAAATTATATATTCTTTCACATGTAGATCCGTGTAAGTACGCTCTCTGTTCTCCTGATGCTTTAATATGACGATGTATTAAAATTTCTTCAATAAGATGAGATATTTCATGATTCAAAGTATTTACATCTAAACCTTTAAGATTAAAAAATAAATAATAATCAGAAACTTGATCTATAGGAACGAAAAAAAGTCCTTCTACATCATACTCTATGATTTTTTCTCCGTGTTTTTTTAAATAATAATTTATTGATCGTCTTACATCATCAGCCGCCGTTACATGCACATTACAACTATAAATGTCTATATAAAACGTTTTCTTTATGGTCATAAAATATTTTAATCAATTTCACCATCATCATAATTCATAATGTCTTCTCCTTCGAGTTCTGTCTTGTGAGCTTCGATCTTTTTAAGAAGTTCATCATCAGACCAATGAAATAAATCTTTACCGGTTGAACTTTTTCTTCGACTGATTGCAGCCACATGTTGGGCCACAGAATACTGAGGATAAAGTTCCACGATCTCCAGAAGATTATGAAAAATCTGCTGTGTGGTCTGCATTCTTTGCTTATCAGGCTTACCTGGAAGCGTTCTTTCTGTGGTCATACTGTTTATTTAAGTTTTTTATCGTATTGTTTCTTTCTTTTTAATGACATGACTGTAAAATATGTTTCGGTGCCTATACCAACCCCCGCGATCTCTCCATCTTGAAGAGATATTGTTGTAAATACCATTTGCTCTTGATCGTTTACTAAACAATAAAACCAACCTACAGTTAAATTTTCTTTTTCTCCTTTCTCATTATATGATTCAATAACTTCTGAACGTACCGCGTGTACTATTTCAACATTAAGAATTGTTTTTTTAGTTATATTAACAATTCTTATTAAGTTTGCAGTATCTGTAAAAATTACATCAATGCTATCATTTACAGAAATAGTTTGATCACCACGAACATAAACAACACTATCAGATTCATAAGTCGCAGGATGAAACTTCTTTATTGGGTTTTGTGCTGATACAAAGATACTATAAAAAAGGATACTTACAAGAAATATTACAAATAAAATAATCTTTGTGCTTTTTTTCATGTTGTTTTTTTAAAAATGTCACTTAAGTCTATACCAACCAACTCTGCAAACTTTTTAAGAAGCTCTATCTTGGCATCTATTTCGCAATCTGGTTCATTGTTTTTTTCATCGTATATCTTTGCTCTAATTAAAAGTTTTTTCATTTCTTCAACTTCTTTCTTTAAAACATCAAACTCTTCCTTTGTTGCCATTGGAATAAATGTTGGTATACTCAAAGGATTTGGCGTATAAGGGGAAGTAGAAGGAGGAGTCCAAGGTACAAACCTTTTATACCAATCATCCTTAAATTTATCGGAGTAATGATCTCCTACCATACTAACTACGCACATAATATTTATTTTTAGTTTTTAAATGCTGTCCATTTCACTTCCATCGGTTCCATATCAGGATTCATTTCATTCCAGGCTTCGGCTCCACATACACAAGATAAACAATATTCTTTGCTATCATCATATCCTATCCTGCATTTACAAAGAGTACAATGCTCCCAGGGTAAATTAGATTTATAAGTTTCTTTATTTGTGTTTCTACTATTGAAAGGACACTCAGCACAAATATCTTTCCTTTTAAGTATTTCAGCAACAGCCTCATTAGTAACCTCCAAACCATTTCCAATCTTCCCGTTCTTTATCATAGCAGAGACCTGCATTGCTTCAATGATCTTATCTTTGTTTTTAAAACCATTCTTCACCATGTCCAAATACTCACCAAAAGTTTTTCTTAAACTCATGTGTTTCCAAATTTTTTAGCGTAGTCTTTAGCAATAATGTTTCTTTGAGAAAGAGCTTTCCTCAATTTTTTAATATAAAGAGGATTGAGTTTTTGTTTTTGTTGTTCAGAATAATTATCTCCTTTATTTAAAAATCTTATTTTATCAATAAATTTATAAATAAACTTTCTTAATTTAAATTTACTTATTGTTATCAGCCCCACATTCCTTATAAAAACAGTTGTAGAATCTAAATTTAAAAGTTTTTTATACACTCCATCCCAATAGGTATCCACTATTATCTTAACCTTTTCTTTAGGAATATCCATGTCCCTGGAGGTCTTCAAAATTATATAGTCAATATTTTTCAATTATTGAGTTTTATAATTAATCGAATATCATTGTCTTCCCAATTAAACTCCCCCGCACTCATGTTCAAATCATAGGTTTTGTATTCTTTAGGATCTCTTTTTAAAAATCCTTTCTTACATAACCTGGTTTTAACGTTTCTTAAAACGTCCATGTTCTTGACCACCCCACTCTTGATTATCAAATCATCGGTTTTGTGGCTCATTTTATACTGAATAAAAAAAGCAAGAGATATATAATCTGTTTCTGAGAGAGTAATATTATTCAATAGACAAATGATTGATAATACAAGCTTTATCTGTTGAGTTTTCGAATCAGTCTTTTTTTCTATCTTCAACGCTCTCATACTTGCAAATGTAACTGTTTTTTATTATAAAACCAAGTTAAGACTATGTTAAATAAAAAAAGATGCAATAAATTGCATCTTTTATACCACCGGGCAACAGTGTTTCCTAATTCACTGCCATCTGCTTAAACGTTTTAAATGGACGCAGATTACGTTTTTTGATTATAACCAGATAGGAATTTTTGTGATGGTAATATCTTAAATGATCCCCTTGAATCTCTTTTTATATTTTTTGTGCTTTTTACCTCTGTAAATATATGTAATTCAAAGCACATAACCAAATTATAAGCTTTACCAGGCCCAGTAAATTACCCGGTAATCATTTAACGTATTATAAATCAATAATATGAGAGGGGTGAGGCCCCCCTCCGTAGGTTCCCCCAAAAAAAGCCAAGACGTAGTTGCGCCACTTCATATCATTGTTTTTTCGTGGTGGCGTGTCCTTTACTGGTGAAAGTTGGGTGCAAAGTAAAACAATACTTTTGACACTTCCAACATTTATCACAAAATTTTGTGTGAATATTATCACAAAAAGTAATTATAATTGCTTTTTGTTATAATTTGCACGCACCGATAGAATCGAACTATCTCCTACAGATTTGGAGTTTGCTTGGCTGCCTTAGCCTGGCACGTAATTGACCTCCCTAAAGGAATCAAACCTTTATTTTCTGGTTCGTTGCCAGAGGTCCTATTCGTTGAACGAAAGGAGGTTATGTTAATATTTTGCATGAATTTTTATTAAAAATTCATGCGTTGTGTGAAACCGGGGATCGAACCCTAATTGCCTGGTTCACAGCCAGCCGTTCTACCATTGAACTAGATTCACAGAACCCCCTGCTCGTACCGACCGAACTTCTGGTGGGTCAAGGCCACCAGCATTACCTTTATGCTAAAGGGGTTTAAGTTCCCGGAAACTGAGTCGAACAATTGCTAACCGTGTCAGAGACGGCTGTACTACACGTTATACGATCCAGGAATAAGCGTATCCTCAAGGAATCGAACCTTGTTAGTCCGTTCTTCAAACGGATGCAATGTCACCAGACCTGCCCAAGACACATAACCCAAACTTTTTTACAACTTGTCTTAACAAGTAACCAGACACGTTCTGGCGGCTTTTTTACATTTTGGTAACCGGCTTCGATCCTCTTTGAGGTAACGATCCCCATTCACCAGTTTACAAAACTGGAGCTTCACCATTAAAGCTTAAGAGGAATTTGTCTAGTAACCAGGATTTGAACCTGGGTTCTCATGCTTCCAGGGCACGCGAGGATGGCCGGACTCCTCCATTACTAGAAATAAAAAACCCTCGGTTTAGAAAAATCAAGGGTTGAAAAGTTGCAAGCAGAAAAGAGATTATTTAACCTATATCTGTATCACGCATAACTTTAGCCCTTGGACCTTGAGGGGTCGGTTGATGCCAAAAAAATCGCGTGTTGATAGTCTGTTTCATAATCTTAACTGCAAACTTAATAATACTTTTTCAAATTTCCAAATTTATAACAAAATTCAGTTATAATTTGTTGACTGAGTAGGACTCGAACCTACGTGCCTCTGTTTTACAGACAGTGCCTACTGCCCTGGTATTCAATCAATAAGAGTAAAGTTTTATCTAATCTTAACATAATTCCAGGTGTTTTCTTTTCCAGCCAAATTGTTTAGCTGTTTTTCTTCTATGACAATTTGCACATCTTATTTCACATTTATTTAATTCAGTTTTAATATTTTCAATACTTGATCGTGGAATCATTTCTGAAATACAATCAATTTTTGTTGAAGGTTCTATATGATCGAACTCCAATACAACAGCATCGGTTTCTCCACAATCAATACATGATTTATCAATTAAATATTCAATTAAAAATTGTCTGTTTCTATCTCTTATAAAAGTGTTTTTAACTTTTGCCCTTTCTTTAAAAAGTTTGGGATTTTTAGTATATCTTAAAACATCTCGTTCTTTTGTACAAGTTCTACATCTTGGATCATATCCGTCTTTACTGTTTGTGCGTTTATTGAAATCTTGTACTTCTTTTTCAATATTGCATTTTGAACATATCTTTTTCATTTTACAAACATACGAAATAAAGAGGAAACTTCCAAATGTTTCCTCTTGCGGAAAGTTGTGGACACGAACCACAACCAGTTTCCCGGTCCCACTCCTTAGCGGGGAGGGTTAGCTCTTGCTAATTAACTTTCCAAACTTTCGGCAAAATCGGTAATAAATTGCCGATTGTTGCAAAATATTCTACCTTATTATACGTTATTAGATATAATCGGTAATATATTACTGATTTTATATGTTAAAAGATATAAAGCGGAAAGCAAGAGAGTCCAACTCTTACAAGGGTATTAGCCTCCTAGCGGTGTTCAGGACCGTGTACCTCAGTCAACTGGGGCCTTCCGTATGTCCCCCTGCATGGATTCGAACCATGACAAGCTCCGATTTTAAGTCGGTTAAGTGTACCTATTTCTATAAGCCACAGAGGGTTATAAATTGTTTACCTCATTAATAAGGGAAACATTGTACCTTCGGTGGGAGTCGAACCCACAAGGACCCGGTTTCTAAGACCGGTAACTGTGCCATTTCGTATAAGTCACGAAGGTATACTGAAAAGCGTTAGTAACGCTTTTAGTAGGGAAGGAGGGATTCGAACCCACACACATGCGCTTTTGAGGCGTAGCTATCTACCAATTGCAGCACATCCCTAAAACAAAAAACCCCAGGATAAAAATCCCAGGGTAATAACTTTTCCGAATCAGTTCGGTTAATTCAATATTATCCCAGGTCCGTATCGTAAGACGATAAGAGTAGACTCAGTGAATAATATGAATTGATATGTTTCATAAAACAAATATATGTAAAATAATTGAAATTACCAAATATTAGATAGAAGGTAATCCTAGTATAATATGTGACCCATCCTGGGGTTGGGGTTCTTCTTCTACTGGTTTTTTATAAAAATCTATAGTATACGTTACTTTGAACTCTGCTCTTTCGTCTTCAGGAATTTTGGTTGCATCCCAAAAATTACTCAAAATCTCATCTTCAAATTTTTGAGTTTCTATTGGATTAAGTTCAAAAGTATATGATCGAACTATATTCTGTTTTCGAGAAATTAATATTGGCATATGGTTTATTTTAATCTTGGTTTTTTTTATAAAATCGTTTATCAAAAGGTTGATACCATTCATCTAAGTTGGCTGGTACACGGGCATGATACCCAAGAAGCTGTTGCATTGGTTCGCTAAAGCTTTCCATTCTATCGTATCCTAAAGCCCTGGGATAATCCAATAACTGCTTTATAAGTGATTTAGTGAATGTTATTGGTAATGCTCTTCTTCCGTTACGAGAAGTATTTAAGCTAGATGCGTGCCAAACGTTTGCATTAAATAATAAAACACTACCGGCTTCACCGAGAGCTTTCACTGAACTTCTTCGAAAGTATTCATTGGTTGGTTTTTCTTCGAAATCAATATGAGAATATGGTAATAACAAGGTGGGACCATTATCTTCAGTGAATTCGTCAACCATCACAAGGGCATTTATCATGACTGGTATTTCGCCAGTATAAAATCTCAAATCACGGTGAACTATGGACGAAAAGTTTGGTTGGTTTGGTAAGTTATTCAAGCCACTCATCGAATTCAATATGAATTTTGATTTAAAATAATTTTCTTCCAGAAAGGAATACAACTTAATATCAAACATAAGATATTGTAAGAATTCAATAAATCTTCTATTATCTAATAAAACATGTAGAGCAACGCCTTCCGTAACTATATCATTATTATTATCAATTTGTATCTGTCTGTGTTTATCAAATGAAAAGTTCAACGCATATCTCAATCCATCAACAATAATAGGCGGTATCAAATTTGGTATAATAGTATAACCTCTATGGTTTAATTCTATTGCGTGGGATGGTGACATATTTATTATTTTAAAAATCTTTCTCCTTGTTGTCTTATTCTTATTACTTTCGCAGGGCTTCCATATGCCAACACATTATCATCTATATCTTTTGTTACAAGAGACCCTGATCCAATTACTGTATTCCATCCAATAGTAAGACGATCAATTATTGTTACCCCTAGAGTAATAGCAGCAAACTCTTTTATATGAACATGACCACCAAGAATAGACCCCGCTGATACACTTGCAAAATGTTCTATTATACAATCGTGTTCTACTTGCGCACCTGTTGCAAAGAAAGTAAAATCTCCAATATTTGCTCCAGGATTAAATATTACACCCGCCATTGCTATTACTCCTTTACCTATCTTTACATTATTGCCTATTAATACTGAAGGATGAATTGCGTTTACAAACATAAATGATGGATAAGCCTCAATAATATCTCCATATATTTTATATCTTGCCCAATTATCTCCAACAGTAATTATACCACTTTCAAACCCATATTGTTTTGAAAGTTCAACAATATTTTTTTGTCTTCCTATGACAGGATAATCGTATACAATTTCTCCAATATCTTTAACTGAATCAATGATACCGACAATATTGTATTTGTTTTGTTTTTTAATTATATCAATACAGTACTGAACATGATTACCGCCTCCGATTAAAACAATATTTTGTTTAAAATTGTATTTGTTCTTTTCATAAAAATGTTTTCTTCTATGACAATTAGCACACAATATCTGGCATTTGGCTATCTCTTTTTTTATTTTTTCTAGAGAAGCTGTTCTACCTAACATATTTGCAACCGTTGCTTCCTTTTTAGAAGGATCTAAATGGTCAAAGTCTAAAACGAAAGGATCAGTCTGTCCACAAATTACACAAGGATGTGTTGCTTTGAAGTGTAAAATATACTCTCTATTTATTCTATACATTTCTGCTTTTAAAAAAGAAAGTCTTTCTTTATTTGCTTCGGCATACGCCTTCACCTGCTTTGCTATTTTTTTTCTTTTTGACAATGAATAGGTTTTTCTTCGGTCTCTTTGTCGTTTTGCTTTTTCTTTGTTCGTCATTTTATTGTACGTTATATCTATTATATATGGCATTCATCGGAGTTCGCCCGTTCCCATGAAGAACGCAAGGAATCGTCCCTGTTAAATTATTTATAATTGATTTTCCATCTTCCGCTAAACTGAAATCTCCTTGATTTTCAAAACCTGTTGTCTGAAAATATTCGCAATTATGATCGAACTTAATTGGAAAACCATCTGCATCTGCTTTCATAAAAGCTTCGGCTTGCTCTCTCTGACCATTTATATCTCCTGTCAAATCTTTCAATCCGTATCGTTCATACCATTCAATTAATAGATGAATGGGACCACACCAGTTTCCCCCATTCAAATATTTCCAAGGCCAATCATTTCTACGCCAGTGTTTGTTATAATAGTTATCATAAAGAACTTTAAGATGTGGGAAGCGTTCGGCAGGAGGCCATATTGCTTTTTCAACAGAATAAATTATTCTATCAGTTGGTGGTACAAATGCTTTTTGAAAAACTGTATCTGCTCCATCCGAATAAATAACTGTTTTATATTTATCTTTAAGATCTAAAAAGGCTTTGTAAAAGTATTGATAAATAAAACCGTTTCCTCTATATGGGGTGTTTTCAGGAAATACATTATAAACATCCAGACCTACTCTCTCAACAGATTTTCTAAACTGTTCTGTTCCCCAAAACTCATGATATATTGCAGTAAGAACTATTGTATCATTTATCATTTTCGAATGGATTATAATAAACGCTTTTTTTACCTGATGTATAATCTCTTACCACTTGCATATATTCTTGCCAACACTCTCCAGCATGTTTCTCTTTCCATTTTTGAAACCCGGTATCTCCTCTATCAATATGCTCAATATCTATACCAGGCAAAAATACATTTCTAAATCCCGCAATTCGGGACCGAAGACTCATAAACGAATCATCAAATCCATAAAGTTTTGGTTGATAAAGGTATCCTACTTTGTGAAGTAGTGCAGCAGAGTGCATGACACAAGTCCCCATAACGTGAGATACTTCTTCTACTACAATCCATTTCTCACCGGGGGAGTGAGGAAGCATTTCAAGTTTTGATTTATAAAAGGGGTCGGGATTCCAGGGAGTTTCTGTACAATCTCTTCTTTTTAGACCACATTGACCTATCGTTGGATCTCTCTGAATAGCTTCTTCCATGCGATCAACCCATCCATTAACATTTATGACAACATCATCATCCATCTTAATGAGATTTTCTCCCGGCCATTGATCTTTCCAAGCAAGGTTAATTGCTTCAGCGGTTCCAAGATTTTCTTTATTGAAAATCAATTCAAACATGCCTTTAAATCTTCTGAATATCAAAAGAGTTTCTGCTGTATAAGCATTAACAGATAGAATTAGACGATGTTTAGTAAAATCTACAGTCTCTTCCAATGATTGAAGAGTTTTATCCAGATATTCATTTTTTCCGTTCTCCTCAGTTGAGTATACCGCCATAGCAATTAGGGCCATAATAACTAAATTATGACCCTAAAGTACTTAAAAGAATTGATATTACAAAATTTAATTTGCTATTAAAACAGGAAGGAGGAACATAAGAGAAAGGTTCCAAAGGAAGTGGGCAGTTACTGAAGATTTATAACTAAAACCATTTTTAATATAAAGCAGGGAAAACAAGAATCCCCCAACTCCCTGAATAAGAAGACTAACAGGTCCAGATCCATGACCCCAACCAAATAAAACACTACTAATTATTATAACCGGGAACAAAAATTGAGGTCCAAAGTTCTTGGCAATCGTTATAGGAGCATACCTGAAAGCCGCTTCTTCCCATAGGGGTGCCCAAATACAAGCAAAGAAAAATATCCCAATAGCATTAGCGTCTATAACATGTGGTAAACTATATTGATGCATAAGAGTATATAGATCAAAGGGATCTAGTTGTTTCAATAAAAAAACAATGATACTTAAGTAAATTAATTCCAGTGCAAATACAAAACCAATGTTTCTAATCTTACCGAAAAGTGTCTTCTCTGGGTTGTCTAGGATGAACTTTAACATATTATTTAAATTTGGATGTGAAGAATTCAATATAGTGAAAATTTTTCACATTTCCAAATTTGGGAAAAAAGTGGACACATGGGGAATCGAACCCGCTTCATTCTCGGTGCAAGCGAGATGCCCTGCCTTCGGGATCTGGCCCAGGTTGTTCACTTTTCGTGAACAGAGAAAAAATATGAACAGAGTTGACCCACCTGGATTTGAACCAGGGACCTTCACCTTATCAGAGTGCTGCGCTACCAAGCTGCGCCATAGGTCAGTATAATTTGCAATTTGCAAATTACGTATTTACACGAATCTTTCGAACAATTCGTGCCTTTATACGAACCAGTATTCGGAAGTGGATTTGAACCACTGACTGCGACCTTATAAGAGTCGCCCTCTGACCAGACTGAGTTATCCGAATATAGAAAAGATGGGGAACCATTATTTCGTGTTCAGACGTACTAAACGTTCCATCTTGCAGTACATATCGGATTTGAACCGATGATCTCCTCATAGACAGTGAGGCAGGGACTCCGGACTCCCCTAATGTACCATATTGTACTCCCTGACAGTTTCGATCTGTCTTAATCACTTGGAAAGAGTGATGTCCTAGCCAGTAGACGAAAGGAGCATTGGACATATTCTAACCACTAAACTACTGCGTCACCCAATTACGGATACATAGCCGGGAGGATTCGAACCTCCGTCTTGTCCTGGTGCGTCATGTCGGAATCGAACCGACTCATCCTGGTTGGAAGCCAGGCACACTACCGGAATGCGTATGGCGCAAAGTAGCGGCCAGCTTTACCTGTTTAATTCTTGAACTACAAAGCCCTTTCAGTAACCCGTTAGTTGTACTTCCCTTGTTGTTTCCCAGGACTACGTTCAAGACACCACCGTTGCGGGAGCCGGGTACGATCCGACATAGACAAGGCTTATGAGACCTTCGAGTTATCCATTTACTCTATCCCGCAATATAAAAGACTTTTTCCTAGCGTAGTCTTACCAGGTCTACTTATCCCGGACGCGCTCCCTCAACGCTTTGCAGTGCGTAGGGCCAGATCAGATTCTATCTGCAACATACTGATCAATTGCTGTAGAAAATGGATTCGAACCATTAAGTGGGGATTCAACAGGAGACAAAAGAAGTTAATTCATTGCTGGTCAACCGTCTATCTACTATCTATTTCCTTATCCACGACCGCGAGACAAGCGGTTGCGTCTGCCAATTTCGCCACCCTACAATTTTAAATAATGATCTTTTAATACACTACGAACTTCATTCTCAATGTATTTTATATTATAATTTTTTGTTCTTTTAATTTTATATCCGTTTTCTTTTGTCCTTTTTAGGATAGGAAATCCATATTGATCAAGCTCATTAATATCCATTTTTACATGAATGAGGATCAGTTTACCAGGTTTCAGAGCCGGATTCTTTAACAGGATGAGCCTCATATAGATACCAAGCTGAAGAACATAATGAGAAAGGTTGCAATCCTCTAAATGGTTCACCGGTTCCAACATCATACTCGCATTTCCATACTTGAATCCATAAGAGTGGTCCTCAATCTCCTTACTAGTCTTATAATCAATTACATCTACAAAACCATCCCTAACATTAACAATATCAGCCTGTCCACACACCTGAAGATTTTCATTATATATAATATGTTCAGGGTAAACCCCTTCTTCAAGTTCCTGGGCCGGTGCAATTTTAGTTTCTCCTTCCCATTTTCCAGGAAAAACTTTTAATTTCTTTCCTTCCCACTCTTTGTGCTTTAAAGAGCTAACATTTTTTTCCCATTTGTTGTGGACCCAGGTTCCGGCATCAGTGGAACGAAGGTTTTCAGCCTTCCAGAGTTTGATAATCTCCACTGGGTCCATCCCAAACCATTTTGAATTCATATTCTGTGAACTCCTCAGAGCTTGATCCTCCTCATCAAAAGGATTGCAGTAGCTTTCTATTAATTTAGTCACAGAAGTCCAGGAAACGGCTGGAATTGACTCATACGAATGCCCTTCTTCTGTGAATGTTAAGAACATAATAAATATTTTATACTATTTTCTAAAATATTTATATTATCTTTAGCATTGCCTATCAATTGATTACAGTTTTTACAAAGTAAACCTCTGACTTTTCCTGTAACATGATCATGGTCTATATGTAACCCACTTCTAGTAGACACTTCTTCATTTGGTTCATTACAAATAGCACATTTTTTCTTTTGTTTTAAAAATAAAACTTCCAATTCTTCTAAAGTTATTTTGTATTTACTTTTTAAAAATAATTTCTTTGCTTTTTGAAAATTATATGTCCTCTTTCGTAACTTACTATAACATGTTTTACAATAAATGCGATAACCATCCTTACTGCCTGGACTTTTATAGAACTCAGATAGTTCTTTTTTATCTTTACATCGTGTACAAATTTTCATTATGACACAATATACATAAAGTTTGTGACATATCCAAATTAATTTTGAGGCTCGTCTTGGATTCGAACCAAGGACCCGAACTTTAACAAAGTCCCGCTCTGGGCCACTGAGCTAACAAGCCTTATGTTTTCCCCAAGTGAGTCGAACACTTATTCACTGCTTAGAAGGCAGTCGTCCTTCCATTGAACGAGAGGAAAATGTTTGTTATAGCGGTCATTTCCTGGGGAGAATGTCCGTTATAACGGTCATTATGTAGACAATGAAGGAATTGAACCCTCTACGCAAGCCGTGTAAAGGCTCCGCTCTCCCGATGAGCTAATTGTCTAAAATAAAAAACCCTGGATTTATTATCCAGGGTTCTAAAGGTTTAACATATTATTAATGATGTTACAATAGAATCCCTGAAAGACGATTTTCGCCTCCGGCATTAATTCTATTATCCACTATCATTGTAAATTGTTGCATTGTAATATTTTAAGCGTCTCCACCCATTTGATTAAACTTTTTTAGCGTCAGCTACTACGGTTGCAGTATCTGCCTGAACAGTTGCTATTACGGCATTAGCTTTTGTAGTATTGTTTCTGAACACAAGTGCTCCAATTACAAAGCCAGCAACGAAACCAATTATTATACCTACTACCATAAAAAATCATTTAGACTACAAACCTAAGAAGAATTTTTTAATCTACCAAATTTTATAACAAAATTTTGTTATAATTTTATTTTTATCACTAAATCCAATGATAATTATCACTGAGTTTTGTTATAATCTTTCAGCAAAACATAATCCAGCCACCGGAACAGCGGGGCCTGGGGGTTGAAGTATATCTGGAATATCTTCCTCAGTGTCGGGAGGGTCCTTTAATAAGTCTTCGTACATAATTAAAGTGTTGCGGTATTCGGAAAAGCAGAAATACCTTCTATGCCGAATTCACTATCAATGTGATCACCAATGACTTCAACAAAATTATCTACTCCTAAACCTCTTGATAAATCCACAGCTTCAGTAAACGTATTAGCATAAACTTCAATACTTGTTGTGATAATAATCTTAGCGGTAATACAAAATGATTTTCTAGTTTCTTTTTTAGCTGCCATGTAATTGTTGTTTTTAAATATCGAGTACCTTTTTAATACCCATCCGAATATTTTTCTGACCTTGTACAAATCCTGTTTTATAAATCTTTGGTACAATAGATTCAGTATCATCATATTGAGTATCAAAATGAAGCCAGTTATGTTCCATATCATCTCCAAGAACTGGGTGATACCATTGGGTAGCTGATCTTTCTTCAAATCCTAATTTTTGCAAAACCATTGAATTGTTTATAGCATGGGTATCTTGAAAAATATTTTCTTTATCTTTAAGAGGTTGAATTTCATCGGGTACTTTACCACGGGTGCTTTTAGGACCATCATATTCGTTAAACTTTTCAAGCAAATCCTTTTCAAAATTAGATACAGAATTTGGTTTTGGAAGATTTAAAATTACATTGGAATCGGGGGGATAGATAACGAATGGGTTAGTTTCGGTGACGTCTGGTTTTATTTTTGTCATGTCTTCTTTTTTAAAAAAATTCTAAATCTCTTATCCCCATCCCTCCATTCAACGTCTTGACCATCTTCAGTTAGGTCTATCCTAAGTCCTGTTCTTGTTTCTGCAAACCTAACCGGTGCATCATCATTGAATTGAAAGAAAACTTCAAACCTTGTTGAGGTGGTGCCTGGTAATGTAAGGGGTGTTGCTCCTGATTTTATAGGTTGATCTCTTTCCAGGTCTGAAAGCCATCCACCGCCTCCAGGTCCCATTTGTTTTGATCTATGTTCTTTCATAATGCGAATATAATCAATCTAAAGTTAACAAAAAGTTAAAAGTTCTTTATTATTAATTTCATAACCTGGACGTAGGTAAATCCACTAGGGCTGTTTGGATCAAAGAAGGAATAGGTCACTCCCCCAACCGCTGTGTATCCACATATACCAAGATCGTTCATATCGTCTTGAAGGACCATCAGATCAGTTGCAGTGAGGATTTGAAAGGCATAGGTTAATTCAGGCATAGGTATAAAATTATAACAAAACCTTCACAATTCCAAATCAGCCTTCCTCCACCATATCGAAAATAACCTTCCGGGCATCCTCATGAAAAGTAATGGCAAGAGCCAGGGAGAACTTTTTAAAATATTCTTCAGCGTCTTTTACTTCCAGGAATCCTTTAGAACATTCCATTGTAACTCCGTTGTACTCAGTTGTTTGAGTAACGTTTGTAATTTCTTCTCCGGTGGTTTCATCAAACCCATCTTCGAGCCTAACAAGCACCTGGGTATCGTCATCAATAGAGAAGAGTTTTGCAAAGTTCATAAGTCTTTATTTATCAGTGTGTTATTTTTGTTTTCCGCAACGAGTACAAAAAATATATCTACATCTTGAAAAAGGGATTTTAGGTCCATTTCTAACGGAATGCCATCTATGAATACCTAAAAAACAAAGAAGGGTGTTAATCATAACTCTTTATTTATTAATGGTTTAGGTATTTCCATACCCCAAAAAGTACTCATGAATATTCTATAATTCATCTTTTTCCATTCCTCTTCAGATTGTTGCATTATTTTATATTCTTCTAAAGGTATCCAACGAATCATTTCTTGAGTAGACATAATATATCTTTGTTAATCAACGCTTTAGTAAGGTTAATCATCTTCCCTTCTGTCGTCTCTATATATACCGTCCCGTTGGAGGGGGCATACGTTACTTCTTTTATCTTATGTTCAACCCCGGCATGATCTGTAAATCTATCTTTCTTTTTTAAAACAGTTGTGAAATCAATCAGGATTTTTTTCATTTCTTCGATTTATCTTTTAAGTATAAGACTGTCAATAAGATAGCACCATATGAGAAAACAACCAGGGTAAAATTTAAAAGGTTCTTATTGAGCATAATGCGAATATACATTTAATTATTGACAATTCCCAACATTTTTATATTTGTTTGACTTGAGCCATCCCTTCGGAGTCCAGAATCCCCACTCCCGTTTGGTGGGACCGGTGAATACCAAGGTCCAAGCTGGCTTTGTAATCCTTAATCTATGAACCCAACCTGCTGGACGATAGAGGATTGTGCCTGGTTTATACCATTTTTCAATATGTTCATTATGCCAAAATGAACAACCTTTTTTGAACCGGGGAATCTGCTCGAAATATCCTCCCTTTAAAATGATAGTTCTGAAGCTCCAGGGATGGTCATGCATACAATCGCTGTCCGTCAGATAGATCTTATGAAACATAATTGATCCCAGAAAACAGCGAATTATAATTAACCTATCCAGGTAAAGATCCCCGGTCTCCCGGTATATCTTTTGTCTTTTAAGGAACTGAAAGGAGTTCTCGGACTCCTCAGAATAAGAGGTATCCTTTTTCATTTTCCATAATCTTCCCAATCCTTTCATACTGTTATGATTTTAGGAATAAAGGTAACAAGAGTTTTTTTAATATCCAAATTTAATTTTCCCCCTCCCGGTTGTCTTTAAAGTCCTTATCCAGCTACAAAGCATAACTCGGACATTATGTTGGACACATTGTCTATGTACGTTTTAACGCATATGCGCTAAAGCGTACATTATTGTTAGAGAGAAGAGGAGGGGGGGGGTCTTTTATATAGTATCCCCCATCTTACCGTCCTTGTGCGGCCTGTTAGGGCCTTAGTACGGAAGGCCGGTGGCAAAGATACGGTTTTTAAATCAATTAAATTCCCAAAGGAATGTTAAAGTTTTTAAACAGGACCCAAAAAACCCGCTTAGATTAGAAGCGGGAAAATTATATAACTGAAAAATAACCTGGTTTTAATCTACAACATGGGTAACTTCTCCCTTTTGATTTAGTACCGAGCACTCTATAAGAGTGAAGAATATTATTTTGCCTTGTAGTCCATTCAAGTTCTGAAGCCCTATTATCAAGTTTATTACCCTTCTTATGATTAATCTCTGTAAGGTTTAAGGGGTTGGGAACGAACGCTTTACCAACAAGTATATGTATAAAAAATGATTTTCTCTTACCTTCCTTGAAAAAGCGTACACGATGATACTTTCCATTATGTAAGACAGGTATGAGATAGGTACCCTTTAAGCGGGGAGAGGGTTTGAGGCCCCTAATATGACCCATATCGCTCACCTGATACAATTCTTCATATCCTGGTATGTCTTTCCATTGTTGATCCATAATATAAAGATAATAGGTTAAATTTACATTTCAAAATATATTATATATACCCTCCAATACACGCACCATCAACTTGGGTGCCGTCCAACTTTGGGACTGCCCTCCCACCCCCGGCATCGTTCCCAATTCTGTTTTCAATTCCCAATCCTAGATTCTGTCCAATTTTAAAAATAAGTGGGGGATTGGGAATATGCGCTAAAACATACATGGTAATACATAGTAGTTGACATAACCAATATGATTTATAATGTATATGCGTTAAAGTGTACATACCGGAATGAGTCTGGGGATGGGGGTGGTGGTTTGTTTTGGGAGGATAGGACCGTCCTGGGAATGCGGTCCCTTTTAGAGAATATTGTCTATTAAAAGGCCCAAAACCCCACAACAGGACTAATTCCAATCCATGTACGTTATAGCGCATATACGTTTTAGCGCATAAGATTATGACAGGTTGTCGGTAATGGATTGAAGCGGGGAGGGGGAATTCATTATTTATTCCTTCTGGTTGTCTACAGCCCCCAACCCCCAAAGGGGGCTAATAGGATCAATCAAATATCCTGTCACATATACAAAGATATTCGCATAGTACGTTTTAGCGCATACGAAATAATATTGAGACTTCCAAATATTGTGGATAACTATATATTGGCTATTATTAAAGAATGAGTATATTTACTCTTGTACGTTTCAGCGCATAGTTGTAATATTGTATATGCGAATGAGTTGAGGGTATTGATGCCCACTTCCCATCCTGGGAATCGTGTGTTCGCTAAATTCTTATCATTATTCCGGCCATGTTCTCATCTGACCTTGTTAAGTCAGTAATTGAGTATATGGTGAAGTAGTTAACGGCCTGAGAACCGTATTTTTAGAACGAACGGAACGGATTAGCGTGGTGAATCTGATAGTAACCACACGTTAGCAGGTCGGTACCTGTATTGAATTGCCTGAAAATTGGATGCCCGAATAGGTGCGACAATCGGCAATGGAGCGAAGGAAGGGACGAACCAAAGATTTTATTTCCCTTTCACCCTTATGAATGCATAGGATGCATTCGGGTTAATGTTTGAACGTGAATAAAATCCGGGCAATTAGATAGTGAAAACGACATAGAGTTTTTACAGGTTGCAGGAAAGTAGTAAGCGTTAACTAATCGCTGACCTAGTAAGAATACTATGTTATTCCGAAGTTTAAAAGGGCGTGAAAAATTAAAGATCTTTAAATCTATTCCTTCGGGAATAGTGTGTCTGGGAGTAATTCAGAATCTTACACCTTAACAAGTGTAGTAGCTCAATTGCTACCTTCCAGACCTTTAAAGCAAAGGTAACCTTACCTTTAAGGACACAGAGTTAACTAGTTTAACAAATCGCAAGGACGCTGAAGCTATAAGCCTTCGCCTAATGTTTCAACACTATAACCAATAACAAGTACCTTTGCTTTATCTTATTACGGACGGTCATTCTTTTAGTTTTCAATGGGTTTCTTAGCAGGGGGAATGTTTCTACATTCTCCCTTTTCTTTTTATTCAATTATCTAAATTATATCTTATGCCTATCACAATCAATCTAACAGACGAACAACGTACTAATCTATTAACTTCAGCCATTGAAGGAGGTTCAAATTATTGGTATATGTTCGAAGAACATGCAGGTAATTTAATTAACAGTGTTCCCGAATTACCTACAACAAAGGAATCTTGTTTTGATGGTACTTTTGTTTGGAAACTTTGGAGTGCATTAAAAGCAGGACTTGAAATTCCCGTTCACGATATTGAAACAAGCGAAGAAATTGGTAAATTATCTATGAATTCTATAGAACAGGGAGAACAAACAATGAGTGAAAAATATGCCTATGATCTTGCAGAAATATTACAGCAAAATTATGATGCAAGCACAGCGGATGCATGGTTTCAATTAGCAGTTATGAATGAAATAATTTACGGATAATTAAAATCAATCCCATGAAACAAACTTACAGAGACGAATCAATCTTACTTTTTGCTTTGCTTACACCAATTATTTCACTAATGTTGATCTTAACTGGTATAAAAACAAACATTAACCCAAACAAGATAATAAAACAAATCACAGATAATAGAGGGTATACCTCTGTTATTTTTGTTCAAGACAAAGATACAGTAGGATTAGATTATCTTACAAGGCTGGAATTAGATTCACTTAAAACAAAATTGAAATGATTAAAAGAATATTACTAGATGTCTCTGTTATATTGATAGGGGCTGTAATGGGTTTCTTAATAGCTTACTTCACTTGCACTTTTTTCTTTCCTTTACCTCAATATGGTAAACATCATTGCCTTCATTATATTTCACATCATTCAATTAAATAAAAAATCATGAATTTAAAAGATATGAAGGCCCTCTCCCTTCCTAATTTCCATCTTATCACAGCAAAATATATTCCTGAATCTAATTCGCGTGGGGAAAGGATTAAAATATCTTCATTCCGATTTCGTGAATCTATAACTATAAATCATGATTGGGATTATTCCGTATGGGAAAATGCAAAGATGTGGTTGCAGAAAAAAGGCTTTGAAATTATAGGCAAGGGCGAAGGGAAAACAGAATGGATATTTATTTCAACTACATTTAATCCCCTAAAATAATTTTATGGTAAAGAAAACTATTCGGTTAATCCTAATTAGATTGTTTGGTTATGATCCCTATCTGCAACCAAAGGGTATTAAGCCAAACAAAACAATCCACCATATTGAAGTACCAGACGATTATGGAGACTTCAACCAATGGGCAAAACAAATCTTCAATGAAAAAACAAAGGTTTAAAAATCAATTACTGACTGAACGCAAATGCAATCAATTAACTATAAACAAACTTTTATGTCATTACACAAAGAATATCACAAACTTCCTTCAGGCCATGATATTGAGGCAAGTATTACTTTCAAGTTAGATTAATAACCATACAACCAATTTTTAAATAAAAGTCAGGCGCAGACTATAACAGGCGTAAAAATAAAATGAAAACCGTAAGAATTAAATTATACAAGTTCAGTGAACTTGTTGACAAGTACAAAAAAATTGCAGCAGAAAACTATTATACTGCTTTTATAGGGGACATTGAGGAAAATATAGACTGGGAAGGAATTACAGATTCTCTTAATGAAGATGAAGAGTTTATTTTTACAATAAGAGGCAATATTGCTAACCTTTAAAATTCATGTTATGAAGCAAAAATTTAAAGGCGAATTGTTGACAGAAAAGAAGTGTATCAATTCGATCCTTCGGTTCTATGAACTTGCCTCCCTAAGCGAATTACGGGACGGTTTAAGCTGGTATAATGAAGCTAACAAGTATTGCAGGGAACTTGCTGCAAGGTTCGGCATAAGCTTGCAACAGGCTGCGGGAATCATTGCAGCATTCAGCCCCCAAACCGGTTGGGTCGAAAATAAACGCTTTGCCTTGTCATTCCTTTATAATCCAACCAGACGTATTAAATCCCTAGTTCAAACGAACAAAGCTAAGAGAATTCTTAACTTGAGTGCGGAACCGGATATTTATAATGCCCTTTCAATTGCGAATGCAGGATTTAAAACTAAGGGGTTTTTCCTTAATATGATTAATCCTGATATAATTACGGACGTAACAATAGACAGACATGCTATAGCATGTTGTATACAGAACCCTGATAACGTTTATGCTTTAAGTGTAAAGTCTGGGAAATTAACAAGGGCGCAATATGACTTCTTTCAACATTGCTTTATACAGGCTGCAAAACAGTTAGACATATTACCGCACCAATTACAGGCCATAACATGGGTAACATATCGCAGGATAAGAGACTTAAAGAAACACGACACAACAACAGAATGGAAACCTTTTACAAACGAAAATCCTTTTTAATAACACTAAATTAATTTTATGGGACGTTCAGTAGATTATTTAAACCATGCCTCTTATGTTGCATACATTAGTATGGAACCTGTAATGAGTTTAGTAGAGGATGAAGAGGGCAAGGAAATTGAAGTAGAGACAACGGATTATTATATTTTAAAGGAACTTTGGGACGATTTTGAAGATTATATAATTGAAATTATTCAAGATATTTGTCCATCCCTTGATAAATCAAAAAGATGTGAAGGAGGAGAAGTTAATATTATACTTGAAAATAATCATGCGGAAATAGGACTATCTGAATATTGCGGATTAGTCTCTGTATCAATTAGAGTTAGTGAGATGTATTTCGTTAATGAAAATTTGGCAAGGCATTGGATTAATCAAGTATGGCCTAAGATCAACAAAAAAATAAACGAAGCATTTGGAAAAAATTCGCTTAAGAAGATAGGGTCCTTCTCTAATGGGGAAGGTATCTTTGAATCAGCATAAAAATATTGTCTTAATTATTAAAATAAACACATGCAAGCAATTAGAACTAACACAAAAATTGAGCAAAGCGGATTTATTAACGGGGTCTTTAAAGTAGTTCCAGCAATTCAAAATGGGTATATGGCCGCGCCCGGAGTCTTTTACGACATTGATTTTAATATCTTTAAAAAGACTAAGGAAGAAAAGGACTTGCTTCTTACATTGAAGATACGTAATAAGGAAGATAGGCAACTGGAATATGGTAAGAAGGCAAACAAGTTCCTTAACACTACTGCAAATCGTGTGGGACTTGAAAAGCCATTGCATTTCACATTCTAAATTGAATCTATGTTAAAGCAAATGTCCCCCGAACAAGCATTTTTAGAATACAATGATCCATTTTCGGACAAGGAAGAATTAAGGCAAAACATTGTACATTCAATTAAAAGAGAATTAAAAGGCAAGGTTATGTTTTCTTATAAGATATGGGAGGACACCAACGGAAGGAAGGTAACAGGTGTAGACGCATTCAGAGTACACCTATTAGGCCGTAACAATTCCTATGTACTTGATGAACTTAGTTTAATAGATGCATTAACAATATTTTCGGACATAAATAAATAATACTACAATGAATTTTAAACACCTGTGGGAAAGTCTTAAGAATTCCGGTGGTGCGTCTTACAACGTTAATACCGGAGAACTTAACCCAACAACCGGATATATGGTTGCCACTAAAGGACACGAACAAAAGTTTTCTATCCCTGCAACATTTGAAGAATTTAAAAATTATGTTAGGGTGTTTCTATTTGATCGTAATACCTTTGATGTTCTGGTTGATAATGAAAATGCCTTTGTAGGTTGTTGGAAACATGACAACGAATTATATATAGACGTTGTGTATAACGTTAAAGAGTTTGAAGAGGCATATAGTAGAGGGTTCGACAACGAACAGATTGCCATCTACGATTGTGCGAAGAAAAGAGACATTACTATTGTTTATCTTTACCCATATTAATAACTACAATGGAAAAGTTCACACTACTTTCAGCTATGGGATCAATCATGATAGGCATCTATATTTTAGATAGGATAACATGGCTAGGGATTGCATTTATAGGATTAGGACTATATATCTTTTACAGAATCTTTAAAACGCCAACGAAATGAACACTAACACTAAAGAAAAGGTTCCCTATAACTATTATAAGGAACAAATTGAATATCTTAATCCCTCCCCGGATTATGGTTACGCTATAAAAATAAGAGGGATTGATAGTGGTGGAAATGATACAAAATGGATAGCAGTCAATGAAGAAAGTGCAATAGAACTAATTATTTTCCTTGGCAGATTTTTAAAAAAATCCTAACATGCGGGATGCATGTATTTATAAATATACAATCATGGAAGTTACAACGGTTTTCAAAGTAAGAACAACAGATAAGACAGGAACTTATACTGAGTTTTTTGAAGTTAAAGCAATAGATCAAGAAGCAGTTAATACACTTCGTAAACAAGCAGGTGCAAAGGCTTCCATTATATTGGATGGCTTTAAAGTGGATGGAATTTTTCACAAAGTTGATCTTAATGGTTTTCAGAAAGCAACAGGATTTATTAATGGTAAATAAAGTTATCCATTATGAAAAAGGTATTCAAAAAATTTGCTGTTGAACCAACATTCAGTGCTAATGCAAAAAACTTTAATCTTCCTTTTTTCTATAATCATTCAGAATCTTATGTTATATGTGATGCAGTAGACTGGTTAGAGAATAAGTTGAAAACGAAATTCAGATATGATCATCCGTGGTTTCGTAAAGCCTATGAGGATGGAGGTCATTTAGAAATTCCTTCTACCATCTATTCATATAAAAGAAACTTCTTAATTGATTATGAAAAGATGATTAATTATTTACGCAATAACTTTCAATTTGTTCCTTCATCCTGTATTGATATGGAGACGGAAGGAGGATGTCATTTGAATGTAACTATGCCTAGAATTAAGAATCAAATTCTTATTGAAACCTTTTTTTATAATCTTAGGAATTTTATTATTAGAAATCCTTCTATAGTATGGGCTTTTCTTGCACCAACAGATAATAAAAGTTCTGTTATTTCTATGTCTGATCCATTATTATTATGCAAGGGAGATTTTATGACATTAAGGGACAGTGATGGTGATACTTTAGAAGATTTTTATTCTTGGAGGACTCTTAATTCTCTTAATTCTCACCTATATAATGATATTCGAAGAATTGAATTGAGATTTTTTGTAATGCCTAAGACAGTAAAAGAAATGGAATTACATGTAGACTTTGCTCTGCATCTTTTAAATTGGATATGGGATATAACTAACAAAGGAAAAACAATAATTGTTCATCGAAAAAATAAAAAATCATATACAGCGGATTATGCTGTTAATGAATTGAAAGAGGCTTGTAAGCAATTAGAGTTTGATTATAATAGATTGGTAGCACAAGGTAAAGTTAAAAATCTTAAGGAACGTTTCGAATATTCAAAAAAATATTTGGTATAACAACTAAATCAATTTTATGATTGAAGCAGAATTTTTAAGTGAAGAAGATGAGAAGCATTTTCTTTATTTCATTAAACACAATGTTATATTAAATAAGAAAAAGGCTCATTCCCTCATATCGGATTTGGAAGAAACAATAATAGAACTTAATCAGCAGTTACAAAGCAAGTCACCGATTGAAAAGAATACGGTCTATGCCCAGATTGCAAATCGTAGGGAGCAAATCAAATATGCTAATACATTTTTATGAACAAAACAAACATCGGCTCCTTCATTCGTGAAAAACGAATTGAGCAGAAACTATCTCAATATGATCTGGCTGACAGGGCTGGCGTGGGCTATCGTAGGATATTAGAGATGGAGAAGGATCGTAAAAACTATAGTATAGAGGTTCTTATATCTGTCATTAATGTGTTAGGGTATGATCTTTCCTTTGTAGAAAGGAGTATTAAAGTTAAGGAGCCGGAATATTCAACCAGTATATTCAATTTCCAAAATGTTCTTCCTGCTAAGGAAGGGGATGAAAACAGTAAAAACTTTTAAACATAAAAACAAACAAAATGAAAAAGGTAATTATTACAGCGTGGATATTGGTACTTCTCTTTTCAGTATCATTTTCCTTCTCATCATGTGTTGTCGTTAAACATGATCCCAACGTAAAGTTCGAAACAAAAGGTCACGACTACATTAAAGTCCGTAAGATGGGCTGTCCTGAGAATGTTCACTTCATCGGTTATTAATTCACTTTAAAAAACACAAATGAAAAAATTAATCTTAGGGGTCATTCTAATTCTATTGACTACCCTAATCGGCTACAAAGCAGAAGCCCATTACATTGTTCCCTTTGCATACTGTTCGGCAAACAAAACAGTTACAATTGAAATGGATGATTGGACTGTAGGTACTAAGAATCTAAAGGGATACGTTTATGCTACAAAGAACGGTAGTGCAACGATAACGGTTAATAACCCTGTCGTTTGGAGTGTTACAATTGATCTTAGCAAAAAGACTTCCTCTGGTAAGAATGATTCGGTTGGTGCAATTGGAGACGCAGAATTTAAGATTAACGTTCCCTCCTACATCACTAATCTATACGGGACGGAGAATGATAACTGGCCTGGGAATCCTACATGGTTGAGCGGGACATATAGTTACAAGACATTGTTGGATCAATGCTTGGCCCTCCCGATCAATCTATTAAGTTTTACTGGCAAGTATCAGGCACCAGACAAGATTGAATTTGATTGGACCTTGAGTATGGAGCAGAATGTAAGCTACTATGAAGTTTGGCAGCTAATGCCGGATAATAGTGAAAGGATGGTTGCCCATTATGACTCTTATGGAGATACACAGATACAGCGTACGTATACCTCAACAGTCTACTATGCCACTGGGAACGTTAACGGATCACTACAGGCCGGGATCGCTTCGGGTCTTGTGATTCTGTTCATTATCGGGTTACTGCTATCCTTGGGAAAGAATAGGAAAGTATTCATGTCAATGGTTACAATGCTGGTCTTCACCCTGGGAACTATATCCTGTACCAAGACCGAACAAAAGGCATCCCTTGACATTAACGCAAAAAGTGGTATCTTTAGGCTCAAAGAAGTTGATAAGGATGGAACTATTAATTACTTTCAATACATTCAAGTATACATAAATAATTGATTATGAGGAATCCATACAGTTTTTGGCAGAGGCATCCATTCCTTACAATTGGATTATTTTTATTATTAGAAGCTATTGCTTTAATAGGTTATGCATTATTTTAAATTAAAAACAAACAACAAACACAAATGAAAAAGATCATGTTACTAATTGCCATCATTATGATCGCAATCACAGGAGTTAAATCTCAATCTCTCACCACCACCCTTCACGCTAGTAAAATCTGTCACAAAGATGATTCAGATGCAAACTGGAGTAATGTATGGGAACAAACAAACGCTACTTTCTATTTTTACAAGACAGGAAACACAGCAACTAATGTTTATGCAAAATTTGATTCAAAGGATAACTATACAGGTGTAACAACCTTTACGGTTTATGCTGAAAACAAAGTTAATGAGGATAATGGTTTTGCTTATTACCTATATGTTTATTGTAGTACAGACGTTGGAACCTCTAAAACTTATGACAAGACTGAATATTTTAGAATAAAGGATCAGATAAAAGAAAATTTTTCTACTATCATATTAATGGGTTACAAAAATTCAACCGATTGGGCTTGGATTTGTGATTCAGCAATTGATAGCGGAGTTAAAAATTAATTTATATGGATAATTATTTCTTAAGACCTAACGCAATTAAAAGAATTGCAGAAGGATACGTAACTGCTGATAATGAAATTAATATTATAAGTGAATTTCAAAGAATTCAATTCAGAACTTTGATTTGTAAAATGTTTGATTCATTAAGTCATACTGTTCATTTTGACTTTACTAAGGATGATCCTTATAACTATGAATCAATTCAGGAAGTTCTTCCTGACTTTAATAAAGGAAGAATTAAGGTTAATGTATCAGGAAATGATAGTGAACTTTGGGGTCCAGTTTATAATCTAATGTTTCGCGCAATCCATGATTATATTCATGCTCGTTATAAGTTTGAATTTACTGTAGAAGATGAAGTCAAAGCTTATTATGAACAGATTGGATTAAGTAAAGATTATTTAACAGGAACAAGTGCAGATTGGATTATGTATACTAAAGTTCTTAAATCAGAAATAATTTATCAAGCATGTGTAAAACAACACTTTGGTAAATTTCATCTTGATGAGCAAAAAATAATATTATCTGAACTATGAGGAAAAAAGAATGGAAAGATATAAAAGGATACAAAGGTTATTATCAAATAAGTAATTATGGTAATATTAAATCTCTTGATAGAATAATAAAAACCAAACATGGAATTTTACAAAAATTTAAGGGAAGAAATAGAATTCTTTCTCCAAATGCTAAAGGATACTTACAATTAGATTTAACCAAAAATGGAAAATCTACTAAAATCCAGGTTCATATATTAGTTGGAAAACATTTTGTAAAAGGATATAAAAAAGGATTTGATATAAATCATAAGAAAGGAAATAAACTTGATAACCGGGCCTCTCAGCTTGAATGGTGTACAAGGCAACAAAATATACAACATGCAAGGGATATATTGAAAAAAGTCATGGGAAATAAACCAACTAAGATTTTAGTTATATCTCCTAAAAACAAAAAAATAAAATTTATTTCTCAAAGGGAAGCTTCAAGACAATTAAAAATAAGACAATCAACTATTTGGCATGTTTTAAATGGTCTTGAAAAACACGCATTTGGATATAAATTTAAATATTTGTAAGTTTCAAAAAAGTTACTTATCTTTGTGTTCCGAATAACGTGTTTATGGCAACATCTATGGTCTAGTGGGAGGACGCACCCGTGTAGGGTGAAGCAGGGGTTCGATTCCTCTTGGATGTTCGAAAAATCCAACCGTTGTATAGTATCATAAATCGGTCTATATTCTAACGGCAATGGTTACGTATGAGGTATCTGTAGCCTAAAACAGCGTACGTAAAAATAAGTCCTTATTAACCACCCTGGGATAGTGAAGGGAAAGGGACTTATTTTTTAACTTTTTTAAAATAGTAGATGAAGAACCGCACAAACCCACTGATCATGGGCGTGGTCGAAACGGTGTCCGAGATGTACCAATCAAAAAAGCTTCCGACAAACTGGAGGTGTTATTACTGTTGCAACGGGAAATAACTATAAAGATTGGGAAATATAGTCTTCACGTATCCGTACCTCTTTGACTCTCTACTATTTTAATTTATGGGCTAGAAAGGCTATTGATTCAGTATTGAAAGGTTTTATTTTAGGTGGATGCAGTATATAACATCCTTAATAAATATGCAACAAACAAACGTAAAGTCTAAAGCTGAACGTATTGCAGAAGGAGAAGCGATACTCGCTTCGGTTTTCAGTGAAGAACTGGAATTAGCTTGATGCATGGGTAGTCATACCTTGAAACAGAAAATGGCTGGTGTAGCATGGTTCTCGGACCTAAACCGAGTGGTGGAGGGTAGGAAAATTCTTTTGGAACGGTAGTAAGATTAAATCGTTATCCTAAACCTATAAAGAAAAGTAAGATTTTTTGTATTGAAGACTCGGATTCGAATTCCGACTAGTCCACTGACAAACCTTAGAAATAAGTATTGGCCCGGTATTTCTATATTGGGCCTTTTTTTTGAAATTAAAAACTATCAATATGTCAAGAACAAAACAGAACATTAGTACAGAGGATGAAGTAAAAGAATTGATGGAAAAGTTAAAAGTAAAAACTGATCTTGATATGAAAGTAGATCATGAATTTACTTTAGAAGAAACGGAATTACCCGCTGTGGCACCTGCTACCCCTATAGCTTCAAAGAAGATAAGGAAACCTTCATTCCACCTGGGAGACATGTTCTACAAATATCTTGACTATAAAAAGATCAAAGGAAAGTTCCACGTTAAGAAAAGAAGCAAATTGAAACTTATTTATACGATCACCATTAATCTTGGAAAAGGAAGTCACGTAGAGGAGCTAGAATTAACAACTGAGACTCCAATCGAAAACCTTAACATAAAAAGAGTGCTTCGTAATCTCCTTAAGGACACCTATAACATTCCAGTAGATCAGAAGTTGAAAGGATATGCTTATTATACCGCTAAGGATAAAACAGGTTATACATTTGATTTTGCTAAGGATAAACTGTTAGAAAACGATTCTGAATATCCAGTAAAAAAAGCAGCATAACGAATGCCTAAGACCTGTCAATATAAAGAATGTAATAATCCTGTATTTTCAAAAGGATATTGTATTTATCATCAACGTAAAACAGGGTATTCTCTAAACAGAACTAAATCTATCCGGAAAGTAAGCAAAAACCAAAGCGTAATCTTGGGAGAGAGAGCGAAGCTAACTCAGAAGGATAGACTTTTATTTGCTGAGATTTGGAATGAACGACCACACATAGACTTTGAGACAGGAGAACCGATATACGGGGAGCCGTTAACGTTATACTTCCATCATGTCCTGGGCAAACGAAAATCAGCATACCCACAATTTAGATATGAGAAGTGGAACATCATATTAGTATCTTGGGAAACGCATACAAAGGCCGAGAACAATTTGGACCTGGTTCCAAAAATCAAAGAATATACTTTAAAACTAAAAAAACAATATGAGAAATAAAAAACTCAACAACGCAATTACCGGGGTTTGGATAGTTCTATCCTTCCCCCTTGTCCCCTTCATCCTCCTTGGCCTGGGTATCTTTACCTGTATGGTGTTCTTCTTTGGCTATAAATCTGCCAAGGACGAGCCTATCTACTCCAAAGTGGATATAATCCCTTCCCGCCCTCCAAAGGTCCGTCATGAGGCTCGTATTGAGTCTGAGGTCCTATCTTTTTAACCTATTATATTGTTAATTTCTTTAACATTTCTTGTTATATAGGAAAACTATGTTATCTTTGCTCTAATTCATCACCCAAAATCAACAATTATGTCAAAATTTCTTTCTTCCCAATTGCCAGCAGGGGTACTCCGGGCTGAAATCATTGCCACACCTCTTCCCCTGGCAACCGAGTCTTATGCACCGGTTCCACATGGTATAGTCATTAATACAGTCCTGGAAGGGCTGGATAAGGCTGGTATCGTAGTTTTAAGCGAACAGTACAATACCGCAATGGATTGTAAACAGGTGATAGGCCGTTACCAACTTCAACATGGTGATTCACAAATGAACATCAGTCTAATGTTCCATAACTCTTACAACAAAACAATGCCTTTGCGTATAGCTATGGGAGGCCACGTTATTGTGTGTGAAAATGGTATGGTAATCGGAGATATGGGTGCCTTCAAACGAAGACATACCGGAACGGTCCTCCAGGAATTCATTGATCAAATGCAGGGTCATATCGCTAAAGCTGGTGATACCTTTAAAAGGCTCCAGTATCAACGTGAAAGAATGAAGGAGATCGAAATGACAAAGAGAACTACTTCCGAACTTATGGGAAGGCTCTTTATCGAAGAAGCCCTAATCACAGATACTCAGCTTGGAATTATAAAAAGAGAGATTGAGAATCCCTCTTTCAATTACGGGATTGAAGGAACGCTGTGGAATAGTTTCAACAACGTTACGGTTGCTCTGAAAGATGCACATCCTTCTCTTTATCTGAAACAACATATTCAACTAAACGATTTCCTGGTAAAGGAATTTGATTTAGTATAAACTATGTGTTTGTCCTACTATAAAAGGACAGTAAGAAAGTGTCATCGAAAACTGTCGGGATTTAGATGCTAAAATCTTCGAGCTTTCTTTTCTTTTAACTAAAATAAAAACAATGAAAACATTAACACTGGATTATTCAAAATGGAGGAGTGGGGGATAGGTTGGTTCAAGGAACCAACTAGGAATAGGATTTACTAGATTACTTAATAAAGAAGGATATGAATGTTGTTTAGGACAATTTTCTTTACAATTAGGATGTTCTATAAAAGATATATTAAATGCATCTACTCCCTGCGAAGTAAAGAAAAAAATACAGTTTTTAAATTCAAAAGACGGTATTTATTTTAATACAATCTTTTCACGTAAAGCAGTGAAGATAAATGATGATGTCACAACCACCCCCTCCCAAAAGATCACTCTTTTGAGGAGACTGTTAAAGACAAAAGGATTACTTTTAAGAGTTATAAATCGCCCTAAAAAATAATGCCATACTATTGTAACGCAAAAATAAAGGATGGTAAGCTATTTAACCGCTCCGTTAGTCATATGACTGATGGAGATTATATTTTGTGCCTTATTAAGCAGCATAATGGAACTACAAGGGATTTCCAGAAACTCTATTTTGCCCAGTTGGGGGAATGGAGTTATGATACCGGGTGGACCAAGGACATGCTGCATGATCTTGTGAAAAGCGAACTGTTCGTAGAGTTATTTAAAGAAGAGATTTCCACTACCGACCTTACCCAGGCCCAGTGGAATATTTTAATTTCCGAATTACAATCATTTTTAATATTAAAATTTGAGAATTTATGAGCAAGAAAATCAAACATTACGTAGGAAAAGTAAATGGTCCTTTTGTAAAGAAGGGAGAAATATATAAAAAGAATCCTATGAATATAGCTATTGATTCTACTATTATGGGAACTCTAAAGTTAGAACAATATCCAGAAACTTATGAACCAGTATATGAAGAAGAAGTTCTTCCGGGAATAGTTTCGTTTAAAGCCAGCGGTGGAAGAATTTTTCCTTTTAATGAGGAAAATATTTCCTATGAGGAATATGTTGAAGCTTATATGAATTTACGCGATATAACAATCCACACCATTTCAGTAAATGGAGTGGAATGGAGTGTGGGGGAAAAAGTTACTAACAAAACCGAAGTCTATAAACATGTTATAAAATCATTTGAATATAAAGTACGCCCAGATAAGATAAAAGGTGAAAATAAAACATGGCTAGTTTATTATTCTGATGTTATTGGGTGGGATGATATTTCTGATTTAAGAAAAATCCCCCTCCGCAAACCCATAATCACTTTAAAAGATGAGAATGGAAAGAATGTGGACCTGTTTGAGGGAGATAAATATTGGTTTGTGTTTACTGAAGATTTTGAGATAATGGCCTTTGAAATTCAGAAGAGTAGCGTTGTTACATATGATACTTTCTTCCCTACCAAAGCAGCAGCAGAGAAATATGTATATGATAACAAACCCTTCTACCCCAGGGGATTGGTGGAACCTTTAATTGTTGGACTAAATTATTCCTTTATCAGTAAAGACTCCTTAGATAAATTAGAATCCTTCAAAGCTAAAATGGAAAAAGATGGCAAACCTAAATAAAGAACAAAAGCTTTGGGGATGGATCTTTTTTGGGATAGTTGCAAGTCTTGTTATTTGCTTGATAGTGAATGCATATATAAATCATGATGCGATTGGACCCAGACCCTCATTAAATTATTAGTATGAAAAGAATATCATTTATTATAGATGTAGATTTTAATCCATACTTCTGGGCATTCATCCCCGCTATAAACGCAAACTTCCACAGCAAGTCTTTGGAGATTGAATGGTTGTTTGTTGGAATTTACATATCTAAAAAGCCAACAGAATGAAACAAATCAAAACTAAAGCAGCACTTATATTTCTTATTGTTCTGTTCTTTTTAGGTCCTATACTTATTATACTTGAGTTCACAACCGAGCCTTATTATGTACCAATAATTCATTACTGGTTTAACTTAAAAATTATTACAGGAATGATTTTCTGTCTTGCAGGAATTAGTTTATTATTAAATAAAAAATAAATCATGTTTGACTTTAATAAAAAGTTTACCAAAAAAACTCTACAAGAATTTGCGGATCTACTTCAGGAGATGAGCTATAAAATCGGGTTTAAAGTATCATCCAGGGGATGGTGTTATCTTATGGAACAAGCGGGTCATATAAATAAGGACCAGTTTGACAAAGTAGATTCAGCAGTTAATCGCTGTAGAAAGGAAGGATTACTTCCTGTTGACTTTGTAGCTGAAGAAGATGCCAGAGCGTTTACAGGTGTTGAGATACCGTCTTCTGAAGACGGAAAAAGTATGGAAGACATCCTTGCATGGATGTTAAACGATGTCTTAACAGGTGATAGATATTATACTCCTGATTGGTGGGAGGGAGAAGAATATTATATACAAATGCTTGTTGAAAAAATAGATTTAAAAACTCTATTTGAACCTATTTGTGCTCAGTATCATATTCCTGTAGCGAATGCAAAGGGATGGAGTTCTATCCTGCAACGTGCAGAATATGCCAGGAGATTTAAAGAAGCCGAATATAAAGGATTAACTTGTGTACTTTTATATTGTGGTGATCATGATCCGGACGGATTGCGTATAAGTGATACGCTTCGTAATAACCTTGAACAAGTTAGTGAAGTTAATTGGGGAGATGGAGAAACAGGATATGATCCGGCTAATTTGGAAATTAAAAGATTTGGATTAAATTATGATTTTATCATAAAAAATAAATATACTTGGATAGACAACCTAATTACCGGATCAGGTAAGAATTTAGCATCCCCTCTCCATAGAAATAATAGACTTCCTTATGTTAAAACTTATTTAAGGACTATAGGAGAAAAAAAATGCGAAGCCAATGCAATTGTTACTACTCCTAAAAAAGCTGAAGAATTAATTAGAGGAGAAATTGAAAGCTGGTTAGGGAAAGGAGCAAGGAATAGATTTGCAGAAAAAAGAGCAGATGCTAAAATGAAATATGCCGATCTTTTAGAAGATAGTGAATTAAGCGCACCAATACAAGACTTTTTAAATAGATAATATGGAACAAGTATTATTTTTTTTATATATCTTAGGAGGTTTATATGCTGGAACATTATATCTTAATGAAGAAACGGAAGAGGATGGACTGCTTTTCAATTTCTTTTTTGTATTCTTTTCCTGGGTCTCGGTATTGGCTTTTTATTTTAATCGTAAAAATAAATAATATGAAAATTAAAGAAGTTTATGAATTTAATTCGGGTGCAGAAATTTCTCCTTCATCTACGGATGGACAATTGATTTTATTATATGCAAGAGAAAACCACGAATATAAATGGATGGGGATTGGCCCAGGAACGGGAAGATTCACTAATGGTCTTTTAATTCTTTTTAACTTTTCTATATCTATAAAAGTAAAAATAAGTGAAATTTAATGGAAGAACGCTATACCATATATGATTTAGAAACTCTTGCAAACTGTTTCACAGCGTACTTCATGGATTGGACCACGAAGAAGGAAAAGTATTTTGTAATAAGTCCCTTCCAGAATGACTTCTTTGAGATGATGAAGTTCTTAAGGAAGCTAAAGGACCATTATTATATCCTGGTTGGATTCAATTGTAACGGATTTGACTGCCAGATACTTGAATACATGATGTTCAATTTTAAAAAATTGAGATCCTGGTCTGGAGAAGATATTGCCCGGAGACTTCATGAAAAAGCTCAATGGATAATAGGTCTTGAAGAAGGAGAAGAGAAATGGATGAACCTTATCCCGGAATGGAAATTTACCATCCCTCACATTGACATATATAAGCAGAAGCATTATGATGGAATGGGCAAACGTTGTTCATTAAAGTGGTTGGAATTCACAATGAGATTTCCAAACATTGAATCAATGCCGATCCATCACTCTGAAGAAATAACTTCTCAGGAACAGGTAACTCAGATTGTTATATACGATGCAAACGATGTTCATGCAACTCATAGATTATTTGAACTTAACAAATTTGAAACTGATTTAAGATTTAAGCTCTCAGAAAAGTATGAACTAAATCTTATGAATGCTTCAGAGCCACGCATGGCCCGTGACATCTTTGGAAAGTTCCTTTCTGAAGCAATGAGAATACGTTATAAGGACTTGAAGGAGAAACGTACATATCGCAGCAGGATTGCTACAATAGATGTCCTATTCGACTATATTAAGTTTAGGGACCCCATCCTCAACGCAGTTAAAAAGTTTTATGAGGACCTGGAATTTAATCCATACAAGTTCGAAGAGAACAATATGCAATTAAAGAAGGTAAAAAAGGAATTCAAGTTTCACAACCTCCAGGAAGTAGTTACTGGCCTGGGCGGTATACATGGATGTACAAAGCCTGGGGTATACAACAGCACAGAGACCTGGAAGATTAAAGATATTGATGTAACTTCCTTCTATCCCAACTTGGGTATTAAAAACAGATTATATCCCGAACATCTTTCAGAGGTCTTTTGTGACGTTTATGAAAATCTTTTTAAGATGCGCCAGGAGATTCCAAAAGAAGACCCTGAGAATTTGGTATTTAAGATTATTCTTAACGCAACTTATGGGCTTAGTAAGGAACCTAATAATTACTTACATGACCCGAAGTACACGTTTGCAATTACTGTTAATGGTCAGCTTCTTCTTTTGATGCTTGCTGAAGTATTAAGCATAAAAGTAAAAGGAGTTGTTTTTTACCAGATAAATACAGATGGAGTTACGATTGGTTATCCGGTTGAACAAGAACAGAACGTTAAGGACTGTATGAAGAAGTGGGAAGTGTATACAAAACTTGCTTTGGAAGATAAGATGTATAAAAAGATTGTTATTATGGACGTTAATAACTATCTTGCTGTTGATGAAAAAGGAAAAGTAAAGAGAAAGGGCCTCTTTGCATATTCAATGAAGCCGGAAGACAAGGAACTTGAATATCATAAGAACCCCTCCTTCCTGGTTATACCCAAAGCCCTGGAAGCATTCTATGTTAACAACGTTCCTATTCAGGATTACATAAAAAGCTGCAAGGACATTTATGATTTCTGTGGAGGGGTGAAAGTTAAAAAGGATTTTAATCTTGTAGAACATTACGTAGATTTTGAAACCAACACGATTGAAAAAGATATTATAAACGAAACCGTAGTTCGGTATTATGTATCCAAAGAATTTAAATCTCTTAAAAAGCAGTATAAGATGGAAGCCAAGCTTGCTGGAAGAACTGTAGAGATTGAGAAGGGGTGGAACACAACTTACTTTAATATATTCCAGGATAAACCAATGGAGGAATATAACATAAATTATAAATATTATACTCAATCTTGTAGAAAAATTATAGACGCGATTGATCCACATTCACAGAATTTAAAATTGTTCTAATGGATAAAGCACTGGAAGCTAGGATAAAGAATCAAGAAGAATGTAAAATTGCCGTCAGAAAAGCAAATTATAACGCTTCCTTCCTTTCCACCGTTGGATCGGGTAAAGGCAAGATATTCATTGACTTAGCCCTGGAACTCTTCAATGCTGGTAAAATCAAAAATGTTTTATATCTTTGTGATAACAGAAGGCTCAGGGACTCTGAAAAAGACGGATTCCCGGCTGAATTGGAGAAGTGGGGTACACCTGAATTCAAAGACGCAGTAAGTCTACAATGTTATCAGACGACATACAAATGGACCGGTATAGAGTTTGATTTGGTTATTGGGGATGAAGTTGATTATGCCCTAACCCCCTCTTATGTAAAGTTCTTTCAAAATAATAGTTGGAAGTATATAATTTTAGCTTCAGGAACTTTAACTCCGGAAAAGAAAAAGATCCTGGTAGTCATTGCTCCTATTGTCTTTAAGCTTTCTATGGATGATGCTGAGGATAAAGGAGTAGTAAACCGAACAGAATATTATGTTTATAACTTTAAGATGAGTGAAGCGGAATCCAAAGTTTATGAGAGTTTGACTAAGAAGATCTCATCTCTTATGAGAGCGGAAGTTGGATTTGAAGATCCTGATATGCGGTTTTGGTTAAGAAAACGAAAACATTTTTTAAATGCACTTGAAAGTTCTTATCTTAATTGTAGAAAAATTCTGAATTTCATTTATCAAAGAGATAAAAACAATCGAGTTGTTATATTTTGTGAACTTACAGAACAGGCTAATCGGTGTTGTAAATATTCTTTTCACGGAAAGAATGAGGGAGAAGATAATCTTACTAAATTTCAAAACGGTGAGATAAATGCTCTGTCCGTTGTAAGTAAAATACAGAGAGGTATTAATCTTAAAAAGGCAGAAATAGCAATTTTCGAATCAATGTCAGGATCTACTACAAAATTTGAACAGAAGGCAGGTAGAATGAAACGTTTGGGAATTGATGAAGTGGCCCAGGTAATATTTATGGTTCCCTGGTATCTTAAAACGTCTCCAATCAAGAATCCAAGACCCAATACGACAGTTACTCCTCCAACTTGGAAAGCAACGGTAGTAAAGGGGTGGATTGAAAAAGCAACAGGAAATATATCAAATATAGATTTAAAAATATTGAAACTGTGAAAGGACGACCCCCAAAAGTATCTTTAAAAAGAATTAAAAACGCACGTAGTATGAGTGACTTTTATATTGCAGAATATAATGAAGACTATATTGACTTCATTAAAACAAAGGAAGATCTTGAAAAGTTTAATCGTTTGAAGGAACTTATTCCTCAACTTAAAGGCGTTCATGCTTCTAAATGTCTTGATCAAATAAAAGAGTTTACTAAGCTGGACCGGGAATTAAGAGGATTACGTTCTGTTAAATTTATTGATTTACCTAAAGACCCACAATTAAATTAATATGGAATCAAAAGAAGCAATTCAAATAATGTCATCTCGCGGTTATAAAAACACAGCTTCGGGATCAAATGAAACTATTTTATTCTTCTTAAAAAAGATTAATGATCAGTTAGATCTTCATGGGTCTGTGTTTCTTAAAACAGAATCTGTATATCTGGATATAATAGGTGCTCTTGATATGGGTATTTCTATCAGATCTCTTCAGATGGGTTTAGATAGTGAACAAATGTTTCAAAAAACAGAAGAAAGATTATTAACTTATATTTCAGTACTTAGAGACGGTGTAACTGAAGATCCTGGAGTTAAAATTAAAACCGAACCTATACCAATCGAAACTCGTAAATCAGAATTCTGGCAATCTATTCGTCAGGTTGGAAAAGAGAAAGGTTATCAAAAAGAAATGTGTACGGAATTTTATGATTATTGGACAGAAAAGAATCCAGGAGGAAAAAAATTAAGATTTGAAACTGAGAAAATATTTGATGTAACTAGAAGATTAAGAACCTGGCTTGAAAATGATAAGAAGTGGTCAAAGACATTTGTTGATAAAAAAGTAGATCAGCAAAATAAAGAACTTGAGGAAGTGGGAACTAAGGTTATTAAGAAGAAAGATTTATTTTAATATAATGATCAAAGAATTCATAGAATTTATTGAATTAGCAGAAAACTCATCTCCTTATATTATAGCACAGTGCAGACAATTTTCTGATGAGTTCCCTAATGCTGAATTTATTGATTACAAAAGAGTATTTAAAGCTCTTGTAAAAGGCTTTTCTTACGAGACAATTGTAGATAAATACCAAAGAGAACAGGTCAAGCTTGGTATGGATATTGCTAAGAGAGAGCTTTTTAGTGTTCTTAAGATGGAAGATTGTATTGAGGATATGATCTCTGATCTTAAAAAAGGTAAAGAGAAAGGAACCCCAACATATATTAAAGGTTTGGATGAAGCCTGGACCTGGAGACGCGGAGAATTTAATATATGGACCGGTTATACTAATGAAGGTAAATCTCAATTCTTGCGGTTTCTTTGCCTTGTAAAGTGTATTGTGGAGAAGACAAGAGTTGCGTTTTATGCTCCGGAGGATTTTCCGGCTAAAGAATTCTTTGATGATTTAATTCATACAGCTTCCGGGAGATCAACGGATAAATATAACCCCCTGGGATGTATTAAGGAATCAACATACAGACGAATATATAATTCAATTAAGGACTATTTTTATTTTGTTTATATTCGTCCTCCAGAAAACACTTTAATAAATGTATTAAAGGAATTTGAAAAGTTAATTGAGACGGAAGAAGTAACGGTTTGTGTTATAGATCCAATAATAAAGATTAACAGGCCCAAGGAATTCATGAATGCCGATGATAAATATGCAGGATATGTTACAACGTTGTGTACTGACTTTGCTCGACAAACTAATATCTCCTTACATCTTGTAATGCACCAATTGACACCAAGGATGCAGGATAACGGTTACTTTCCTAAACCAAGTTATTATACTATCAAGGGAGGGGGAACCTGGGGAGATGGAACGGATAATATATTATCAATTCAGAGACCAGTATACGCAAAAGATAAAATTGATGATCAAGTAATATTTACTTCTCAGAAGATTAAAAAACAAAAATTAGTTGGAGTTCCAATGGAACTTAGGTTTCGTTTTGATAGAAAGAAAAACAGATATACAAACTTTGAAACTAGAAGAGATCTTTTTGAGTTTTCAGAGTATTTTTCAAATCCCCAACTCGAATTAGCTTTGAAAGGAATAAAAATGTGATAATGAAATCAGATAAAGATATTATAATTATTTCTTGCAGGATTGAGGACAATGTTGTGGCAGAACTCAAAACAATAGGAAGGGTTGATCCTGAAATAAAGGCAGCTATTGCTCTTGTTGTAAAAGAAATAAAAGAGGGTGAAGAAGATATTGAAATTTTTGAAATAGGAGGATGCTATGTAATAACTGAAAAAAGCATAATCATTGCCTGTTATGAAGATGAGCTTATATTGTATCCACAAAACAAAAACGATGCAAAACAGAGTACCTGAGAAAGGAGATATGGTTAAATGTAACTATAACTTTGATGAAGAACGTCAAAGGTATGGTTTGAAATATCCTAAGAAGGGAGACTATCTTACCGTAAGAGAAGCTTTAAGAGTTGTCGAAACGGGGGAATGGGTCCTGTTCTTTGAAGAACTGATATTATCAATTCCCCTGTCTGTGGCCCGTTTTGATTTGGTCCAGACCGAGATGGATGGAGATGCAATATTAAACGATACATTTAAAATAGCAAATAATTTATAAAACTAAAAACACACATATGAAATACATTTTATTAAGTATTATTTTTTTACTATCTATAGCAAGTAGCTGTAGAACTACACCTCCTCCTGATGGGTATTATTATGAAAGGGGGGTATGGTACTATTATTACAGAGGTCATCGTGAAGCATATCACTATTATGATGGGGATAGTTATTACCGTCATTCATACCGTTCTCAGGTTAGGAGAATACATTCAGGCGGGGGTAGAGGAGGACATAGACATTAACATTTCTTTAACAAAGACATTTTAGAATTCGAAATATTATTATTATATTTGCTTTAAATAAATCAACAAATGGCAAGAGTAAGTTTAATACTTGGTGAGAGCGCGTCTGGTAAATCCAGGTCGGTTAAGAATCTCCCCTCCAAAAATACATTCATTGTGAATGTAGTAGGAAAAGAACTGCCATTCCCAGGTTCCGAAACAAAGTATCCAGAATTTAATATGGAGACCGGCCAGGGTAATTTACTTGTGACTAAGAGCACAAAGACTATTGCCAAAGTTCTAAAATATGTAAGTGATAATCGTTCAGAAATCAAGGCAATTGTGATTGACGATAATCAATATCTCTCTCTATTCACTTACACCTCTCGCATTGATGAAAAAGATTGGGCTAAGTTTAATACTATTGCAATCAATATGATTGACCTGGTTGAGCTATGTAAATCATTACGTAAAGACCTTATTATATTTATCCTTCAGCATGTAGAAACCGGGACTGATGTTTCAGGCAATGATCAGATCCAGGCTAAGACTATGGGTAAATTTGTAAAAGAGAAGGTTACTTATGAAGGGCTTTTTACAACTGTATTACTTTGTGATAAGGAGGATGGGGAAGAGGGACAGGTTAATCACTTCTTCTGGACCCGAAAATCCAGGTCTACCGTCAAAACTCCGGAAGGAATGTTCGCAGAACAGAAAATTCCAAATGATTTATTTTTAGTAGCCAAAGCGATAAGTTCATATTATAATTAGTTTACTTAAATTTTAAAATAAAAAACACAAACATGTACAATTTTTCAGGAACTAAGGCCGCAACAGCCAATTCTTACTTAAACCCAGGTATATACCGGTTGAAAGTAACTGAAGTAAAACAGGACAAATTTGCAAAAGGAACCGTCTATATCGGTTTCAAATTTGAAAACGAAGATGGTGTATCATTCATTGAAAAATTTACTTTTGCTACCGAAAAGGGAATAGAAGTAACAATGAGTCGTCTTCAGTATCTTCATGAAGGTTTCTTTGGTAAACCTCTTACAAAGAATTTCTCTTCAATCGAAGAAATTACTGAGTATTTTCAAAAATGGTTGACTTCAAAACCAATTACTAAGACTATCTTGGTGGGTGGTAATGAAAGTGGAACAACAGTTTTTGCTTGCCTTCCTTACGCTGGATTCTTCATTGATGAAGATTCAGACTTCGAACTTGGTGAATTCGAACCAGGATCAAAGGAATACAAAAGGGTTATCAGAAAGAATAATTCTACTAGCGAAGTATCTGATAAACCAAACGGTCTTTTGAATGACTCGGACGATACGGAAATTGGTGCTAAGAAAGATGATGTTAAATCTAACGGTAGTACCAAAACCAAATCTAAAGAGAAAGAAAAAGCAGTAGCGGCAGAAGACGAATGTCCTTGGTAGTATTTTAATTGGTGTGATAAATAAGAAGGGTGGGAAAGAAAGACCCACCTTTTCTTTTAAACAACATTATGTTCGATTTTAAAACAGTTGAGTCTCCTAAGAAAATAAACAGAGATTTTATTTTAAGTAAAATCAGCGAAGCACAAATTTTCGGGTACTATCATGGACCATTTAAGATTGGACAAATCTATTGCTCAAAACTTCGCAGAGACAAAAATCCATCATGTGGATTCTACGTTTCAAAATCAGGTAAATTAATTTATAATGACCTGGCTAGAAAAGATTGGGCTTTTGATTGTTTTGCATTTGTAGAGAAATTATATAACTTATCTTTTTCTGATGCAATCAAAAAGATAGCTTCAGATTTTGGACTTGTAACTGGAATACAAACTACTGAAGTTAAAAAAGTAATTAAACAGTTAAAGGACTTTGATAAATCCTTTAAAAAGGACACCAGGATCATATTTTCTGCCGATAAATGGAATGATTCTAATCTAGCTTACTGGAAACAATATCACATTACCAAGCAAGAACTAGAAAGAGAAGGAATATATCCTATAAAGCGTCTTTTTATAAACGATTTTCCAGTATCTAACCCAAACAACGAAAACCGGTATGCCCTCACCCTAATGAATAAAGGGGAGATGAGAACTAAGATCTATGCTCCAGGGAGCGAAACCCTCCGCTGGATCACCAACATACCCCTGGATGTCCCGTTTGGAATGGATACCCTTAAATACGGTTCTCCCTTCTGTTTTGTGGCTAAAGCGCAAAAGGACAGGATTATCCTCATGAAGTTTTTAAGGTCCGTTATAGCGTCTCAAAATGAGTCTGAGGGGGCATTGGATACAGTAGCTAAGAAGTTGCTTTTTAACTTCCCTGACAATTACCTGGGGTGGGACCCGGATGAGAAGGGCCTGTCTGAGATGGCTGCAATGGAAGAAAAGGGGTTTAAACCCCTCCACCTTCCTATAGAACAGTTTGAAAAAGAAGGAATCAAGGACTATGCTGACCTGGCAAAGGTTAAGGGGTTGGGTGCGATAGAACAATTTTTAAAACAAAACAAAGTAATATGAAAAAAGCATATAAAAAACCGGTTACAGATGAAAATTTTATTGTTATTCCTGATAATTTGGGTGATGCTCCTGATGATAGCCTTTTAGTACTTCAAGATGAAGGAAATAACAAATCAGAAGGGGGTATTTATTTACCAGACATGAGCGTGGAAAAACCTGATACAGGTATAGTAGTAAGACTTGGAGATCGCTCCGATGGTAAACCGGTTAAGTATAAACTCGGAGATCACATTTTATGGGGAGAAGAAGCAGGTCGTCAATTAAATATTCGCGGGGTCATATATCTGTTGATCAGATATAAAGATATATTATGGAACTATAAACAATAATCAAATGAGCCAGGAACCATTTCTCTTAACAAGAAAAAGTGTAGAAGCTGAAATTGTAAACACCCCCGCAGAAGTCCTTGTTACGTTTTATGGTATTGCTGTTTATCATGAAAAATATAGGTTTGCTATGTGGGTCCTTGATGAACTTCAAAGAAGAGGGGTTGACAAAAATGAGATCAAAAAATTTGATGACAATTTTCAGGAATTTTATGGTGCTCTCTTAACACAAAATGATTTATGAATTTAGAGGTTTGGAAAGATATAGAAGGATATGAAGGATTATATAAAGTTAGTACTACTGGACAAGTTAAATCTATAAAAAGAAATAAATTAAAAGCATTTGAACTAAAAACAGGAGGTTATTATAATACTTTATTATGGAAAAATAATAAATCATATAATAAAAGAATTAATCGTTTAGTTGCTTTGACTTTTATCCCAAACCCAGAAAATAAACCTTACGTTAATCATAAAGATGGAAATAAATTGAATAATAATGATTGGAATTTGGAATGGGTAACTGATTCAGAAAATAAAAAACATGCAATGAATGTCCTTAAAATACAATATGGTCCACCTATAAAAATAAAACAATACAGTATCTCAGGAAAATTAATAAAAATATATAAATCAATAACAGAAGCGGCCAAAAAAACAAAAATACACGGTGTTAATATTAGTTATTGTGCAAAAGGAAAAAGAAACACAGCAGGGGGTTTTATTTGGAAATATTAAAATATATGGAAACTTATAAAAATATTATATTCGATAGTCGAGAAGAGGTATGGTTTGCTATGTGGTTAGAAGAACTTAAACAAGCTGAATTCATTCAGGAATGGTATAAAATTAATACTCCGATGCAAATTCTTGATCCAGTAAAATTTCTTTATACACGGACCACACAATTAAAGACAAAAGAAAAAAAAGAAGTCAAAAACTTTACTCTTTTAAACGATCTAACTTATACTCCCGACTTCATGATAAAATGGACGGACAATGGATGGAATAAATTTGTCTCTTTAATAGAAGGTAATATTAATCCGAAAAGCTGGTTCTTTGGATCATACGAATATGAGTTTCGAAGAGTTACATATGCTGAAATTAAACCGACCTTTGATCAACATGGAAAAACAGCACGTTTTAGTGTTATACAAAAAGTAATTTGGTCTATTAAAAATATATTTGTAGATTTGATTATTCCTGAAGACCTGTTTGAAGGAACGTTCATGCCCCAGGAAGCAATTCCTGATTTCAAATATAAAAAGAATCCTAGAACCGGACAGTGGAAAACAAAATACATTCCTAAATCATTAAATGAATTTTTAAATGTCACAACCCTCAGAATACAAAAATAAATTCGCAATTTCGCAATCCTCTATTAAAGATTGGCGAATACTAAGCCCCAAAGCCTGGTATAATAAATGGATACTAAACATTCGTCCAAAAACGACATCTGAGGAGATGGAATTCGGTAACCTACTAGATACTCTTATCTTTAATCCCGAACTCTTTGAAAAGAGGTTTATCCTCTCTGAGGTAGCAAAACCTTCAGATAATATTGTTCTTATAACCAGGTCGGTTTTTGATCATATTACTGAGCTTAATAAGAATGCTAAGGAACTTAATGATAAGACTGATGTAGAGATCAGAAATAGAGATGCACAAGATGGAAATCTGTATCCTGATGAAATAGCTAAGATCGTTCGAATTAAAAAGTATGATCTTACAGAAAATAAAGATATTGTAAAGAAGTTTTGTACAGAACATGAATTCTGGGTAAATAATTTAGAACGGGGATATAATGATGTAGTAAAGAGCGGATCAGAATTCTTTGATTTCCTTACTAAGGTAGGAAATAAGATCGTAATAGACTCTGATCAACTCGCCCTGGCAAAAGAACTTGCAGAAATATTGAAGACCGATCCAATTAGCCGGGGATTCTTTATTGCTAAGAAGGATTGTGAAGTCCTGTTTCAGCAACAGATTTTTACTGAATTTGAATTAAGTGGTCTTGATAATCTTGAACTCTTACCTATGAAAGGAATGCTTGATATTATACATATCAATCACAAACGCAAGGAGATCCGGGAAGTGGATTTAAAATATACAAACAATACTTTCCTTTTCCCTGATGCAATACGGAGATTTGATTATCCCCTACAACATAGTATCTACGATTTCCTTTTACATGCCTGGATCAAGACATATAAAAAAGGACAATATAGTGATTATAGTATAATGAATCCTCTTAACGTGGTTATTGATGACCAGGAAAAGATTCCGTATCTGTATGGTTACAAAGGCTCAGACCTTCAGATAAAGAGATCCGGCATGGAAGGAACAAGGATAACGGGATGGGAACAGACCCTGGAAGAGATTGCCTGGCATATTGATACCAATCAATGGGAAAGGCCCCGCAGTCACTATTTAAACGGCTTTATAGCTGTAGAAGTGTTTTCTAAAAGATGATTATATGCAATACCGTACCGATCATTGTACTGAAAAATGTAAGGACAACGCCCATAGTGCAACTTGCCGCTCCAGGAAAAGAAGAGACCTGGACCCAATTAAATATATTTGGCAGAATCTAAAGGATAGAGCTAAACAACGTCCAAAAGATTTTACTATAACTCTTCCTGAATTTAGAGCATGGTGTATGAAAAATGATTTTCAACCAGGTATGGGAGATTCAATAGACCGTATACATAATGAAGCAGGGTATCATATTTGGAACATTCAAAAAATGTCATTAAGAGACAATATTAAAAAGTATCACGAAATAGATAAATTTAAAGCTTTACAAACTGAAGAACAATGGTAAAAGAAATAGATCTTGTAGACGGAAAACAGTATATTATTGACAATGAATTCAATAATGGAGGTACCGTTACCCTTGTAAGGAAGGGAAAATACTTTTGTACTGTAAGGGATGAAGAGACCGGAGGGGAGTGGGAAACAATGTGTAATAGATTAACTGAAATAGAAAATAAACAACTATGACTAAGAGTATGGGATTTAAAAGAAATTTAAAAGGAGCCGCTATAACATATGTTATATTATGGTTATGGTTTATGTTTTGTGCAATGTTATCAGCAAAGGGTCAAGTAAGATTTGATACAATACCTCAAATAATAATATGTATTGATACATCTATTAGTAGTCCTACCTGGCTTGGAGATAAACTATTTTGGATAAAGGGGTATGAAGTAATTACTTCAGATCTAGTAGCAACCATTCATGTAGCATATCTTGATGAAAAGAAAAGACCAATTAAATATATTGGGTTAATGACTAAATAATTAAATTATGGATAAGCTTTTCTTTGATATTGAGAGCACAGGTCTTTCCACCGAAACGGACCGGATTATACAGCTTGCTATAAAAGTAGTTAAGGAGGATGGCTCCATCCTGGTAAACAAATCCAAACTCTACAACCCCGAAATCCCCATCTCAGACTCTGCATTTGAAGCTCATGGGATCAGTGATGACGATGTGAAAGATTGTCCCTTGTTTTCTGAAGATGCAAAGAAATTAAAAAAGCTTTTTGAAAACAAAATTATAATCGGATATAATATCATGCGCTTTGATGTTCCTTTGCTTATGGCTGAGTTTGCCAGGGCCAAGGTTGAAGTTGATTTATCAGGAAAGTTTTTGGATGTGCTTAATATAGAAAAGAAACTTAATTCAAACGCTCTAGCAAAGACTTATGAAAGATATTCAGGAGAGATCCTGGAAGGTGCTCATGATGCAATGAAGGATGTTGAAGCTACAGAACTTATATTTAACTGCCAGGATAAAATAGTAGAAGACTGTGTTGAATGGAAGGATGTAGACCTATACGATCTTTCAGATACCAAGGAAATGGTTGATCTCTATAATAAATTAAAACGAGACGACAAAGGATTTTTGATATTTAATTTTGGAAAGGCAAAGGGAGTAAGGGTTATTGATGATATTAATTATGCTGGATGGATCTTGAAGGAAAACTTCCCCACCCAGGTAAAGGACCTTATCCGGGCAGAACAGACAAAACACGCTTTTAAACCCAAAGAAAGCTTAAAAATCACCCACCTCCCTCCAAGGAACCTAAAAGAACAGCCTAAGTCCTATAATTGGAAACCTTCTAATGAACCGGACGATTTACCTTTTTAATTTCATTTTATGAAAGCTTTTATATTTTTAACCCTGGCTTTTATTGGTAATTGTTATTTAATATACATATCTTTGAACAGTACTAAGCGCAGGAACAGGGAATATATGGACTTAAAGATCAGTCAGGAAATAAAAAAATATTTTGATAATATGATGTTTGGATTTGGAATGCATCACGATTATACAGCAGAAGAATTTAAAAAAATAAAATCTCATTCTGATCTTGTAGAGCAAAATAAGAGGATGGAACAAATAATAAAAAATTATAAATTATGAGTGAATTAGGCACAGGCGGTCGTCTTAATGATTCTAAAACACGCCATGATCTTTTCGAACCATTCTCTATTAACGAAGTGGCTAAAGTGTTTACCAAGGGTCAAATTAAGTACCCAAAACCCCCTCATAACTGGCTTCATGGTATGAAGTGGTCTAAATGTGTTGCTTCTCTTAAAAGGCATATAAATGCGTTTGAGAGGGGTGAAGATTTTGATTATGATCCGGAGTGTAAAGATTGTCAGGCCGGGACCTGTGTTAATCATACTGGTCTATATCACATGGCCCATGCTGCCTGGAACTGTCTTGCCTTGGTATCCTACTATAAGTGGTTTCCTCAAGGAGATGACCGCCTTATAAATGTTATTCCTAAACCCAAAATTGGACTTGATATAGATGAGGTGATTTGTGATTGGGTTGGTGACTGGTGTAAATATTGGAGTATTGATACCCCAACCGCCTGGTTCTTTGATTATAAGATCCCGGAACGTTTTGAACAAATGAAAAGAGACGGAATTTTAAATGACTTTTACCTGGGACTTAAACCCCGGATTAAACCTGAAGATATTCATTTTGAGCCTCATGCTTACGTGACTTCAAGACCAATACCAACGGAAATAACAATGGAGTGGCTTAGAATTCACGGATTCCCTCTGAGACCCGTTATTACGGTCCCTGTAGGAGAATCAAAGATTGATGTTATAAAGAAGGCCGGTATAGATATTTTTGTGGATGATCGCTATGATAATTTTGAGGAGTTAAACCGGGCTGGTATATGTTGTTTTCTAATGGATGGTCCACACAACCAGCGTTACGATGTTGGTTTTAAAAGGATCAAATCTCTAAAAGAATTAAAATTTTAATTATGTGGTTCACTCATCGTGGTCATAGATTGGGAGTTAATGCAGATCTTATTAGAGAACGAAAACTTGATTTTGATACGGTAAGTCAGATTGTTGCATTACATAAGGAGCGATATGATCTTTTTACTCTTTTAGTTAAAACAAAGAATAGAACGTTTATGAAAATTCTATTCAATCAATTAACCCAGGTTGAATTTGAACTTCAAATGTTATGGGGATTTGAACCTAATGCAATTAGACATAGATCTTATTTATGGCCTAAATGCACCTGTCCTAAAAGCGATAATGATGATGCTTTTCCTGAGATACAATGGATTGATCTAAAGTGTCCACTACACGGACCTAATTAAAAAACTAAAATAAACAAAATGTCACTAAAAATTTATGAAGACTCAAAAAACTACACTGGTACAGTAGTTAAGGTAACAACTACATTCTCCCTCCCTGGCTTAGATAATGTAGTTGGGACTTCGGTGTTTGGTAATACGTGTATAATTCCAAAGAAGTATCCTCTGGGGGATCTTTATATATTCTTTCCGTCAGAAACTCAACTTAGTGAAGCTTACCTTAAGGGTAATAATCTTTATCGGAATTCTAATCTAAATGAAGATCAGAAATCAAAAGGATATTTTGAGGATAATGGAAGAGTCAAAGCAATAAAATTTAAAGGCAATAAATCTACAGGAGTTGTAATGCCTATTGGTTCTCTAGCAAATGTTATTCCAGGTGCTTCAGGAGGTGTTAATAAAATAGTATATGGTCTTAAAGCTGGACAGGAGTTTAATGAAATTGACGGAATTTTTATTTGTAAAAAATATATTGTTCCTGTCAAATCTTCTGGACCTGGTACAATGAAATCAAATAAGGTATTGGATGAGATCATTGATTCCCGTATGTTCCCTGAACATATTGATACTTCTCAGTTACTTAAGAACCTGGATAAAATCAATCTTCTGGATGAAATGAGCATCACTATTAAACTTCACGGTACTTCTGCCCGTATAGGTCATACACTTACTAAACGCAAACTCAAATGGCATGAAAAACTTGCTAAAAAACTGGGAGTGAAAGTTGTGGATGAAGAATATAGTTATGTGATAGGAAGCCGTCACGTTGTAAAATCTGTAAACTTTAATGAACTGAAGAATAAGAATCATTTTTACGAAGATGATCTTTGGACAATGGTTGGAAAAGTTAACTTCCAAAATAAATTACATAAAGGAGAGATTGTATATTTTGAAATTATCGGAAAAGATAAATATCAAATCAGGTGTACAGGTAATACATATATACCTCTAGCCGCTGGAGTAGATATTCAAAAAGGATATTCTTATGGATTAAATATTCCTAAAGTTTATGTATACAGAATCACTCATATAAACTCCCAGGGGGTTGAAGTGGATTTATCATGGAGACAGGTCCGTAAAAGATGTACGGAGATTGGAGTTGATCCTGTAATTACAGATTATGAAGGAAAAGTATCAAATTTTGCAGTGCATCAAGTAGGCTGTGCAATAGAAGATTTCCTTGGAGATCCAGAACCTTGGAAAGATAAATTTGAAAAATATTTTATTAAGACTTATCTTGACAGACCATCCTGGCTTGATTCTAACGTGATAGAAGAGGGTATTGTTATTCGGATTGAGGATTATCCAAATCCCAGAGTATACAAGCTTAAGTCGCCACTTTTTTTGATCCACGAATCTAAACAGGCAGATGCAGAAGTAATTGATGTAGAAACACAAAATTAATTTTATGAGTTATAAAACATATGTTATTGTTAGTTGGGTTATAAATTTAAGTATAATATTTTGTACTATTATGTATATATTATCTGAAAAATAACATTATGAAAAAAGTAGTTTTAATTTTATGTGGACCTCCAGGTAGTGGTAAAACAACCTTTATTAAAAGGTTCCCTGATAAACGATTCTTTACTATACTTTCAAGAGATGAAATAAGGGAGAAGATGTTTGGTAAAGAGTATAAACAGAATAGCAATGACGAGAAAAAAGTCACTAAATGTTGGGATCATTTATTAGGAGCATCAATACATCTTAAACATAATATTATTATTGATAAAACAAATGTTGATGCTGCCCACCTGGATGGATACGTAAAACAGTTTCCTGAAGCTGATTTTATACTTAAAATAATATTTTTCAATACTCCTTTATGGCTTTGTAGAGTAAGGGAGGTTAAGAGAAGGATACTAACCGGCAGACACGTTCCGCATGGAATTATTAAAGACATGAAAAAAAGATTTGATAAAATAAATCAACGTAATTATGACAAGTACTTTTTTTACAAGTGATACACACTTCCACCACAAAAACATTGTGCGTGGAACTTCTGAATGGACAGATCTATCTAGGTGTAGGGATCTTGATACTCTGGAAGAACATGACGTTCGCCTGGTTGAAAATATCAATAAGACTGTAAAGGAAAATGATATTCTTTATCACCTTGGGGATTGGAGTTTTGGCGGGATTGATCAGATCTGGAATTTCCGTAAACAAATTAATTGCAAAACAATTCATTTGGTCCTGGGCAATCATGATCATCATATTGCAAATAATAAACTAGTTCAAATAAAGATGCCTGAATTACTTAATATTCAAAGTCTTTTTGCTTCAGTGAACCAATATATCATGAATAAGAAAATTGGTGGTCAATCAATGTGTTTGTCTCATTTCTCTCAGAGGGTGTGGGGTAAGGGTCATCATGGTAACTGGAATTTATACGGCCATAGTCATGGAACACTATCTGATTACCATAGATTTTCTCGTGATGAAAATGAAGAATTTTATTGGGAAATGGCGGGTCTACCAGAAGACTGTAAATTCAAATGCATGGATATTGGTGTAGATGCTCATCCAAAATTCCGTCCATATCACTTTGATGAGATTGCCGAAATAATGAAAAAGAGAATTCCCCTGGGTGGAGTTGATCATCACAATGAAAATACAAACTAATGGCTATTGTTGTAAACGCTCCTGAAAATCTCCCCCTCCGCTTTGCTCAATTAGAGATTTCAAAGTTCAAAGGACACTTAGGTTTACCATTCCTGGACAGACTTACCTCCCCCTCCCATAAAATAGGAATTAAAAGAAACAATTATTATTTGGTAAGAACGGATGCTTTGTTTACTTTTACTACACCAACTATAGAATCTAATATATTAGTAAGACTAATACGATGGGCTGAGAATAAAAATTACGATTACTTAATGTTTATTAATAAATAAAAATGTCTATAAATAATTTTGACTTACTTTTACCATTTGTTTCTACCGATACACATGTAAAAAATTCCTTCTACCTTCTTCAGATACTAAAAAGGAGAAAGGATAATCCCACTATGGATAAGGATATGGAAGTTATTGATCAGATGTGCATTTATGGTCCGGTTGACCTGGGGCAGAAGATGGCCCATATTATGGCAATCTGTGTAAGGAATAATGCCAGGGCATATCTTAATCTTAACGTCCGGGACCTTGAGAGAGTCGGTTTACAGGCTTTAAAGTTAACAGTTGATTATATTATAAGCCGGAATTATAAGGCTGTTAAAAAGGCTTTCTGGGCGGCTGCTGGAACGTGTAGTTCAGAAATAAATAAGAAGTGGGTTGTAGATGTAGATAGTAAAGATCCGGAGTATGTTAATGAGTTAATATTTATTATTACAGGTTTACATAAACAGGCTAAGAGAGGAGATGATGAAATATTTGGGGTTGTGCCTACTAAAAATGGATTTCATATTATATGTGCTCCGTTTAACCTCCAGGAAGCGCGGAAATTATTCGCAGAAGATGTACAAAAAGATAACGGAACAATTCTTTATATTCCTTAAATTAAAAAACGCGGCTTTTCAGTCGCGTTTTCTGTTTGTATGTACCAAGAGATAGGTTACACTATTAATCCACTCTTTGATTTAGTGAGATTTTCTTCTGTCAAAGGTTGACCATCTGTTGTGACCAGATTGGATTTTGGAGCTTGTTTGTTCTTTGCTTCTTGAGCAATACCATCCTGAGCTTTTTTCAATTGTTCGGCTTTAAGAGCTTGCAGTTGATTCATTTGTTCCTGGTACTCTTTAAGTTCAGAGTCGGTCGGAATTTCACCGTTATTCCATGTGTATTTAAGCTTGGCTTTACCAGCTTTGATATTGAGGTTCAAAAGGACCTGGAAAGCCTGTCCTGCCTTCTGTAGAGCTTCAAAGGCTACTACAAGGTTGTTCTGAATAGCTTCAGCTACATCCCCTCTAAGATCCAGATTGTCAGTAGATTGCCATTCTACGTCAGGAATAAGATGGGTTTTAGGCTGTGATGCCTGGGCATTCTTCTTTTTTTGTGCATCGGAGAAAGCTGCTGCTTTTTCCTTGTGATTTTTACGGTCGGCCATAATTATTAATTTTTTACAAATATAACCATATTATTTGAAACTTCCAAATGCCCTAGTAGTTCACATATATTTAACAAATAGAGGGTTTTGTATTACCAAAATTTATATTAAATTTGCAATATGATATTTCATAAACAAGTCGGGTTCCCCGAACAATTGATTATCCCAAGAAAGTTCTTGTTTCTAAAGTACTCAAAACATGCTCTAAGGCGTTTTAAGGAAAGGGTTAACAAAAGACCCCCATCCATAAACAAGATGATGTTAACCAAAAAGAAGTTTGTAGAAGTAAAGACCACAGAGAGTGGTAAAAAGATTTTAATGTGTGTTGTTAGAATACAACACAACAAAAGTTATGATATAGTACTAGTTTTAAAACCTAACTTTAAAAAAGCTACTGCTAAGGTAATAACTCTTTGGATAAACCATAAAAAGGACCATCACATGATTAACAAATCAAATTATAGTAAACCATGAATACTCCAGGACACATAAATGATCAACCTATTAAGGATTTTGAAACTCCAAAGAACGATTATATATGTATTACACGAGATTTAACTCTTAATGAATATCAGTTAGAAGCAGCTAAAAATAAAGCATTCCCTGAGAAGTATGCAATCATATATCCAACAATCGGAGTTCTTAATGAAGCGGGAGAGATGGCCGGTAAAATTAAAAAGTGGATGCGTGGTGATACTCCAAATCTTAATGTTGAAGATCTTACTGGTGAAATCGGTGATGTACTTTGGTATATTGCTTCCCTTTGTACTGACTTAGGTATTACTATGGAAGATACTGCCCGAAATAATATTAAAAAAATTACTTTGCGTAGAGAAAAAAATATGATTAAAGGAAACGGAGATCATAGAGAAATAGAAATAAAATGATTGGAATTTATAAAATAACAAGTCCTTCTGGGAAAGTATATATTGGGCAGAGTTGGGATATTAAAAGCAGATGGACTCATTATAAACAACATGGTAGAAAACACAAACAAGCAAAACTAGAAAATTCCTTTGATAAATATGGAGTTAAAAATCATAAGTTTGAAATTTGTCACGAATTACCCTCTGATGTAAGTCAAGATGTTTTAGATCGGTATGAACAGTTTTATATGGATCTTTATCGTGATTGTGGTATTGAGTTGTTGAATTTGAGAGAGGGTGGGTATGGGGCAAAACATACTCAAGAATCAAAAGATAAAATAGCAAAAGCTCATTTAGGAAAACCCAAACATACAAAAGAATCTAAGAAAAAAATAGGAAAATCCAGCAGCGAACGGACAGGACATATTACTTGGAATAAAGGATTAAAAAACTGTTTTTCAAAAAAATCTCTTCAACAAATGAGTAAATCTCGTAAGGGATTACGTGCAAAAACAGTATTACAATATGATAAACAAGGAATTTTTATAAAAGAATGGAGTTGTATTTCTAATGCAACCAAAGAGTTAAATATTTCAAATGGAAAAATAACAATGGTTGCTCAAGGAAAAAGAAAACAAACTGGTGGGTTTATTTGGAAATACAAAAAGACAAACAATGAAAGGATTAACTGCAATAATTAAGATGTCGTCAGGATGCGATTGGCACCGATTGGTCATGCCTTTGAAGTATATGGGCATTGATATTAATCAATGGAAAGGTAAAACTTTTGGGGATCTTTCTCCAGAGACAAAAATCCTTTTGTTTAACAGGACCCCAGGGATGGATATTGAAGTATTTAAACCCTTGCAAAAACAACACGGTTTTAAAATAGTTACGGATCTTGATGATTATTGGGATCTATACCCTCATCACATCCTGGCTAAGTCCTGGGAAGCTAATAAAACCGCCCAAAAGATAAAAGATTGCATTGTTGCGTCAGATGCCGTTATTGTTACAACCGCTCTACTGGCTGATAAAGTAAAGGCTTTAAACAAGAATGTCCATGTAATTCCTAATGCCCTCCCCTACGATCATGAACAATTTAACTCTACAAAGGTAGAAAGTGAATTCACCCGTTTTCTTTATGCAGGAGGATCATCACATTTTCACGATATTCAAGTTTTAAAAAGACCATTTGAAAAGATTATAAACAATCCCAAATTTAATAAATCTAAGTTCATCCTTGCCGGAGTGGACTACAGAAACAAAGAGTCCCTTGTATTCTGGAACAAGATGGAGAACTCTTTCTCTTTAAACGGAAGGATACCCGGTTATGAATCTAGGGGAACCCTCCCCCTAGACTCCTATGAGGATCATTATTCTCATTGTGACGTTACCTTGATACCTTTGGAACAGAATATGTTTAATGCATACAAGTCCAATTTAAAGATCCTGGAGAGTGCGGCTAAGTACAATCCCTGTATTGCTTCAGATACTTCTCCTTACTCTGACTTCCCTAATAGGGATTTAGTTATGTATGGATCGAATGCTGCAACCTGGTTTGACAATATTAAAAAGTTCGCTATTGATCCGGTCTTTCTTAAGGAGAAAGGACAGGCCCTGGGTGAATATTGTCGTGAACATTATAATTTACTTAAAATCAATGAATATAGAAAACAACTTTTTGAACATTTAATGAAATAACATGAAAGACTTTGATCCAGAAATAGAAAAAAGAGAACCCATAAACTTTGAAGAGCAGATGAGTCCAAAAAACCTTGCGTTTCAAAAAAAGAGATATGAAAAGCACGTAAATGATCATAAAGACGAACCTTGTCTGTGCGGTCATGGAACGGTAGGTCAATGTCATGAAGACTGTTGGTATTAAATTCCTTAAATTTGGATAATATGAAAAAAGATATTATATTTGTGATCGAACTAACGGATGGTACTATCTTAGCCGCAACTAGAGACGAAATTGATTGCGAAATCAAGTATTGTGAGGAGGGAGGATTTGAATTGAACTTTAAGACTATCGGACAAATTAAACAGCCCCCGCAGGGTTTATCCCCTGACTTTCAGACTCGTTTAATCGAATTCTTTGATAAGGATTTAGAGGTTACACCAGAACTCAGAGACAGTGCTGCTTTAGCTATAATAAACCACATAATACGATAAATGGCAAAGAAAAAAGAAACCAGAGACGTAGAAAAGCTTAAAAAGCTTAAAGTTACAATGGACAAGATTGACAAGGATTTTGGGACCGGTACGGTCATGATGTTGGGAGATAGTCCCAACAAGAATATAGAAGTAGTGTCTACAGGCTCATTAGGGCTTGATATAGCCCTTGGAGTCGGAGGACTACCCAAAGGTAGGATCGTTGAGATATACGGCCCAGAAAGCGGTGGGAAGACCACCCTGGCTATGCATGTGATTGCCCAGGTACAGAAACTTGGTGGAATCGCTGCAATTATTGACGTAGAACACGCTTTTGATGAATCTTATGCCTTGAGAATGGGTATAAACACAGACGAGCTTATCATCAATCAACCCGACTACGGAGAACAGGCCCTGGAAATCACTGACCGGCTTGTGGAATCCGGTGCCGTGGATATTATAGTTGTAGATTCTGTGGCCGCTTTAGTACCTAAAGCTGAACTAGAAGGAGAAATAGGGGACCAGAAAATGGGATTACAGGCCCGGCTTATGGGTCAGACCATGCGTAAACTTACAGCCAAAACCTCTAAATCTAACGCTATTGTCATCTTCATCAATCAGTTAAGAGAGAAGATAGGTGTGATGTTCGGGTCCCCGGAAACCACTTCTGGGGGAAATGCCCTTAAATTCTACGCTTCCATACGTCTTGATGTGCGTAAGATCGGGGTCCTAAAAGACGGCGACGAAGCTTTTGGGAACCGGGTTAAGGTGAAAGTAGTTAAGAATAAGGTCGCTCCACCCTTTAAGGTGGCTGAATTTGACCTTATATTCGGTCAGGGTATAGATTCTAGTGCTGAACTAGTAGACATAGCCACGGGGCTAGAAATCATCCAGAAGAACGGTTCCTGGTATGCTTATGGTGAAGATAAGATTGGGCAGGGAAGGGATGCTGTTAGTACTTTATTAAATGATAACCCGGAGTTACGTACTGAGATCTTAGAAAAGGTCAAGGAAAAACTCAAATTATAAACTCTTTTTTAAACGTTTAAAACAAAAACACAATGCCAGATTTATTAATCAAACACGCTGAACTAGAACAGCTAGACAAACTCATCCAGGAAGTGCCAACAAAACACGGTTTTGGAATCGTAGTATTTTTCAACCAGGTTAGAGGACTTCGTAACCAGGAAGCTCAGGAAGAAGCTAAAGCAAAGGAAGCTAAAGCAAGCCAAATAAAAGACTTTTCTCCTGAAGAAAAGACAGAGTTTACAGAACCTGAACAGTTCTGAAACTAACAACTAAAAATAAAGCCGGATTAAATGTCCGGCTTTTTTATTAGCTAAAAAACAAGTTTATTTCTTTCTCTCTCCTTTGTATTTGCCAATTATCAATTTGATGATTTACATAAATCCATTTTTTAAACTCAGTAGAAATAGCATCTTGACCCGCGTTTGAATTAATCGCAACTAAAAGATGAGACCCTATAAAAGCACCACTTCCAAGATTATAAATAAAATCAGATAAGGAATCAACCTGATTTTGATTTAAAAGAACCCTTACATGATTATTAATTATTGGTATAACTATAGTATTTATAAAATGAATAAGAAGTTGTTCTGCTCGTTCTACAGTAATTATAGAATCGTATTGTTTTACAGAAAGACCATTTTCATAAAATGTACTTCCTATACCTATAGTCCAAATTCCTGCTTTATCTTGGTAAGGATGTAAAACACATCCTTCTTCGTTTTTTATTAAGTTAACTCCGTTTGATGAAACTATATACATTTTATTAATTTAATGAGTATTTCCAAATAAACCCGCCTGATGTTTTTGCTTTATTTCTTAAACATTTTGCAATATTTCCAGCATCAATTTTTAGAACCATTTCAACTTCTTTTCCGCAGGACCAATTTTTAATAAAATTTCCATTTAAATCATATTGACAAATAGGAATTTTATTTACATTACTTAAATATTGTTTAGTTTTTTCACTAATAATATGTCCTTTCGCGTTTTTATTACCTTTATTTTTTTCTCTTAAATTTTCTTTTTGTTGATCTGTTAATGAAAGTCCCTTATTCCAGGATGATAAATTTTGTTCTATTTTTGTTTTACTTATTTTATTTTTAGTAATAATTGTATGTGTTTTATTTAATCTATTGTTATTTCCTTTATGAATAATACTCATTTTTAATCTTCCCTTTTCTGTTAAAATACTATAACTACCAGGAAATATTTTATTTAACATTTTAAAACCACAATTTTTATAATATTCATAATAATAAATTTCCCAATAATTAAATTGTTCTTGTAAAGAATATTTATCTAATTCGTGAATTGAATAAAAATTATGATTTTCTATTCCATGTTTAATAAAAGAGTTATATAACCCTTTTTGTTTTTTACAATCCAATACAAAATAATGATCAAATCTTTTTTCAAAAGTCCTTTTCGTTTGTCCTATATAAATTTCTCCAACAGGGTTTTCTATTTTATATATTCCTGACATATATTAAAATTGAGATGTGCTTCCATCATCGTAAGTAAATATTATTTTTCCAGATATGCCACTAAAAGAAGAAACTGTACGTTGTTTAAGAGGAACACTTTGAACAGCACCAATATCTGGAGGATTAGTTCTTGGTTTTCCATAAATATCTACAATCACTAAAGCTTCACTTGTTCCTTTTCCAATTAAAGGAGAACCAGTAGAAGGAATAAAGTTAATTTTATCAATTAAATATCCGGATGGTAAAGGAACTCCTGGAGTCAAATCAATATTATTAGATTCAACTATAAGAGCTTGACCATTACTATTATTTTTTAAAAGGCTTGATCCACCTGATTGTGTAGTAGCCATAGCGTTCCAGGCAAAGTTATTTTGTATAGTCGCTGTATACATTTTTCCCTGGTCATCAACCATAGCTCCCAGGACAACAGCATTAGTAACATACGTACCGTCATCTGTTTTATCTCCTGAATCATTATTTAAAAAGAAGAAGTTTCCCCCTGTTAAAGGAATAGTAGCTTTTGAATTAAGTAACGATGTATCAATACGAACATCTACAGTTCCGTAGTGAATAGTGTTTACGTCAATAACATTATATATATAAGAATCCTGATTAAAAAGAAGTCCTCCAAGAACAACTTGGAATAAACGTTGAATATATCCCCATCCCCCGCTTCTAAATATATTAAATATCCAGGAATTACCAGATAAAATTTCAAATATACCAAGATCTCCATTATTTATAAGCGTTGGTCCAGTAACAGTCCAATTATATGCTCTTAATGCATAAATAGAATTACCAAATACTTTTGTACCTGATCCGGTTCCATCATTAGTAACAATTATATTACTAAATGTTGAATTAATATTTACATTATGATAAGTGAGTGGAGATTCCCATGTACCATTATAAAGCATTGTTATGCTTCCAAAAATAAAAGTATCTACAGTAAGTCCATAATAAAGAGCGGTCTGAGGAGTTCCTGTGTAAGTAATACTATTACCTGAACCGTCAAATATATTGGATGCTGTTTTATTAATACCAAATCCTTTGAATGTATTATTTACGTTATTTCCTCCACCATGATTAAATACTGTTCCTGTTCCAGCATAAAGGAAACCATATTTCTGACCAGGTACGACGGTTCCATCAAAAATAATATTTGCTGTCTTACCAAGGGTAATGCTTGAAGTAAATGTTACACTTCCTCCAACAGGAAGAAATGTTATATTTACAAGACCCGAAACATTAATACCAGGATAAGTTCCTGCGTTAATAGTTACGGTATCTCCAGATTTTAATCCTACCGGTAAACTTAAAATTCCACTACCTAAACCAATCGAATAAATTGCCATATATTATTTTTAAAAGTATGTTGTTACAACTACTATACCGCTTGCTCCATTACCACCATTTCCTGAGAAGAAACCAGCTTGTCTATTAGCACCTCCTCCTCCACCCCCACCACCTGGGAATCCACCATTACCGCCATTACCAGCGTTAGAATTATCTGCTGCTTGTGCAAACATTCCTCCCCCACCACCAGAACCACCAACAATTGAATTTACACCTAATGTATTTCCATTTCCACCATTTGGTGATACTAATGAGGTTGCACCAAGTCCACCTTCTATAAGACCAGCATATCCTGCTGGTGAATTTCTATTTGCAAGATTAGCAGCACCAACTGTCCCGCCATTCTCACCAGGAGTTTGTCCACTTGCTGTAATATTACCCCCTGCACCACCCCCTGAAGGAGCCATAAAGGTACCAACTACAGCTCCTCCTGCTGCTCCACCATTACTACCATTATTTGTAGCTGCTCCTGAAATTGCAGGATAACCACCACCAGCTAAACCCACTGTTCCGGCTGATGTTCCGGCACTTCCAAGACTTGCAAATAACCATGAACCGAAAGAAGATGCTCCACCGTTAGTTCCTAATACTGTAGGATTACCCACTGTATTAATACCAGTTCCACCGGTTCCACCCGCCCCTACTATAACAGTTTCCGTTGCTCCTAACAATACGGCAGGAAATATACTTTCAGAAAGTCCTCCACTACCACCACCTGTTCCTCCAATAGCTGTACCACTTGTCGCAATACTACCAGCAAGCCCACCTCCACCTCCACCAATCATTTTAACATGAACTATTTGTGCTCCGGCTGGTTTAGTCCAAGTAAATATACCCGCTGTATTAAATATTTGTACATTAATAGTTCCAGCCTTATTACTGAATGTATTAAAGTTTGTATTACTTATTAATCCTGCTGTAACGCTTGCTGTTGAAGCTAAAGGAATCTCTAATGTTGCTGTGCCTCCTAATGATACTGGTGAAGTCAACCAATTAGGAGCAAGTCCCGATGTTCCTGGTGCAGAAAACGTAATTGAACTATTTGCAAGATCTGCATTTGCAACAGCAGCAAAAGAAAGATTACCCGCAGCGTTTCCATGAAGTACAGTAGTTGTTGTTCCTTCGTTCGCAAAAAGTCCGTCTGTTAGAGTCGGAGTAAAGAATGTTGGTGCCGCTGAACCCGCTGTATCATTTCCGAAAATAGTAAACGCACCTGCATTAGATAAACTAAAGGTTAATGCAGGGGTAGTGGTTGGGTTAGCAACTGATGTAGTAAATAAAGGAGAAAGAGTACCCGCTGAAAAAGAAGTTACTGTTCCACCTGTTCCTGTAGCAGTAAGAGTTGTTCCACTAAATGACAAACCTGAACCAAGAGTTATTTCAGAAATGTTAGCTGTTGCCCCTGTCGGATTACCAAGCAAAGTATGTGCAGAAGCTTGCTGCATTTTAGCATACGTAACAACGTTAGATCCTATTGTAAAGGCTCCTGTATTACTTAGAGTTAAATCACCTGATGCAGGTACACCTGTAGCAATATTGCTTCCGTTTCCTACAAACAAATCTCCCGATGCAAGAACATTAGACAACCCATTTGTAATTTGAGCAATAGTATAATCTCCGGTTGTAGCAACCACCGCCCCCGTTCTTCCAAATACTGAAGTCACTGGGAAAGTTATTGCAACGCTCGAAGCTGCTGTAATTAATCCTTTTGCATTTACAGTAAACGCTGCTACGTGGGTAGCGTCACCAAACGATCCAACATTTGCATTAACAGTCGCAAGAGTTGCTACTGATGAACCTGGACCGGCGGCTGTAACGTCTCCAGTTAAGGCAGTAATATAATTTCCTGCCGGTTGTGGTGTAAATCCTAAAGCTCCTGTTACATCTGAACTTAATAAAGTAATAGCACCGGTACGACTATTAAATGATGATACACCGGTAACCAAAGCACCAATATTACCATTCAATTTTTCAATAGCTGATAATATTGTATCAGTTGGGGAAACAACTCCTGCTCCTGAAACATATCCAGTAAGAACTTTGCCTATTACTGCACTATTAAGGACTGTTGGATTTGGAAAGGTTCCTGATAAATCTCCTCCAGCCGCAATTCCACCAATTGATACCGGTTCCCACCGTCCGGTTCCATTAATATCTATAGAAGTAAAAACATTTCCTATAGTCCCCTGACTTCCGTCTTCAATCTGGACCGGTGTACTAAATAAAGCAACCGATTTGCTCAATGAAAGCATCTGAGTTGTCCCCCAGTAAAATGTTCTTGAGTATCCGTTAGGTGAAGGAATATAATCTCCCCACTCAGCCGTTGCCGTAGATACGATCATATGATACGTATTCCTAGAAGGCTGGAAATTAATTTGTAAATCTAAAGTAGACGCATTATCAATAGAAAATGTATTGGATGATGGATTTGCAACCCACACCTTATCAGCATGTAAAGACCAATCGGAACCATCAACATAAATTGAATGAGAACCTATAGTATCAAAATATATTTTTGGAAAACCTTGAAATTCATAAGAAGTCCCAGATGGATCATTTCCATTATTTTGTAAAGATACTTTGTGATTTACTGAATCGCATTTTTCAATATAACCAGTTAAAGTTCCACCCGCTAAATCATCATTACCAAATCCGAATTGACCAGGGGCTGTTGGTGTTCCACCTGAATAAAATAACCCCTCATGTTGAGTTCCCATACTCCTAATTGCCCATGAAGTAAGTGAATGGAAAAATAGACATGAATCATGCGCGAAGTCAATTCCAGAAAATGCATAAGTATAAGAAGACAAACGCAATTCAGAATTATAAGCCTGGAATTGAATATGTCTTTCATAACCAGCACTCAGGTATTGATATTCTAAAGATTCAAACCAGTTAGGTATAGTATTACCATTACCACGGAATCCTTGTGCTTGAACGTGATCAAATGTTCCATCTCCGTTATCTGTAGAAAGGTACCAATCATAAAACTGATGTGATGTTACATTTGTATTAAAATTAACTCTCTTAAAATAATATACCCCTCCCCCTGATGGCACAGTAACATCTAAGAAATATGGATTTGGATTTGTAATAGTAAAGTTTCCACTATCAAAATTCGTACTAAAACCACCCATTGGTAATTGTCTATTCTCAGTAAGAGAGGCAGGATTTCCTACTTCTCCAACGGCTTGCCCTAATTTAGCAACACTGCCTGATACACTTAATCCATCATTTGCACTTAATACTCCTGTTGCTCCAGACGGAGGAGTAACCCAGGCACCAAGACCCTGATTATTTATAGAAGTAAATACGTCTCCAACGTTCCCTTGAGTTCCATCCTGTATTTCTAATTGTGCCTGTAATGCAAAATAATTAGAAGTAATAAGTATTCCCTCTGGTTTAATATATATTAAGGTCGTTCCAGATGGGCCTTGTACAGTACCAAATATTCCAGAAGATATTACCTCTAATGATGAGTTATTTCCATAAATATCGTATGCTGTCTGTTCAGTAATTCCTGCATCTGATATTGCAAATTGAGTTCCCGCTGCTGATTGTAAAGCAAGACCAAATGTTGATAAATTAATAAATGTATCTTGAATAAGAGAACCACCTAATTGAACAACATTTGAAGTCTCTGTTAATCCATTATTAAATGTTGGAAGAGAAGCAGAAGTTATATATCCTGGATCATTAGTAAATTGAGAAAGCAATGTAGGTTGTCCAGTAAGGTCAGAGTAATGACCAGAAAAAGCAACCGGTGCTAGTGAAGATATATTAGCTTTAAGATTTAAATCATTTTGTAAATCAGTTTGATTAGAAAGTATACCTGTAATACTTCCCCAAACCGCACCACCCCCACCTCCTCCTGATGATACCCATGCGCTTCCTGACCAATAAAATCCTTGAAGAAGATTTATATCAAATACAAAAAGTCCTATGTTAGCAGCGGTTAATGATGCTCCAAGAGATATTCTAGCTGCGCTAGTTAAAGGGTTATGTCTCCAGTTAATTAGATTGTTTATTAAACCACCATCCAAATCAACAAGAATTCTATTTGATGCCATTTTTAAAATAAATATAAAGTTAATCCTGTCATGTCAACGTTAGAATCAATTTCAACCATTTGATTAGGAAATATACGTAAATGAATATACACAGAATTGCCGTCCTTGTCTAAAAGCAAATATCCTCTTATTAAGAGGATTTTGTGTTGATCAGGACGTACTATAAATTGTAAACCAGATACAGGTGATCTATAAACAGCCCCACATTTATAAAACTGCTCTTGTAACTCGTTTACTCTATTAATAAGATCACATATATCATTACCCATCTTACTTTTTTCTAAGTAACTCCGTTAAATTAACATTTACCCCCAAACTTGCTCCAAGGTTTGGACCAAATAAGGTTGTTTGTTTTGTTGACCAATTATAAAGAATAGGTATATACCCAAAAGAACCACCGAGAGTAAATATTCTTTTTTTATCAGGTTTTTCAAAAATATGCTTATCAATAATGGCTCCGTTTAACTGAGTAATCACTGCGCCTGGATAATCAGGTACAACAAAAATTACATAATTCCCTTCCTTATCTATCTTCACCCCGGTCAAAGCAGTAAAGGCTATCTCATCCCTAGCAAGGACTCCTGTTATCTGTAAACTATCCGGAACACCCTGAATATGAATCTTTGTTACAAGTTTATGAGAATTGCCTTTTGAATAAGTTGTATCTAAAGAGAAATTAACATCTTTTTGAATGTATGTTACTACACCAGCTTGCTTTGTAATACTATCTTTAACAATAGTGGGTTTCAAGACCCCGGAATCCATTAACTTAGTCCCTGAAGAAACAGCACCTATAACGTTTCCGGTTTGAGCTTTTATTTTCTTTTCCAGGTCAGAATTGATAGACTTTAAATCGCTGTATTGTTTAGCGACTAAGGCATACTTATCATACTGAACCTGTCCCTCTTTGTTTTTGGTTACTGTTATACTATCGTTTTCTGCTAATAGATTTTGATTTGCTATTTTAAGATTTTGAATTTCCTTTGCTTTCGCATTGATCTCAAAATCAAGAACAAAAAATACAATAACGGCAAGAATAGCCACTATCACAGCCGATAAATGTTTTGATAGAAAGGCTTTAATTAAGATCCACATGTTGTTGTTTTTTAAAAATGAAATATTACTTTTACTATATTAAAAAGAATTAATAAACCAAAAAAGGTTAATGATTTGTTTACGGCTCCATTCACCCCAAATATCTTTGAGAATATCTTATCAGTCAGTGCTGTACTCCCTAAGAAGGTTGTACTTAAGTTAGCATAACTGTTAAACACTAAGTCAAACTCAGCAAGTCTAAGAAGTACATTAACGATTGCAATCTCCCACCACAGGTGAGAAAAGCTGTATAACAAAGGAACATTGACCAGTACTGCCAATATAACTCCATCAGTATGCCATCTCTTTATGATTTTCAAGACAGTGGGGGTGGAGATGTTATCCTTCATCAAATAACTTTCTGCGTCTTTTTTTGCCAGAAAAAACCCACAAAGTAATAAATATACTTGTATGACTAAAAATATTAACATTGTATTTTAAGTTAATGCTACAAATAAAGCAGGTACAATAAGGTTTCCAGCAGCCGAGAGTGCTTGTACACCTGTTTTCCAATTATCGTTTGTTTCAAATGTATTTTGAAAACCCACCTTAGATGAAAAATAAGTTGCGACACCAAGGACCACTTCAGAAATAACAAAGAAAACACCATAAGCCGCATGATTAAATAACGCTGGTAAAAAGATACCTGCTACAAAAAGAAAAATAGTTCCTAAAGCAAGCCAAACACTATTGTTAGCATTTGGATGAGCGTTTGATTGAAATAAAGACATGATTATGAATTTTTATTACGTTTACGAATTTGTTGCACATAATTTACAATCGCAAATATTGATGCAATTGAGCTTAAAATAACAGCAATGCTCTTATTTAAAGAAATTAGAGAAACTAGACCTAGAGAAACTAGACTTAACAGCCAACTAGATGCTAAAAAAAGATGACCTTTCATTGCGTTATTATTATTTAAAAATAGTTGTTTCATATTATAATTAACTGGTTCCACAATTATTTACACTACCAGGTACAACCTGTTCGACCGGAGGAATATATCCCCCTCCCCCCATATTTTCGTATTGAACATTTTGATATGTACGAAGAGCAAGTAATCCGGCTATTAATCCGGCTTCTATTCCAAGCACCATAGCCAGGTCCGATAAGGATCTTCCGGCTTGCCATTTATCAACAGCATGTGAAAGATTAATCATAAAGTTTATAGAAAAAGCAATCGCTAAAGTGCTTCTTATAGATACTTTTTTATTCTTACCAAGCCAAAGTGGTTCAATATATCTAAATAGTTTTTTCATTAAAGTATAACAATATAATTAACAATTGATGTATCTGAAGCCTGAATAGTACCGGCTGCTATATTTGCTTGTATAGTAAGGATACCGGCTGTACAATCTGCTTGATACATAACAGTTGCTGCTGCGGCAATTGGTGTGACAAGACTAACATATCCTTTACTTGAAGTAGTTAAACCAGGTATAGCAATAGCTTTTGTTCCAGCCGCAAGTGTGACCTGTCCCGATGCAAATATTCCGCTTGATCCACTCTCTGTATTATATGCCATCTTAAATCAAATTATATTATAAATGCGTTAGTTCCATCAAAATGAAGGGTTATTGATTCTCCTGGATTTGAAAAAACAAAACTTGTAGAAGGTCCAGCAGAAGAATATATATCACCCGTTGACATTGTTACAGTAACTGTGTTTGCATCAATCGTTTTCTTTTTTATGGTGAAAACCCCATTTTTTAAGTTAGCAGGAATTGCACCCAATGAAATATTTCCGGATGTTGTATCTACAACAATCGTATTATCAAGAGTTAAAATATTATCATTAGCTACTATTGTTCTTATTGCCAGTTTAGAACCAGTATTCTGAATATCACCAAATACTTGTACTCTGCTACCGTTGTCTACTGGAATAACAGCTTGGTCGTTTCCAATAATTGTGTTTTGAGTTGCTACACCAAGAAGAATAATATTACTTACAGGTACAGAAACATTATTATCTCCAATTACTATAGTATTAGTAACGCCATTTTCAAGATTATTACTATTTCCTATAATTATATTATCATCTGCAATAGCTCCTCCACCAGAATTATTATTTGCGCTTCCTATTACAATATTAGCATTTCCAACGGAAGATCCGTTATCTAAACTTATGCTCCCAATTACCGTATTAGAACTTCCAATAGAAGAACCTGAAGTATCAAGAGAATCTGAACCAATGGCAATATTCTTTTGAGATGTTCCTGCATTAAATAATGTTTGAGGACCAATAGCAATAGAATCTCTTGCTGTAGTTGCGTTTGCCATTGCATTAGAACCAAGACTAAAATTATCTCTTCCTGTACAAAAAGGACCATTATTTAACCCAAAATAAATACCCCCTGTTGAATCAATTCGAAGGGTTGAATTTGTAGTTCCATTTGAAGCTAAAAATGATATATAAGGTTCGAAAAGACCTGCTGCGGCTGGATCATATTCTAATATTAAATGTGCTCCAGTTACAGCACCAATACCGTTAAATAGCAAAGAAAATCCATTAAAAGGAATTTCTCTATTATCTAATAGTTTTGCGGGACCACCAACCGCTCCAACGAGTTGACCTAATTGGGCGATTGTTCCGGATAATGACAGACCATCATTAGCTCCAGATAAAGGAGTATAACCGAGTGCAGTTATAACATCACTACCAAGAAGGGTTACAATACCTGTTCTAGTATTAAAAGATGTTACACCGGCTCCCCCACCACCTGTACCAGGATATTTACTTAAGGATAAAAGACGCATTATTTAAAATTTCAATTATTTAATACCATGCCATTTCCAAGTACCACCGGAAATTGTATAAGCCGGTAAGGACTTATTTGCTCCAGCGGCATCAACAAAAACTTCACCAAGAACAGATAAAGGAAATACAGTTCCATCAGAAAGAGTAATATTAACCCCGCCTGATTCAGCAGTAATAGCAATAGAAGCAAACCCCGCTGGAATAGAAGTATTTATCCCAGAAGAAGTTACAGCAGTACAACAACCTGATTGATTAGTGTGATTAGCGATCTGCTTTAATAAAGTGATAGCGTGATTAAACGGGTCACGAAAGTCTCCCCAATTCATATAATAATATTTTAAATTCAGTTATGAAATAACTCCACCTTTTTGGTAAAAGGCCCACTTTTCTATGGAAAAGTCATTATATAACCACAAATATAATAAACAAATAAAAAATGCCGCTATCAACCCTAAATTTCAACGCATACTCGCATTATTACTTTCCAATCGGCTTCTGAAGATCATAAAATTTTAATAGATCTTGAGGGTTTTGCAAGTTTAAAGCTATTCTATATCCCGGTATTAATTGAGAAGCTTTATGAGCTAGTTTACTATCACCGGCAGAATAAGATGATCCGTCCTTTTGATATTCTTCTGAAGGAGCCGTTGCCGCTTGATGAAAGAAGTCAGCAAACTTATCAATAGTACTTCCAGTAACTACCGGATTCTGAATTACCTTCTTCCATTCCAAAGGGTTATAGAAGAAGCTGACATCCATCTGAAGTCTTCTGGCGAACAGAGCCAGGTAATCATCTGCCCCTGTAGGATGCTCTTCTTTATCTTTAAAGGCTGGCACCAGGACCCCGGCAAGCATTGCAAACATTCCTATATCAGCAAGTGTTTTTTTAGCATAGTACGCTTCATCTGGACTCAGTTTACGGAACTTTCCATTAAGCCTGAACTCATTGAATTCACTTGCCAAGCTGGTTATAAAGGACCTGTAATAGCCTTGAGTGGCCCCACCTCTTTCATAATCTACATAAGAAGCACCCCAACGCGCCTTAATACCATTAAAAATGTGCCTACGGAACATCATTATCATCTTACCCCACCACAAGCGGCTAAGAGCAGCCTTATCAAAGTCTGAATAGTTACCACGGTCTTTATTAATGGATTGAACCAGGTTTTTAAATTCGTTGTCCTTTGTATCATCCCATTTAAGACCATCTTTAATCTTTATATATCCGTCTTCACCCTTTTCCCAGGCATCAAACAAAGAAGTCTTTCCATCGGCAAGCTTCAAATGCTTCATGGCTGCGATCATCTGGGTTGTCTGAATCATGTGTTCAGTCCCGTGTATTGAAAAGAACAGAGATGATCTTTTAAAAAGCTTGTTTACAACTCCTTCCCCAATATGCTTACCAAACTCATTTAAGAATTCTCCCTGGAATGTACCATAATGAGTTAACAGTTGAGTTATCTTCGAACCCTTACCACCTCTGGTATCTTCCATGAAGCTGAAATTAGTAAGATTTTTAAAATATTCTTTATAAGCCGAAGCCCAATCAGGATGACTAAAATATTTACCTCCTGTGGCTTCAATAAAATTAGAGGCAACTCCACGAAGTAAGTGGGACGCTCCCGCAATAACGTTTACTCCCAGGTTAATAGTCGCTGATAATCCATTTAATTTTCTTCCTAATTTATTTACTGATAAGATCTTGTCATTACGAACAAGAGTAACACCATAACCATTCACATCCTTTTCAGTTCCTTTTGTGAAATGATCATTTTCAATATTTTCTGAACCAGTTTTCTTTTTAAGATCTTCAAGAGAATAAACATATTCACGATGAGCTTTACCGTTTACAGAAGTGTCACCTTTCTTATAAACCAAATATTTCAAATTCAAAAAAGGAGATTTAATATTTGATTTCTTTTCTGCTTCACCATATACTGTATCATTCAAAAAATCTACTAATTGACGATTAATATTTGGTTGATCTTTTGTCTTAGTAATATTTTTTACATAATTGCCAAGTCTTTTTGTACCTTTAGCATCAATCTCAGGAGCATCCCGTTCTCCTATTTTTAAAAATGCATTTCCTTCTATAAAGTTTTTAAGAGTACGAACCATTGGCTCTATATTCTTAGCTGATTCATATTTAGAAGAAGATTCCCAAAAATCACCAACCGTCTTACCTAAATTATAATTTAAACGGTCTTCATCCACAAGACGCGTCCAGCGAATAGGAATATTTTTGTATTCCTTACCGTCTATATCTTGAGCATAATAATCTCCTAAATGAGATCCTAAAGACGTTTTTAAGTTTTCTTTTAATTCCTGAGCATTCTCCTTCAATCCTTTCTTTCCACTGAGACCGGATAATAATCCACCCTCAACTTCCTGCTGAGGAACAATACCATATTTCATCTGATATTTACCAAGCTTACCGTTTGCATCATTGTAGTGCTTAGTAAGCTCTTTAAACAAAGGATCAGAATTCGCTTTAGCATATTCCGGATTTATATAACGATCTGAAGGAACCGTCCGAATGGTTTCTCCCTTATCATTTGCTATGCGAACACTGTGTTCATCAAACCATGCATCCTTTTTTGCTTGCCATGCGCTATATGCAGATTCATCACTTTTATTTGGACGAAATCCAAGTTTTTCAAACATCTCTCTCTTTGCTTTATAAAACTGATCATACCGATATGGTTCATGAAAGGCTGTACGCTTAACATATTCAAATTTAGCATTACCATCTTCATCATAGCCTGTCTTTTCCCAGTTGTCTACTTGATGGACAAATCCCTTATAGAGTTCTTTATGCTGTTCATTAGTTGTAAAAATCTTTTTACCAGTAACTTTCGTAATTGCATTTTGTATTGAGGTTTTAACTTTAAATAATCTTGCATTGTTTTTTGCAAACTCTTCTTTTAAAGAAAGAGCAGTAAGTTGACTAATAGGGTCCTTAGAATTTAAAACTCCGGTCATATATGAATTGAAAAATCCAATATCACTTGTAGCATGTTCCATCTGCCCTTTCAACCAGGTCTTTACTCCTTGTTCAATAGCATCACCTTCTTCTATGTTCGGGCTTTTTGCTTTTACAGCCAGGTATTCAGCATACCCAGGCATCTTTTCAATGTTACCAGATTTGATAGTAGCATCAATAGTCTTTCTCATTGTTGGATATAACCAATCACTCATAAGTTTTAAACCATACTCATGATAATTATTAATAATTGAAGTATCCCCATCCAAACGATTTTTTAATAATCTGAAATTATCGTCATATTCCTCAGCATTTTCTTTTTTGATAGCGTCTATAATAAAACCACTTTCATTATAAAGAGCGATATGCTGTTCCATATCAGAAAGAATATTCATTCCTTTTAACATTTCATCCTTAGAAAGCTTTCCACCTTTCTCTTCATAAAAGTTTTTGAATTGATCAAAACTTTCATTGATCTTCTTTGCGTTTATAATAGCACTTGTTACGTAATCATTAACAGCCCTATAAACATTTTTATTCGCCTGGAGATCTGCCAACTGACGACCAGAGAAATATTTACGAGTTTCCTGTTCTTTACTAGTTGCAGGAACGTTTACATCAAGAGCCAGCTTATTTTTAATCTTATCAAGAATCTGATTAAAGTTCTCAGAATGTTCTGGTGTATCATTATCTTTTTGATACTTTGCAGCCATATCATTAGAGGCAGCGTAATGCTTTAAATCCGCACTATAAGTAGGATCAATAATTTTATTAGAAATATCGTCCAGGGTCATGTTCATGTCCAGGCCCGATATACTTACGTTATTTCTACCAAATAAATCTCTAAACCAATCCATTAATTGGTTATACCAAGGTTTAGATTTTATTTGATCCTGTTGAGTAATTTGACTAAGATGACTTACAAGAGCTTCGTCTAACTGATCTTTTGCACCGAGTTCTGGATATTTGGTTTTTATTTCTTCAATTACTTTCTTACCAGCTTCTGTGCTTTGTAAGTCCTGAATAAGGTTATTATAGAGATCGGGGTTATCTTTTTGCATTGCTGCTGTAAACGGATGAAGATATTCATGCAAAGCAGTATATTCATTTAACTTTGCTGCATTAATAGTTACTTTTCCATTTTCAAACTTACCTCTGTAATCTGAAGTATTGTCATTTATTATTTCATAAGGAATATTGAACTTCTTCTGCAAATTATTTATAAGATTATAATTTACGGAAGTAACTTGTGCATCCCCGTACGCTTTACTGTATTTAGGGGCCTTGTTATTTAAAATATCATTATTAGTAGCCAATGCCTCTTTCTGATCAGATACGTTATCTTTATTTTTAAGATCAGCGTTCTTTGATGCAATATTATTCAGAACATCCTGATTGATTTCAACCTTATATGTTCCAGGGGCATAATCGTTTAAAACGGTTGCGTCAGTTGTTGCGCTTTTATCTGTTATTTCAGATTTATATCTTTTTCTATTTGTAATAAACTTTTCATTACCTATTGGTTCTATAGCGTTGGCACCATATGTACCCCCTAAAGGTTTTTCAATAAGCTCCGGTTTTAATGTATTGATACTTTCTGCTCTTAATGCTTTCTTCTTTAACCCTCCCCATTCCGCAACAATCATTTTATATCCCTTCTCAGCAGCCACTTTACCTATCCAACCAATTTGTTCATTAGGGTTAAATGGTCTATCCGGATACTGTTCTTTAAAACGCTTTTCAGCTTCAGTATATAGATTCAATGGATCAGAGTTAAAAGGATACACTTCGCTTTTTGGCACCCTTACTACATGCTTATATGTACCAAGCCCAGGCTCTGCTACTTTAGAGTCTGTATAATACAGGCTTGCAGGAATGCTTCTTGAAGCTTCTTCTCTTCCGGTTACATTAGTGTTCTTTCCAAACTTCTCTGGGTCAATACCTGATTTAGTTAAATCAGCATTAGAATAATGAAAGAATACATAATTCCCTTTATCGTCCTCAGTTAAATTATTGAATACAACAGGACTCGCTTTTATAGCATCCTCTACTTTTTTAGCGTCAGTCTTTTCTTCAGCAGGTTTTAAAGATTCATTATATTTGATAATTTTATCAACAATAGGTTTACCAATAGAAGATTCGAGTCCTCTTCTTTCCTCATCACTGTTTAAAGCCTGTTCAGAAAGATCTTTTAATATTTGATCTCTTTTAAGATCGTCAGTTGCATCATTTTTATAAGTAAGCCCCTGAAGGGAGTCAAATTCTCCATTTCTTAAATCAGTAATAACATCATTCCCCAAAGAGGCAGAGCTACTACTTTCGTTAACCTTTATAAGATTAAACAATGGACCAACGGATTCATTAATTGATTTTAAGAACTTAATGTTTGGTGTATGAATTTCCATTTCAGCACCAACAGTAGGCTTCTCGCTCAGTTTGCTTCCCTTAACGACATAAAGATCCGATCCGACCTTCTGAACAATACGTGACATATTGCTTACTAAATCAATAGGATCAGTAGAGACAGTATTTTGCAAATGTCTAACAAGCCCCTTAAACTGACCAACCTTACTTCCACGCAGCATTGCCTGGGCCTCTTGAACAGATGGAATCTCTCCTTCATTTCTATAATAAAGACTTTCTGCAATGTTATCACCAAAGCGTTGTGCTAATTCCTTCCATTCGGACATGTTCTTATTTGGACAAGCTACTGCCATTATTTACAATTTTTTATATTATCAATGTAATCGTCTATTGAAGACCAATCCCCCTGTTCAAAATCCGTTCTTATTGATTCCTTAGTATTTAGACTAAAATCATCAAGGGTTTGTCTATCCTTATCAGATAAGGCAGTTAAAAACTGATCAATCTTTGTGTCTGTTGTTTCTGGAGTTATCTTGGATGGGTTTAATCCATATTTTTCCAGGGTATCAATATCGTCAGTTTCATAAACTTTAGAAACAATCTGATGTTCTTTTAAATCCAGATTTATTACCTCATCGGTTTGTTTAGGAACTACCATTATGTTTTCATTCTTGAAAACATTCTTAGTTGTTGCTGCTGTAAATTTACTTCCCAAACCATCAACAAAATCTTCATGATTATCAGGATTAAAATCTCCTTTAGCCTTTAATGAAACAATTTTATAATCTCCGGAAGGGGACTCTACTATTGCAACATTACTTGTAACCTTAGTTCCGTTTTTATCAAACATTGCTGCTTTCAAATCATTTATATGAGCATTGGCCCATCTATCAACTTCCTGATATTTCTTAAGAAGACCAGAACTCTTTCTACCCTTATCCATCAAAATCTTAACAGCGTCATTGTTGTCAATATTTGCAACAGTCGGTATAGACTTTCCTCCGATTTTAACACCAGAGAAAGCAATGTCCTTCAAATCAGGTCTCTGATCTTTGCCTTTAACCAGGTCAAGTTCTCCAACAGAAGGTTTCAAATCAACCAACTTTCTTAATTCATCGTTTGACAGCGTTATCTCGTGATTAGGAGACTCCCTCATTCTATTGGTCAATTCTGTATGTAATTTCTTATAGGCCGCTGCTATCCTCCTAAATTCGTTGTAGCTCTCCTTATCGTTGCCTGTAACTTCAGAATATGTATCAATATCTGTGTTTTCATCAAGTATTTTAAAGTTACCGTCAATATCCTTGTAGGCCATAGTCTCTACTGGAGACATATAACCTGCCGGAGTACCGTCATAAGTTAACCCCATCTCCACATTACCTACCAGGCTATAAAGATTAGGGAATTCTCTTGGATTACCCTGTTCATCTTTGTTTTTGTAATCTCTGAACTTTCTAACGTTAAAATCAACCGGTTCCTTTGCCAGGGCCTTACGCTGAAGCTCGTATTTTGCCTGAAATTCAGGTAATGCTTCCCTTACAGTCAACTTAATTCCGTTTGTCAACTCTTTTAATGATATGTTTCTAAAAAGGAACTTAAGTTTATCACCGCTTTCCTTTGTAGGTAAGAATGTATCCAGAAAGATCCGGTTCATGTCTACACTGCTGTATTTAGAACCAATTCTCAAAGGTTCCGCGTTTTTCATTTTAATCTCAACATTCTTAAGAGGATTAAAACGAATCTCTTCTCTGATCTTGGCATTTTCGATAAACCCGTTAGGGTTTGTCTTGTCATATTTTACTTCGAATGGAAATTTAACCGCAATCTCATCAGGGATAGACCCGTACTGATTAGCAAACATATTGCGGTACATACTAAGCCTCTTTCCATCAATATCACGAAGTTTTACCCCCAATCCCCTCTTACCATATTGTCTGTAAACGTCCCCTCTTCTGGCCTGGATTTCATATATCTTGAAATTACCGTTTTTGTCAACACCAAGTAAATCAATTTCACCAGTAACCTTTAAAGTAGGATCGGTAACAAAAACGTTACTTGATACAATGTTGATTCCTTTTCTTTCAAGATCGGCTTTAAGTTTATCCAGTGATTTAACTATACCAGTAAATGTCTCTGGAGTCATTTTATCAGAAACAGAATCTTTAAATTCCTGGGTTAAACCATTGGCAAAATATGCCTTTGTAACACTATCAATAGTATTACCTATACTTACAGCGGCCTGGGTTCTGGGGTCCTGACGTTGTTCATCAGAAATAGTATCCCCAATAAGATCGGTAACCTTTCTATAGTCCTGACCATCCACCTGATAACGATCATCAAATTTTACGACTCTTTTCTTTTCACGATTTATTTTATTCAGAACATCGTTATATTTTTCACGATCTTCCGGTTTTATATTCGGACTACTTGCAACTTTATCCTGAACATCCATTTCATCAAACTTAGCATCCCGTTGATCCTGTAATGCCTCAATTTGATTATTTAAATTTTCAAGATCTGTTTCTTCATCAGCACTGCGATCTTCTTTACCTTCCAAAGCATCACGCTGTCTAATCAAGTCATCCATTTGGCTACCCAACTCATTTAAATCAGATTTTTTAGCTCTTTTTTGAAGGTTGTCTTCAACCTCTTGACCTAATGATTTACGAATAACTTCTTCCTGATCTGTTAATTTCTGTCCTTTTGAAACTTTTTCTGCAATATAATCGGCTATTCTTTTTTTGTCAGTAGTTATACTATCATTAATAACTTGATTATATGCATCCGTTATCTCTTCAGGAGTAACATCGGATTTTAATTTAGTCAAATCTGATTTAGGATTTGAATAAAAATCATTTGTTTGTTTTGTGGCAACGGGTTCTTCTTTAGTTAAATCATCATACGTTCCAGCTTCCTGAGCATGACGTTCCATTTCCTTAGAATAAACCTGATCATAATATTTAACTCCAAATTTAGGATCAGCAAGTCTACTAAGGACACTCATTGTAGCGTTTCTAGCAAGAGTTGATTCAGCCTGAACAATCTGCTGACGTTCCATTTCTTTAGCAGCAGGTAAAAGATTCTTATTTGCAATCTCGTACATATAACGGCCACGAGAATCTTTTTTAAGCTTTTCTAAAACTTCCTTATTATTCTTAACAAAATCATCAAGTTGAGTTTTTGATTCATCAACTACTTGACTTAATCTTGTATAATCTCCTTCAGCATTATATTCTTGAACAGGCTCTGCACGATTAGCATAAGGTTGTTTACCAGCAGAATATGTTTTCTCAAAGAGTTCATTATATTGATCAACAACTCCATCCGTTAATGAATTAAAAGCCTCATTATATGTATCAGAGTTGCCTTTTACTTTTTCATATGTATCCTTAGAAGACTTTATAATTTCAGATAGAGATTGACTACGAGCAGACAAGTAAAACATCTTATCCGTCATATCAAAATACTTCTTAGCCCCTTCCTTAGTATTAGGATTAATATCTTTAGATGAAAAGTTATTATGAATGTTGTCATATAAAGCTTCTAAACTCTGAGCTTTCTTTGTATAAGTATCCAGAATTTGACTTGTTTCCTTATTTTTACTGTCAGGATCAAAACCAAGTAAAGCTAAATCATCTTTACTTATATTACCTACGTCTTTTAATTTCTGATAAAGAAGATCTCCCAGACCAGAATCAAAATGAGCTTTTGCAAATCTTGAAAAAACTTCATCCCCGTATAACTTAGCCATTTCATTAATACCACGATTCTCAAAACTCTTTGAAATTTGATTTAAATTAAGAATATTATTAAAAGAAGCAGCCCATGACTTTACTTTACTTTCATCTAAGACCGGAGTTCCGTTATCAAGATTAATTTTTCCGTTTTCATCAGTCTTATAAATATTTCCAATCTCTTTAAATGCACTTACTCTATTATTTAATTCTGAAAGACTTTGTTTAGCCTGATCAGTTTCAGTATGACCAAGAAGTTTACCTGCTGCGGCTCCTATAAATCCACCAAGTCCCAGGGCCTTAGCCGCTTCAGGGTCATTTCCTGTAGCAAGATCTGCTGTTTGCTTTACGTATTGCTTTCCAAGTACTTTTAACTTATCACCAAAATCCAAATTAAAATTATCTGGATTATTGTTAAGCCTATCAATTGCAAGTTGCATATTACCAAGCCAAACTCCAGCAGTAAGAAAACCTTTACCAGGTTCCTTTAATGAATTATATGCTCTTTGTCCAAAAGTTTTATTAGCAAGAGTAACTTCACCAAATAAACCATTAGCTTCAAAAGTACTTGCCCCGAATCTAGTCGCTAAAGATGGTTTTTTAAATATAAAGTTAGCTTCCCACAAATTCATCAGGGATAAAGCCCCAAGATTCATTAAATAACTATCCTTTGCAACTTTTGCTGCGGTTTGTTTTGCTTGTTCAACGGAATATTTGTTATTTCCGTTTTCATCTTTTTTATTTATAAGAGTTTCATAAGTATTATTCTTAGCATCATTTGCCGTATACATTGCTTGAGATGCTGTATTTATAATACTTGTTGAACCAACATCTATACTACGAGCAAGTCTTGCGTTATTAATCCATTTTATAGCTCTTGGAATATGTTGAATAGCATCGGCACCAGCCGGAACACCTCCATTCATCTTGAATGTGGCACCTGTTTCCGGACGAATGGTTCCAGCGGTTTCTGGATTCTCAATAGCTGCACCAAGACCTTGTGTTTCCAAAGCTTTAGATGCAACAGTACCACTTACCCCTTCTGTGGCTAAAGCAGCCGCTTCCTCACTACGTCCTATGCCTTGTAGAGCACTTAACCCTTCAATAACATTTGCCCCCAACTTCAGTTTAGCAATACCCATACCTGGGATGAATGAAGACAACATAAATGCTGTCCCATCAGTAAGATCGTCAGTCCAAAAATCTAAATCAGCAGCATGACGAAAGAATCCATGATCTTTTTCGGACGCTTTTTTATAAATAGGAAGCCAATCAGTTTTTATCTTATCATCTTCCAGGTTTTTAAACCATTGAGAAATTCCGTTATCCCCGGCACCTGCAATCCATGCTCCAAATCCACTACCATATTTTTCAGAATCATTTCTAACACCTACAAGACCAGCAAGAAACCCTAAACCGGTCCCTGTTTTAGTTGCTGTAAGTCCGACAAGCCGTCCAAGACCATGTCCAACACTGTTAAAAAATCCTTGATTCTGAGAATAAATATCTTCATTATCACGATCAGGTAAAAAGCCAAGTTGATCACTATTATATCTCTTTGCTTCATTATATGGTGTAACTCCTCCAGGAGAGGTTGGAATACCCCCAAACATTTGATTCAATTTCTTTGAATCATCTTCCCAAAATCCTTTTGTATTCTGTTGTCCAGCTTCTGGAGAATTACCTGTATTAAGATCGGCTGTTGGGGGAAATGTATTTACATAATCGTATTTAGGATATACAATTTGAGACAACCCAGTAACTTGTTCCGGTCTTTCGTTCGGAACTTCTGCCGCATATTTATTGAAATCAGGCATTTAATAATTTTTATTGATTGAAGGGTATACCCAACCTAGTATAAAAGTCTTTTACAGAATTGTTATCTTTAAAAGCCGATTCCATATACGATCTAACACCTTCAAAATTAGCCGGGAAAGTTGTCGTTGCACCAGAAGCATCACTTAAAAAGTTAGGAACAGGAACAGTTTGAAATTTAGGACTTCCTGAATCATCTTTACCCAGAGGGATAGCTACGAATACTTTATATCCAGCCGTTCCTTTTGTTTTTGGATCTTGAACTGATACTATTTGATATTTATGAGTAAGAAGTCCTTGTCCATGTGTCTGAAGTGCTCCTTCATAATTTGTCTTAGGATCAAATGGGGTCTTACCTTGATTTTGCAAAGCAAGACCATAAACAACAGAAGCGTTATCATGAGAATAAAGATTGCTAATCCATCCACCACCATTTTCATATTGCTCATTTACATCCTTTGTAAGATCTACTGTAGTATATTTATCTCCTTTATCTACTTTGGTATCTTTTCCTTTCTGAGCTTTCTTATATCTTATTTGGGCCATATACTTGGCCTGTAATGTCTGAGGATCATATACAGTCCACACTTTATTTAAATCAATATCATCAATATTTACATCTCCCTTAATTCCAGCATCTGTAATTGCATCTGATAAAATCTTTGCTGGTTGATCAGGAAGCTTCCCATTCTTTTGTTTTGGTAATGATACTACTCTTGCATATGGATTAACGGTTTTGCTTACTTCATCCCATGCCTTTTTAATAGAAGAATCATCATAATAATCACTTACAGTATTTACAGCACTTGATACACCATTATATTTTGTAGGTGTGTTAAATCCAGGAGTCATTGATCCAGAAGGAAACGAAGGTATATCAACATCAGCGTTTTTTCTCCATTCATCTAAAAGAGGATCTTTTTTATCAATCATCTCTTTTAATTTAGAATAGCTTAACGTAACATGATCACCAAATTTACTTCCCTTACCAAAAGATATATTTATGTTTTTAGTATCAGGATCTTCTTTTCCCGCTTTTCTAAAAACATCTGCTGTAATATCTTTAATCTGACTTTTGTAAAGACCAGCTTCTTCTAAATCTTTTGATTTACGAAATAGTTCTTTACTATCATCATCAAACTTTAAACCTTCTCTCTCTTTTATAGACATATTTGCAATATTGCCATAAAGTTGATTAAAAGATTGTAATCCTTTATTAACAATGTTAGCAGACCTTTCATCTTTAGGAACCCAATGTCCATCAGCATCCTGACTTAAATAATTTCCATATATAGTAGGATCTTTACTCATTAAATAATCATATCCTTGTTCATAAAAATTCTTAGATGCGGCAGTATAATTTGCATCGGCCTGAACAATTGTTGAATTATCTAATTTAATAGCATCGTCTTTTCCTTTTACAGGCACAAGACTAAGAGGTGCATTTTGAGCAGGACCACCACCAAGAGAACCATATGCACCACTAGATGCACCATATAATCTTGTAAACAACGATTCTTCTTTAATATCTAATTCTCTCTTTTTTAAATCTACTTCCTCTTTTTTTAAATCCAAAGTATTTTTATTCTCTAACACTTTAAGATCATAGTCCTTACCATGCCAATAATTTTCCTGAGCACTTTTTTGATTAAAAATTGCAGCTTGATTTGTTTTAAGCTCAACTTTTTTCTGATCATAAGCGGTTGCAGCAGAATATTGATTCTTAAAAGAATTATAAAATAAATTCTCAGAGAGTTGTTGTCTACTGTCTTTATCTAAATTAGGACCTTGTTGTAATAATCCCTGTTTTTTAGAATTTGTGTCCTTTATAGCACCATTAAGTTGATCTATTTGAGATGAGAATAACTGTTTCTGCTTAAAATCTCCTGTTAAAGACTTTTGATATTGCAAAGTATTTATATTATCCTGCATATCTTTTATCTTACTATCATAATCACTAGATTGTAAATGAATAAGATCAGAATCAGCTAATCCTCTTGTACTTTTCCAGGCATGTGCTGAAAGAACATCTCTATCTTGAGAACTTGTAAGAGCATCAATAGCAGCTTCAACCCTCTCCTTCTTTATAAATTTATCCCCGACTTGATAATAATTTAAAGCGGCATCCTTACTATCTTGAGGAGCTTCATTCATATCGGGTTTCAATTTAGAAACAGCATCTGTTATTTTTTTAGTATAACCATCAAAGGAACCTTGGGGAAGGGAGATTGGACCACTAAAGGAGGTTCCTTGCTTACCATCGTTCAACCAATCAGAGTATTGATTCTGTAAGTATTCACCATAAACAGAATCATAATCCTTAGCATTTTTACCGTTTGTTTTAGCAGCAATGTCTTGAGAAAGCTGATTCATCTTCCGGGTTGTAATAACTGGATTCATTACGTTATCATCACCATACATATTGTATCCCAGGCTTTTTAATGTGTTTACATTATTAGGATCTGCCAGGTTTACACCGCCAAGATTTTTGATCCCGGATACCAGACTATTTAATTTTTGATTAATATATTGTTTATCCTGGGGTTTTGCCACATTTGCAAGCATACTCCAGTTATTCACCTCATCCTGAAGTGATTTTTCACCCTGATCAAATTTATCCTGCTGATATGTATTTACCTTTGCAAGTAATTGAAGATCAACGTCCAATACGGGATCTTCTGCCTTAAAAACTCTGGTTGATGCTGAACTAATTGCCATTTTATAAAATTATAACAAAATTTAATTATAATTGTAATTCAAAATTATGACAAAATCCTTAAAATAAGGAAATTATCACTAAATTTTGTTACAAATTAATCAGGAATAGTGTTTGTTGATCTAATGGTCCTATCCCCGATTTTGTACGTTGTCGTAGTTGATTGTTTTCCCTTCCCTTTTGGCGATTGAGTGGGTTGTTGATAACCCGCCTCATCCGGAAGAGTTGGAATATATTGATAACCATTATAATTACCCTGTTGATCAAAAGCAGGACTTAATTTCGATACTAAATTACCACTAGTATTCTGACGAGCCTTTAATTGCTGTACACGGCTAAGATCCTGGATAGCCTGAAGCTTCTGTAATCTCTGATTATCCCTGGATCTCAATACATTACCGTAAAAATTAGCCCTTGTTGCGGCATCAGCCATTGATTGTTTATCCCTTACCTGGTTATTGTACTCAGTTTCCTTATTTTGGATCTCTGTATTCTGATTTTCATACTGTCCTAAAATCTGGTTATTCGCCTTATACTTCTGTGCGGTCAAATTAGACACATTAGCGGCATTTACCCCCGAACCAAGGTTTTGACCCTGTAATGCATGTAAACCCGCCTCATAGTCAGCCTGGTTAGCGTACAGAGCAGCAGATGGATTGAGTAGCTTATACTTTAATTGATGATACTGTACAGGGTTAAAAAGCTCAGGGTCCCTTCTAAGCGAATCTGCAAGTTCAGCAGCAGCCGGGGCAATATCATACCAATGCGTTCCTTCATGGAATTTGTTGTCAGGTTCTTTAACAGACTGAGGATTCCCGGTAGCACCCGGAGTTCCCGTTTTGGGAACAAACGGACGATCCGCTGCCGGAGGAGCAGCGTTACCACCCGGACCTGGGGTTTGAGATGATTCTGTAGTAGGTATAGGAATTCTAGCTCCAAGCATAGAGTCTTTAAGGTACGGTAATGCGGCTTTTAAATCTTCTTTTGTAGCATTATCAGGATCACTAAACGCTTTAATCTTACCCTTACCCGCTTGTAAAGCTTTTTTATTTGCACCATATTCCTTCAATGATGCCTTTAGAACTTCAGGCTGATTTTCTATAAGATAATTATATATTTTATCTTGTAAATCTGATCCTCTTGCACTACCAAAATCAACACCGGCTGCTTTGTAGGAATCTACAATTTGCTTATCAGTTAACTTAGCTTCAGAAGTTTTTCCGGTCGGAGTAAATCTATTAGCCGGATTCTTAGGACCTCTATAAAGCCCAAGATCAGGGTTGTCGGTTGCGTCACCGCCTGTTTGAACTTTGATTCTAGGTTTGAACCCACCATATTTTTGTTTACCGTCATCTGGAATTTGATGAACTGCTTTTATAGCTTCTTGATGTTCAAATAAAGTATTAAATACATCCTCTTTTGCAGGAACGACATCTCTATTGAGCATATTCAATCTTACAGTATTTGCACTAAGCTTATCCAAGGTTTCTTCATCATTGGTATTTTTTAATTTACCATTATATTTATTAACCTCTTTATCATAATGTTTATTTACGGAATCAAAAGCTTCAGCATGAGATAACGGTCTCTTGGGTTTAAATCCAAAAATCGTGTCAACCTCAGTCGGAGACATTTTTAATTTCTTAGAATATTTATCTTTTCTTGAAGTACTTGTATCTTCCAAAACACGTTCAGCATCAGGAATCATTACACCACCTTGCTCGTGATCCGGAGCATTGTTTGCTATCTTCCTAAATCCACCTTGCTGGTTCTGATAAACTTCTCCACCCTCAGCTTCTATATTAGCTAAATGGGATTGATCTTCTGGAAGACCGTGTGTAATAGGAGTATCACCACCTGATTGAAGTTTGTGCGCTTTAGCTCTTTTAGCAAATGCTTTTCTTGCCGGGGTACAAGTTGCTTTTGTCATAGGGGTACAATAGCCTTTATGAGCAGGGTTGATGGCCTTCTGTATCCACTTACCACCAGCCTTCGCTTTAGGTACTTTTGTGATTCTTACTTTTTTCAAAGAATCTTCATTTTTAGGTACACCCTTTATTCTTATACGTGGCATAATTATATAATTTTAATATCAAACTTCTTTAACTCATTAAACTGTTCAAGTGCTTTATCTATTGATTCAATTTTTATTTCTACGTAATGACCAGAAATAGTCTGAGCAATTTTCTTAACCTGCTCAATAGCCTCTTCCATAGTATCCCCTTCCCCAACAACGGCACCAATCTCAGGAAGGCCCACAGACTGCGGAACCGCATAATAACATCCATCAATAACGCAAGCATTTCTTAATTTAATATTGTTTCTATATTCCGGTGGAAAAGTAATTTTCTGCCAGTTCTTATCTGCCCAGGAAGAATGAATAAGAGCCTCAACACCATAAACGTGTTTAACAATAGGATCAATCATGAAACCTTGAGCACCGTACCAAATAATTTCAGCCAAGTTTTTATACATAAGCTGGTAAAGTTCACTAGGAGGAGAACCCGCACGAGCACAAAAGTCAACCATATAAGGGGGTTTGTTTTCGCTAACTCTTATTTCAGTACTAAAAAACCCTCTGTAATTATAAGCTTTAAATGCACCAATAATTTTATCATTAAAATCCGTAATCTTATCAGAGATTTCATCATACGGCATAACTTTGCCAACATAACCTAAATCTTTTACTTCTATACCACATAACGTCTGACTCGGATATTGCCCATCTATTGTATAACAGTCAAGACCTGTTTCCACAGCTTCTAAATTCTTTTCTACAATAAATACTTTATTCTCCTTTACCTTTCCCAACATGTGTTCCCATTCATCAAGAACAGGTTCGAATTCTTCATATGATTTAGACTGGGCTGTTTCAAAATCCCCTCTCGTTACATTTTGTTTTATCCAAACATCAGGGTTGTCTTTTAAATATTCTCTTAAATTAGTAAGACCTTTTATAGAAACCCAGGGAGTTACATAAAGTCCAACACTTTTCATATAACGTTTCATACGATCTCTATAAAGCTCCATGTCTTCTCCCTTTCTACCACCCCATACATTCTTACCTTGTCTTACTAACTCCAATTGAAGATCCCCATCGTAAATATCAGGAAAAATAAAAATATCTGCTTTATCAACATAATCCCAAAAGTCATGAATTCTTTCTATCCCTTCAATACCTTGACCAACTATATATTGATTTGATTTTGGGAAACCGTTCTTCCAGGGCATATAATAATAAACTTTCTTAAAAGACTTTGAAAGGGTTTTAGCAATTTCCACAAACAAGCCATTGTCATAAACCAAAGCAACTTTTTCTTTTAAGTCAATTTTAAGTCCCTCTGGTATCATTTCAACTGTTCCCATTATTCAAATATTTTATAAAGTTTGCTGTTATACTCTTTAAATGTTTCTCTATTCAAATGATTCAACATTAACTTCTCAACAATTTCTGCTAATAAATGTTCTTGTCTATAAGGAGAATTTTTATGTTCTCCTGGTTCTTCATCTGGACCAACTTTTCCGTCTTTCAAAAGTTTCTCAAATTCCAAGTCATGTCTTAAAATTGTCTTCTCGCTTATACCTTTTGCTCTTGTAAGAATTTCTTCGATTAATTCATGCACAAGAATTAGATCATTATAGAATTCATTGCCAGTATCTGTTATTTTAAAATGTCTAACACCTTGTTTATCATAAAAATAATCCCCCAAAGTTTCATAACGTTGTTTATTTAAAGGAACAATTTCTATTATGGTTTTTTGTTTTTTCATTATGTTATATGTTTTCTATTTTGTATCCTTGTTTCTTCAACTCCTTAATTTCCTGAGCACTTAATTCAACTTCATCTCCAACAGAGTATCCTCCGGTTTGTCTTGATGCAACTTGTTGCTGTTGCTGAGGTTGCTGTATAGGTTTAAACTGTGAAGGTCTTTTAGAAAGATCACCGCTTTCGCTAATATCAACCCCTTGTGTTTGAGGATTATATTTATAATCTCTATTATAATTTCCAATCTTTTGAGCATATTGATGAGAGGTTTGAACACTTGCAGCCCTTCTTCCATAATTAATCTTAGTGGGATCTTGTTGTTCACCTTCAATATTACCATACAGGGGTTTTTGTCCCTGTTGTACATTGAAACTATTTACAGACTTTAAACTATTAATATATTTATTATAATCATTAGGATTAGGAAATGCGCTTTTTACCTCTTCAGGGGATAAATAATCATTGTAATCAGAACCTTGAACATAATCTTCACGACTATGACCCGCTTTTTCAGAGGCTTGCATTCCTGAAAAATATTTAGCGTATCCTTGAGGATTTTTTGCTTTTAATTTATTATTAAGCATCTCTTTATCCTGTTGAAGTAGTTGATTTTGAATATAATATTCATCAGTAAGTTTAGAAGGATCAACAACGTCTTGTCCTCCTGGGACATTTGCTGGAGGCGGTGCCTGAGTTCCGTTTTGAGCGTAATATCCACCTGCTTGTTTAGAACCACCCGCAATCCATCCAAAATATCTTTTCTGTTTATCAGTCAAAGGATGTCCCTGGGCTGTACCGTCACGAAGGATTTCTTTAGCTTTATCAGCAGAAACAGTACCACCTGCCCGGTATCTTGGCATTTCTCCACTATAAATCATATCCTGTCCATAAAAACTATCATGATTAATACCTTCGTACATTGATTCATCTAGTCCAGGACCGCCTGAATTAGAATCAACAACCCCTATTGGTGAACCGTGTGAAATCGGACCTCCCATCTTCATTTCCCCACCATACTTCGTATAGGCAGGAGCGTTATTAGCCCCCTGGGAGTTAGGATTAGGCATGAATCTAGGAGTCATGCTTTCATTTAACTGAAGTTTTTCCTGATGTTGTAATTTGTTATTTTGAATAGAATTAGCCACATCAGTAATTCCTCTAATACCTTGATTAAGGGTCTTACCTTGAGGGCTATCAAGAAAAGCTATTTTTTTAGGAGGCTGATTAGGAGCATTCCCCTGCTGTTGTCTTTGTTGTCTTTGTTGTGCTGCAAGATTACCTGTAACATCTATATTGGCATCTGGATTTTGTTCTAATTCTGGATAATCTTGAGAAGAACGGGTAATAGGATTACCTTGCAGATCAAACCCTGGATTATTAGGATCTTCTTTAGGTACAAAGCCCCCCTGTTGTGCCTGAGATATGCTCATTTTTATAAAATGTACATCTCTTTTATTACCGCCTGTTTGACGTTTCCATTTCTTTGCCATAATTATCTATTTAAACGAGTTTCAAATACGTGACCTCTCATCGTTGTTTTATGATGCTTTCCTTTCAGCTTTTTCTTCTTCCCATACTCATCCTCCAAGTATACTTCTGATCCATCATCCAATCCCCTAAATTCATTTTCACCATGCATTGGAAAGAGCATATGATCAAAAGATGAGTTATTTAAACCAGTATGTTGAGCCGAAGCACTCATTGCTACGCCCATTCCCCCTCCACCCCCTGCGTGTCCACCGCCTCCTCCCCCCATTCCTCCTCCACCACCATGTTGCTTAGTAGCTATGTACTTGGAGGTTGACATATTATACCTCTCTGGCTTATCTGGAGCGGTTCCTTGTAAATACTTCTTGGCACCGTCTTCACCTCTAAAATGAACTAATTCAGCCATCTGGTCTTCAGATAATCCTTTCTTGTTATAAGGTTGCAGCTTCCTTGCAACGGGTATTAAATAGTTCTTTTCATACCAACCATAATATTTTTCCTGGGCTTGAGGATTATTTAAAAATTCATCTTTACTTTTTACCCCGGTTACCTTTTGGATAGAATCTTTCCAAATATTCCATCTAAATTGATATTTACCAACAGCCCCTGCCCCACCACCGGCTGAATTAAACGCTGCATATTTCCCTTGACTTTCTTTAGACGCTATCTTAGAGCCTAAATCGCTGTTTTCAGGATCTTCATTTCTACTAACGTATGAATAGTCAGGGTTTGAAGGAGCACTATCAGAATAACTTCCCGTATCGCCTTGCCCATAAATAGAATCCTGATCAGTATCATCTTCAGTGTCATAGTCACTATCGGTAGTATCCGGATCACCAGTTTCATGAAGATAATCATTAGCTAATCTTGCGCCTTCATCAGAATTGTCATCCTCATTAGAATTCATACTATACTGAATATCATTATTCTCATCAGAGGTGTCATCCTCATCAGGAACATCATAAAAATGATCATCATCCTCTTCTGAAACATTGTTGTCAACTTTATCAGAGTCTCCAATTATTTTAGAAATATAATCATTTAAAAAACTATAATTTGTTCCGCTAGTATCTGGCATCTTATCTAAATTGTAAGGTTTGATCGTTTTTATTAAATTTAAAAATGATCTTATAATTACTCAATGAATCATTTATAAGTCTTGTCTTAAACCACTGTCCTCTTAACCGGGAAAGATCATAATCGTTTTTAAGATAGTTAAACGCTAAATGATTTAATGTCTTTTCTTCATTGTTGCCAGCATATATCCAGAATGGAATTTCGGTGTTATCTTTATTTAAAGCATAAAACTGATTAAATCTCCATTTGTAGTTTGCAGCGGCAACTTCAATGTCCCAGTGATTAAATCCTTTTATCGGATATGATCCTGATTTACTAAAGTCGTTTTTATCTACCTTTACTAAGTGGTTTAAACCGCTATTATAAAAATCATTATATACAATAGCTTTATTGAATCCAGGAATGTCCTTTTTAAGTGTATAATCAAATTCGTTTGAATAACGTCTCACTTCTGTATCAAACTCTTGGCTACCAAGCATCTTGAGTTGCTCTTCAAACTTAGCCACAGGTTCCACAATAAAAGGAAACAGTTTTCCATAAAACACCTGGTAACTTCCATTAAATAAATCATGTATCCAGTAACTGCTACCGGTAGGTGTGTTTATACCTGAACTAAAGAAGTCAATAAAGTCAATATAGTAATCTGGTTTATATGAATGGAACGATACCCAAGACTTAGTAAAGAAGTTATAAGAGACCGTCCACGAACAGTCCTTAAAGAATTTTGGATCTCCTAACGCTACCGGTATGTGGGTATTACCTGATAAAATATAAAATTGTTTTAAGGTAGAATCATAGAATACATTTGGATTAGTAACACTCCAATCACGCTTTGTCATTGCGAATTTATTATTTCTTTTATCAAAAGAATAAATTAATCCGACTCCTACAAAGTTATTATCTATATCGGTTTCAGGCATGTTAGCGAAGTCTCTAAGCAGACGAAACGGTAAATTCTCTTTAAACCAGTTTTTCATTCCATCTTTAGAAATTTCATCTACCCCTGATGCTCCAGTTGCCATATTAAATACCTGGCCTCTTTTTGCATCTGCCCAAATATGACCATATTCAGTATGTAAGATTCCTCTGTTTTGAGTTCCAATATAACCTAGAGTTGTTGTACCAAAGTCTTGTGGAGGGTTGGCGAATACTCCCCCGTTTCCAATCTGGACCGTCTGCCCATCTACTACTGTTCTTAAAATTGATTTAAAAATACTTGTTTTATTTAAACTACGAACAAGCACTGTTTGGTTTTCTATACCGTCTATGGAAATAATAGTACCATCGGTTAAAGGATTATCAAAGAAATCATTTGCCGGAAATGTAAACCAATTTTGATTATCCGATGAAATAATTCTATTTGGAAAATTCACAGTACACGCTCTACCAGGCATAAAGTTAGGAGCGTCTATGGCAATTGAAGTTTCCGTATTCTGTTTAGAATAAGTATTATTATAATGATACTGATTTGGTTCAGTTATAGGAACGTTTATTTCCTGTAACCAAAAATCAAGATCTCCCTGATGAGGGTAACAGTCCCCTGCTAAATTA